CTAATGTAGTTCCGTACACACTAGCAAGGGAATATATAATGTTAGTAATAAGAAGCTCCCTTACAAGAAGATGTCCAAAGCAGACTACAAAGGACTACCTTTAAAGGACAAAATGAAAGTTGACATGAAAGACCAGGCTAACGGCAGGGGTGCTAGTGGAGCAGGCGCAACCAGAGGTAGTAATATAGGTAAAAAGTTAAGCGGTGGCACTATTACTTCGTTCAAGTGCGGAGGAATGGCTAAGAAGAGAATTAAGAAGAATATGGGTGGAACTGTTAGCAATAAATGGAGTATTCCTAGTAAAGCTAGCGGTGATGCTATTAAACACATTAAAGGTGGACCAGGCTCAGCAGATAGCACTAGAGAAATGAAATTTAATGGGTTTCAGAGGAAAGCACTAGCTGGTAAGCCTTATAAAAACAAATAAATATGAAAGTATTCCTATTTGATAATGGTACTAATTCGGTGATTGTGAATGAGCCAGAGGTTCTTCTTATTAAGGAGTTCGCAGCTCTATGGACTAATGAAAGGAATAAGACCAAAGAAGACCCTACGGGAGTTTGCAAATCAAGAGCTTATAGAGAGCTTGTTTACATATGGCTAATGTTAGATTGGGCATCTCCATACTCTGATTATACAGAGCAAGAAAGACATCAATCATGTCTTCAGGATGCTAATTTAAGTGAAGAGGAATGGGCAGACCCAATCTTCAGAGCCGCATGTAGGAAGTACAGAGATATTCAAAACGAATCTAGAGCACTTAAACTCATTAAGTCTGCTCAAAGTGTAGTCGATAGAATTACTGATTACTTTGACACCATAGATTTATCCGAAAGAGACCCAGTTACTAATAGACCTGTTTGGAAAGTGGCTGATGTAATGAAAGAAATGCAATCAGTTTCTAAGGTTATAGAAGAACTTAAAACTCTTGAGTATATGTACAAGAAAGAGCAAGAGGAAGAGACTGGAGTTAGAGGTGAAAGTGAAATAGGTTTTAACGACAGATAATTATGGCTGGACGTGGTAGACCTAAGAAGAAAGTCGAAGTTCCAGAAACAGTTCAAGAGTTAATACAAAGAGTAGAACCAGAATTGATAGAGGCTATTCCATACGTAGACCCTATTATAGAAGATAAATCAGTTAGTACGTCTAACATTGTATGGGATGTAACATTAGATACTGAGATTAAGCATTTCGACCCTACTCTATCTTATGAGCTGACTGGATATCGACCAGTGGATGAAGAAAGAGGATTAGATTTTAATCCAGAGTGGTTCACTGAAGCTAGACAGATTAAATTAAGAGACGGTAAATACTGTGCCTATCCTAAAGGAACTAAGAAGTATAATGACTTCTGGACTGAAGAACATAGAAGATGTAATCAAGGATATGAATCACATGGGTATAGAATCACAGGTGATAATTACTTCTTCCTTAATTATTATAGGTTGAAAAATACTGATGTGTCTCAAGCTGGTGCTGGTCGTGAAACTACATTCCCTTCATTCTTTAGTAAGCAGTATGAGTACTTCCATTACATAGAAATGTGTGAGAAGTTGAAGAAGGATGTGTGCGCCCTTAAAGCTCGTGGAGTCGGTTGACACAATAAACTAAAGCCGACTATAAATTCCGCAAAATCGGTGAAGACTAACGTGATTAATCACTTATTAAATTTAATATTATGACTAAGAAGGAACAATTAAAATTTATTGAGGATAACTATCCCTTATACAACAATCATATATCTAACAGAAGAATAAGACATACATTCTTCGATACAATCGAAACTGAACTACAAGCTTATCTGCTTGGATTTTATGCCGCTGATGGCAGTATTGATGAGAAACGCAAAACCTTAAGAGTTCATTTGCAGTCTGGAGATTCTGAAATAGTGTACTTATTTAAAGATAGTATAAGTCCAGACGCTAGAACGTTTACCGTAGCACCACATATTGTAACTGGAAGAAACGGTATGAAAGTAAATGCCCATGCATCATTTGGAGTTGACATTACTAGTTCCAAATTATGTAATGCCTTAGTAGACTTAGGGATAGGATATAATAAAAGCGTAGCAGAACTCAAAATTCCAAGCATTCCTGAGGACCTTGTGAAACATTTCATCAGAGGTTATTTTGATGGAGATGGGTGTATTACTGGATGGTTAGCTACAGAGAAGGGTAAAGCTGACAGAGTTAGATATAAGTTTGATATATGTAGTAAAACAATTACTATGTTGTCTGATATACAGAAGGTTCTTTCTAAGAATGATATTAATGTAAATATTAATTATCTTAAACGTGATGATATGTATAGGATATCTACTTCATCTAAAAGCGAAGTGAGTAAACTATATCATTATCTATATGATGATGCTAATTTCTATTTATCAAGAAAGTTTAATAAGTTTAGTTACTATGTTAATACCGAGGTAAGTCAGCTCATCGCTGACCACCGTAACGCGCAGGAGGTGAACGTTAATGAGAGTAATAATCCTCCCACGAGTGCGGAACATTCTGTAAAAGAATGAATATGTGCGCTGACCTTATAGGAAACTATAAGAAGTATAGGATAAAAAGCCTATACGGTAACAAAGTGTTTAGTGAAATTGCGGCATCTTTAGGAGTTAGGTTATATACAACTGTTAGAGGTTCGCATACAGTATATGTAGCATTTACCGAGAAATTCGTTAGTGACGTGCTTCGTAAATGCTGGGAACAGCTTGAATATTTAAATGCTGATACAGAAGGCGGCATGAGACACCTAAGACAGAAATATAATTCTGATATGCATAAGAGAGCTTCTCTTCTTACTAAAGACAGAGAAGAATTTGGATTCATGTCAGACATCATTGGCTTCGTAGTAGACGTTCCTCGTAAACTCCGTGGAGACCGTGTGGATAGACTGTTCTTTGAAGAATCTGGTTCTAATCCAATTCTAGTAAAGACTTACTTACAGAGTACAGCTCTTGTAGAAATTCTAGGTAATAAATTCGGAACCAGATTTGTATGGGGAACAGGTGGAGACCAGGGACCTGCACTTGACGGACTTAGTAAGATGTTTTATAATCCAGCTGGTTATAATTTCTTACCTTATAAACATAACCATACTAAAGACGGGTCTTACGCTTTTACTTCATTCTTCATACCTGCCTATACATTTGTAGCAGCAAATGGATATGTAGACGATAGAGGAGTTACTAATACTGCGAAGGCTAAGAAGTTCTATTTAGACCAAAGAGAAGCTCTACTAGCTAACCCGAAGGAGCATTTAATTGCATGTGCAGAGTTCTGTTTTACTCCTGACGATGCCTTGGCTCTAGAAGGAGATAACCAGTTTAATACTGTATTGTTAAGTGAGCAACTTGCTAATATCAAACTACATAAACTGGGACCACATATTGATGTAGGTCAGTTAGAGTATAATTTTACTAACAACCAGCACATAGAGGAAGCAATTGATAGTGTAAGATTTGTTAGTAACCCCAAAGGTAAAGTTAAGATACTTGAACATCCGATTAGAGGAGAACATGGAGCTGTACCTAGAAATTTATATGTTGCTGGTATTGACGGTATTGATATGGGTGGTGAAGACACTTCTGATAAGACTCAAGACCCTTCTGATTTCTGTGTAGTAGTTAAAAAGAGAGCTTATGGGTTAGATGAACCTAAAATAGTGTGCTATTATAGGGACAGACCTAAGACTTTACGTGAAGCACATATGACATGTCTTAAGATATTGCAGTATTACGATTGTCAGGCTGTTCTTGAATCTACTAGAATGTCTACTCTGCAATTCTTTAGAGAGAAACATAAAGAGAATAGACATTTGATGAGAAGACCTAGAGCTACTCAATCTGACATACAAGGAGGTCGTAGTAAACAATTCGGAGCTCCTGCTACTGAAGTAGTAATTAGGCATCAATTAGATTTGATAGCTCAACATATAGAGGATTATTGTCATAATATATGGTTTGAAGAAATCCTAGAAGAAGCAATTAAATACAGTTATGAAAACAAACGTAAGTTTGATATTATAGCTGCATGGGGGATAGAATGTTGTCCCTCCTCATGGTAACATGAGGCAATAAAATAATCCCGAAATATCGGTGAAGACTAACGTAACTTAAATAAAATGATTTATCATGGATGATTTACTAAACACAATATGCCCATTAGAGAAGATGGGTAAAGGAATAAAGAATATCAGACACAGATTCTTCCATTCTATAGAAACTGAAATACAAGCCTATTTATTAGGATTTATAGCAGCAGATGGTAGCATTGACGAGAAACGTAATGCATTATCAATTCATGTTAGTGCTAAAGATATAGAAATACCACAGCTGTTTCAGAAATGGGTAAGTCCAGAGAGTAGTATAGAATCTTATGTTGGTAACACTTTCAACTCTAGAGGTAAAACGTACACTTCTAAAGATTCCGTTAGAATTAATATTACCAGTAAGCAATTAATTTCTGATTTAAAGAATCTGGGAATTACGCAAGCTAAGACGTGGAGAGAGTTACACATTCCTAACATAGATGAGTCTTTAATAAAACATTTCATCAGAGGTTATTTTGATGGAGATGGATGTTTCTCTATGTCGGTTAGAAAGCCTAATGCTAAGAACAGAGAGAAGAATTACAGAGTATCCGCTCAGGTAGAGATATACTGTAAAAGAGATGAAATATTGAAGGATGTCAGAGCATTTATATTAAAAGAACTGGGAGTAGAAATGAGAATATATTACATAGATAGAGATGATATGTTTAAAATACGTACCAGCAAAAGTGATGATATAAAGTCACTGTTCTCATATATATATGATGGCTCTGTCTATCTGAATAGGAAGTTTAGTAAGTTTAGTTACTATGTTAATACCGAGGTAAGTCAGATTATATCTGATACCGTAACGCATAGAGAGTGAAATAATCTCTCCAAGAGTTTGGGACATCCTAATAAGGATGAATATGTATGCTGAACTAATAGGAAACTATTAGAGCAATAGGATAAAAAGCCTATTGGGTAACATATTGGGCAGAACTAGGAGACGAGGAATTAATGGGGGTAGTTCCTAAAGAAATGGACAGTCCTAATAACAAACTAAGACCTTTCGGTTATTGGGTTGACGAAAGAGGAATTAGACATAAAGGAGTTATTCCAGAGAAACAACAGATAGTACCTAAGTTTAATTTATGGCCTACACAATACGATGACCCTACAAGAATTAGAAGTAGCAATCAGAGATTTATTCAAACAGATTTATCATAAAGAATATGTGGCTAAATTAAAGCTAGAAGAGCTACAAACTGCCGAGGGGACACATAGAGGTTATAAGTTAACACTTGGCATGAATAATATAGACAAGCCACTTATTATATCGTTTGAAGGTGGTGAAGTAGCGTATCTTAAATTTCTTAGACAGGAATTAAGAGATAGAAGATTAGGCGACACACATTATTTCCTAGGATATAAACAATATAACGGATTAGAGAGTTGTAATGAGTGCACAGAACAGGAGTGATGAGTACTTAATGGAGCATATTGATAAGGCAGTATCAGAATTAGTATTTCCTAAGTACAAATTACAGAAAGCATATAATTATTATAATGGATATAGAGATGCCGAACAATATAGGTATCTAGAAGAGAATTTTGGAATAGGTAATCCTACTTCTATAGAATTTACTCCTCTTATCAGGAAGCATGTTGATGCTTTACTTGGAGAATACCTAGGTACTCCATTACTGCCTAAAGTGTCATGCAAGGATAAAGAAACTATATCTAAGATATCTAGAGATAAGGAATTACAAATTAATAAGGAAGTATATCAATACTTACAACAACACCTTAATAATCAGATATTAGCATTCTTAGGAGGACAAGAAGTAACTGATAAAGCCGTAGAAGCCCAACTTAACAAGTTAGTAGAAGAGATTAATAACAGCTTTGTTAGTGAATATGAAATAGCTGCACAGAATGTTGTTGAGTATATAATTCAATCTAGAGATATTAACTTACTTACTAAGTTAAAGAACCTGTTACTTGATTTACTAGTAACTGGTATGAGCTTTTACCAGGTTCATCCTAGTAGGAAGAGAACTAATATAGAAATAGAGGTATTAGACCCACGTAATGTATTCGTTGATAGAAATCCAGAATCTGTATATGTCAGAGATAGCTACAGAGTAGTTATTAGACGTTGGTTAACTAAGCAACAAATCCTTAATAAATATGGTCCTCAACTAGATACAAGTAGTATCAATGAATTAGAGGAGATGTTTGAGGGATATTACGATAGTAGTTATATATATGTACGTTCCATGAGCAATCAGGCTACTGGAGCTCCTATTACAGACGGACTTGAAGCAGGTAAAGAGGTAATACCTGGATTCCCTACCGACTACTATGAGACTTATAATTATAAGTTAATACCTGTGTTTGAAGTTGAGTGGATTGATGTTGATAAAGAAGGAGAAGATTATGTAGAGAATAGATATGAAGGAGTCAAGATTGGGGAATCTATTTACATTCTTACTGGTAAATCTCCTGATGTAGTTAGAACTAAAGATAATCCTACACACTGTGGATTGTCAGTTAATGGTTTGTTCTTTGTAAACAGAAGTAACGAACCATATTCACTTGTGCTCGCATGTTCACATCTTCAAGACAAGTACGATTTGATTACTTTCTTTAGGGACAATGTAATTGCTAATAGTGGTACTAGTGGAGACTGGATTGACTTTAGTATGCTACCTATGGCTCTTGGTGATGATTTGACTGAAAGATTGCAGAAATTCATTGCCTATAAGAAGACTGGTGTGGCTCCTATTGATACTTCACAAGAAGGTAGGGCATTTAATAACAATACTTCTTTTGCTGGATTCGATGACTTGTTGAAAGCTGATACTATTCAGGCATTTAATATGGCGTTGCAGATGTTAGAAGAGCAGACATCATCTATTACTGGAGTGTTTAGAGAGAGATTAAATGGAATAGAAACTAGGGATGCTGTTAGTAATGTTAAGGCAGGTATGAGAAACTCTTATATCATTACTAAATCTTACTATCAACAAATGGATACTTTGGCAGAGGATATTCTGATTGATTCTCTTAATTGTGCTAAGAAGGTATGGAAACATAAACCACTTACTGGAACTTTAGTGCTAGGTGACAAACTACAGAAAGTATTTACTGCTCTCCCTGAACATTTTACTTTTACTGACTATGATATTCATGTAATAGCTAGTAGTAGAATTATGGAGGAAATGCAGAACATGCAACAGTTAATGATTGAGTTCATCAAGAGTGGTCAACTAGACCCAGACATAGCTATGGAGTGCATGACTGCCAGAAGTATGACTGAACTCAAATCTAAATTGTCTAAGGCATTTCAAAAGAGAAGAGAAGAAACTCAGAACACTGCACAGATGCAACAACAGAACGAAGAGCTACAGAAGCAACTTCAAAAGGCGGAACAAGAGAAAGAGCAGCTTAATAATAAGATTGCATCTCTTAATGAAGCTAAGATTGCTATTGATAGGCAGAAGGTTGAATATGACTATGAGATTGGCCTTATTAAGGCTAACGCTGATAGAGATTATAAGCAGAGTACTTCTGACAATGACACCAAAAGAACAGATATTGAGATAGCCCAATTGTACGATGGGAATCAGCAGAATAACGAAGTGAAGAACGTATAATGGAATTAAAAATTAAAGTTTGCACTAACGATAGCTGTAAGGTAATCATACTTGACGATACTGGTACAGGAGAGAATGGCTATTTGCCTGAATCTTCTTCAGTTATCGTCAAGAACAGATTCAAGTACTCTGACACTGTATCTATTGATGTCTTACAACATAATAAGGCAGATGGGCCTGAAATACAACTTCCTGTTTACACTTTACATGATGACGGTAATAAGTCAGTAACTATGCCAGTAGGGTTTGATGGGTGGTTTAATGTATATCATATAGTTCTGCCGACTAAAGATTGGTTTGATAGAGAGATAGGTAAAACGGCTGGTTCAGCTGTAACTATGTATGCCACTGTGTACTATTCGGACGGCATCTACATCTATAAGTATTTTAATGGCACATCTACGACCGTAACTGTAGATGAGATAGTAGAGAGGAACATAGAAGATACTACAATTTCTAGGACATATAATAATTACGTGTCTATTTGTTTTCTTAAGAAATGTTATATATCTTTGTGCCAGCAAATATTTAATAGCAGAGGTTTCAGTAAATGTTGGAGTAAGAATGCTGTAGCGGCCGAATTATCCTACAAGAGAGATTTAGTCTGGATGGCTATTAATGTAATCAAATATATGGTTCAATCTAATCAGTTAGCTGAAGCTGAACGAATCATAGAACAAATAGGAGGTTGTAATGGCTTGTGTAAATCAGAATACAGCAAATGGCCAGAGCAAGGCTGTGGATGCTCTCAAAGATAAGGTGATTTGTGAATACAAAGAACTGCTTAAGTATTTAGAACGGGGGCATAGATATGACTACCAACTAATTCTCGAAGAGATAAGTCTCATTGAATTGCTAGAAGAGAATGAAGTTAATAGGTCTGAATTTGTAGAACAATTTTATCTTAATAATAAATGGCAGATAACTCTATTTTAACACCAGGTGGTTCTGGAAATGAATGTATCAATCCTGTTAACGAACAAATTGATACTTCACAATTTCTGAAAGTAGATTACCGCTTAGGGGAGTTTGAGAGTGAGTCAGATAAACAAATTGCTAGAATTAATCTTGGAGCTGCTGGCATTAATGATGTCTATGATAAGACTTCAGCAGATTTAAAGACATTAGAGGCAGTTAAGACCTCAATGGATACTCACCTAGCTACTGAAGACCCACATAATATAATTCCTACTATAGAAAGTAAACTGGAGGGTTTTGTTAAAGAGGATGGAACCACACCATTCTTAGCACCTCAAGCAGGTGTTGACCCGTTGACAGACTTTCATTTAACAACCAAGAGATTCGTGACTGCTTTAATGGACAGTCATTTAGCTAAAACAGACCCACATAATATAATTCCTCTTGTAGAGGAAATACTTAAAGTATATGTAACTACTGACCAGATTTATAGGAAAGTAGAGCTATATACTAGAGAACAAGTTGATGACTTAATCAAGAATTTCGTTAGACGTGATGGAACTACTGCATTTTTAAAACCACAGTTAGGAGTTACTCCAGTAGCTGATGGACATCTATCTACTAAGAAATATGTAGATGATGTAATGTTCAAACATTTAGTTGATGCAGACCCTCACGGATTTGTGACGTTACTTAATCAGAGACTAAACAACTATTTCAGGAAGACTGAAACTTACTCTAGAGCAGAGACTTATTCAAGAGCTCAAATTGATGCCATTATTAATCAATTGGTAATTGATGCGGCTAGAGGGGCTATTGAGGAACATATCAATCAATATGACCCTCATGGAACTCTTAAAGAAATCTATAGTAAGCATTATGTACCTCGTGATGGTTCAGTTCCGTTTACTGCCCCACAGAAGGGAGTAGATGCTGTAGAAGATGACGAATTAGTAACTAAGAGACAACTGGATGCTTCTATTGTAGAAGAGCCTGTTTGGATTACTAGTGGACCAGTTCAGACTACAGTAGGCTTCGTTGAAGATGAAACTGACCCAGGAGAGAAATTGAATCTTCAAGAAGTTATGGATGCAATCTTCTACGGTAAATCTGTAGATGTTAAAGCTCCTGCGTATGCTTTACTAGGTTCTATAGTAGACGTTGAACTGTTCGTTAGAGGTTCTACTGGAGTGATATCTTATGCTGAATTATGGCAGAACGATGAGCTTATTGGAACATATACTAAGGACGATTTCGAATTAGGACAGTTGACTGTAAAGAGTTTACCTATTAACGAAGAAACTACTTTTACGTTTAAAGTATTCTATCCTAATGGTACATATCTGGAAGCTAGTTGTACTACTAAAGTAGCATATGATATATTTGTAGGAATCTTACCTAAATGGTATGCAGCCTCTAATGTTAATTATGATTACTTACTTCAGCTAGTTCAATCAGACTCAGAGAACAATAGCATTGACAGTTCTGGTGACTTAGTATCAGAAATCAAACACAAATATAATTTCTCAAGTCCTAAAGAGCTTAAGCAAATATTTGTAGCAATGCCTAAGGAATATCCAGACTTAGTTCAAATGACAACGCCTTCTCAACAGTTTGGTCTTGAATCGTTTGACATTATTAGCGATATCCCATTTGAAATTCCTGGATTGTCAAATAGTAAAATATATAAGATATATGTGTTCAAGGAGTCTCTAGTAACTCTCAACTTGGAGGTAACATTTAAGTTTGACCCAGCTAACATTTAATAAGTATGAGAGCATATAGTGAAATTATAGCAAGTTTTAGAAGAGGTGGTCCATTCCCTATAGAAGCTGACTATATCTTCGAAACTGAAGCGAAACTGAAAGAATTTTATTCATCTCCTGAAGAGAATGCTATTTTACACAAGGGATTGTTAAAGGTAGTTGAAAATGACGGAGATGGTAATCAAGCACTATATTGGGTCACTAGAAAGGAGACTAACGATGAGTTAGAGTTTACTAAACTTATTACTTCTAAGAGTGATGAAACTATAGCTGACTTGATAACTAGATTAGAGCAGGAAATTAAAGATAGAAAGACAGCAGACGATGCTATCTGGGGAAGTGTTGACCATACTAGTGTACCAGAGGACTTAAACAGTCTGAAGGACATTGCAGAGGAAATTACTAAAATTAGAGAGCATCTAGGTAATCTAGACAGCACTGATGAGGAATTACAGAGTAATATTGATAAGGTACAAGCCGAACTCGATAAGACACAAGAAGGAGTAGGTTTAGGAGAAGACGGAGCTTATGTTCCTGATACTGAAACTACTTACCTTAAAGACTCTACATCTGTAATGGATTCTCTGCGCAAGCTAGACGAATTAGTGAATCATGCTATTCACTTTAACTGGGTCACACTAGAAGATACTCCAAGCATTGAATTAGATATTGATAGACAGATTACTGGAACTACAATATCTGGTAATGTTAAGGTATCTACTGATAGTGGTAACGGAATTACCATAAAGAATGACGGTCTATTCTATAAACTAACTACTGAATATTTAGACGGACTCTTAACTATTAAGGTTAACGATAATGTTATAGGACAACATCAAATTGGTTTGTCAGCTATCGTAGAGGACGCTAAGTATGACCCAGATACGGAAGAGCTAGTTATAGTATTTAAACTTCTAACTGGTGATAAGCAAGTAGTTAGGATTCCAGTTGGAACTCTTATTAGAGAATGGGAAGTTGATAACTCTATTCCTGATAAGGTAGTAGAATTGGAGAAAGTGTTATCATTAGGAACTGGCGCTGATAAGCTTTCTGCTGACGTTAGGTTGCATACAGCTAAAGATAACATCTTAGTAAAAGAAGGAAATGCTCTGTATGTTAAAGGTACTTCCGATAACATTACGCATGATTCTAAAGCCTTGGATGTTGTTATTAGTGAATTACAAAGTGATATTGATAGCCACCTTAAAGATTTCAACAATCCACATAGAGTCACTCCAGCACAGATTGGAGCCATTTCTTTGCCCGAAGTTGAAATTCTACTAAAGTCTAAAGCAGATTTAGTAAGTGGAAAGGTTCCTAAAGAACAACTTCCAGATGATATAGGTGGTGAAGTAACTTGGATTGACGTAGAAGGTGATGAAGAAACAGTATCCTAATAGGCCCGCTAATATGAGCCAGTTGGACTATTTGTGGACAACATATGGCCCATATACGGTGTCGGACTCAATAGACGTTGAAGACTCTATTCCTTCTTCTAAAGCTATCAAAGATGCTATTGCTACCCAGGTAACTGGTATAGTAGAACTCGATACTCAAGAAGAAGGTAATAAGGTTAGAGTTATAGGTAAAGGAGGAAGTGGTGAGGAAATATCATCAATCCTTCTTGATAAAGATACTAAGATAGTTTCGTTTGAAAGACATCTTATAACACAAGAGGATATAGATAACGGATTCGGTAATGCACTGAATGAGGAATGGCTGATACTTACTGCTTCTAATGGAGATAGATTTGAAGTGTCTCTGGAAGACTTTGTAGTTAAAGGACAAATAACTAATACTATTATTACCCAGACTAAGAATGGTAATATTGCATCAGAGTTAAGGATTAATAATCCAATTACTAATAGGTCTGTAGATTTATTAACTTCAAACTTTGGAGTTAGGGCAGACTTAGTAGTTGATACTGATGCTGATTCTAACATAGTTATTACTAAGGGTGATAAAGGAGTTGTTTGTAAATTTAGTTGGGAAGGTACAGAATACCCAGTAAGAATTAAAGCCGTAGATACTTACGATGAGTATTTACTACAGACTTTGGAACCTAATACCATTTACTTCATAAAGGACATTAAGTCTATTTATCTTAATGGAGTTAAATATGCCTCTGAAGGTGGTGGAGGTTTAGACCCTGACTTGTATTATACTAAATCAGAAACTGATGCTCTTATATCTAATATTGAAAGTGACTTAGACAATAAAGTTAGTTTGGTTGATGGTAATATAGTATTAGAGGAAGGTCAAGGAATTGTGGTTAATCGTAGAGACGGTGTTCAGAATTTAATATCATCTGACAATTCCGGAGGGTTTAAACTTGGTAATGTTAATTCTTATCTGGAGATATACACTAATACAAGACCAGCCGTTGTAGTAGGGGAAGACACTGATTCACTTGCATTAATGTCAGACTTGACTTCTTATACTTGGAATGAAGTAACTACTGCTAAAGCTACCAGACTCGCTGATTTACCAGAGAGTTATCCAGTAGGAACTTTAACAGTTAAGCATTCTGAAGGAGAAGTTAGTTACGACGGTTCCGAAGATGTATCTATTGACTTAACACATATACAACAATCAATTAATACATTGAAAGATACTATGGAGTACTTACTATCTACTAAACAAGATAAGCTTGTTAGTGGAGTTAACATTAAGAAGATTAATGGTAAGTCAGTACTCGGTAATGGAGATATACTTATATCTTCTGATTCTACAGCTATTAGATATAAGGGGTCTGTAGCTACTCGTATGTATTTACCTTCTGCTCCAGAAGTAGGTGATATTTACAACGTTATTAATGACGGTGCTAACTATGCTTGGAATGGAGAAACTTGGGAAACATATGGAACTATAACTCCAACTGGAGTAGATTTGTATAAGAATGCCAGTGGTGAAATAACTGGCGGGGAGGTAAGATTCAGTGATAATACTGTGCTCCCTATTAACATATTTATTAAATAACATCATTAAATTTTATGGCACAATTAAAATTTTACAGAGGGTTAAAAGCCAATTACGTAGCTGAAACTACTCACAAGGATGGGATTTACTTTGCTACAGACACCAATGAAATCCTTATGAATGGTAAGGCTTACACAGGAGCTCTAGCTGCTGGTAAAGTCGTTACTAATGTAGCCTTGTCTTCTGATAAAAGCAAACTGGTCATTACTTACTCTGATACCACTACAACAGAGATTGAAGTAGGTAGCGGTAAGTATACATCAGCTATTGAAGACAAAGATTTAGCTATGCCTAATGCTGTCGGTGGTATCGCTAAAGGAACTAAGGTAAGTGCTCTGGAAGGACAGACATATGATTATATGTGGGATGAACTGCTGTTCCCTACTATTAATCCTACATTTACTGCTCCTACTGCAAGCATCTCATTTAAGAGTTATTCAACTCCTCAAGAAGTTGGAGCTACTGCACCTACTGCTGCTAACTTCAACACTAGTCTTAATAAGGGAGCTATTACCTTAAATGGAACAAAACAAGCAGACAGGTCTGGTAACTTAGATGCAGATAATTCATTTATCTTCGTAAATGGACAAGAGTCTAACACAACTCTGCCTACTACTGTAACGCTTGGTAATACTACTTATACTTATAAGGCAGCTTATTTGCAAGGACCTCAACCTAAAGATAACAAAGGAAACAATTATAGCACTCCACTTGCAGCTGGTTCGGTTAACTCTTCAGCTATCACACTTAATGGTACATATCCTTGGTATGCATCTACAAGTACAGCTTCTTCTGGTACGCCTGTGGTTAAACAAGCTCTTATTGCTTGGAATACTTCTACTGGAGCTATGACTACTCCTAGATTTGAATTACAACCTTCTGGTACTCTTCCACAGGTATTCAAGCTGCCAAGAGCTGTCACTCAACTTCAAATGTTGAACACAGTATCAGGTAACATGGAAGTTATAGGACTTAGTGACTGGACTAAGACAGAAGAAGAGATTATTATTGGAACCACACCTGTAACTTATTCAGTTTACACTTACAATGGTTCTACTAGAGGTTCAGTAACTTTAATCGCTAAATTCTAATTTGACATATGGCAAGAAATAAAGGTACATTCCAATTTGCAGCCAACTTTGAGGTTAAACTTCAAGGTGCTTTAGACCCAAGAATCTTAGTAGATAATAAGTCTGAACTTATTAATAAAGAGACTTGGCCGTATGATGGCGATACTATCTACGTATATAATGGATTGCTAGTAGCCGTTGCTGCTGATAAGGCAATTTATATGCTAGTTGATAAAGATAAAATTCTGGAAGCAGATTACTCCGGATGGAAACAAATGGACGTTGCTGCTGCACAGACAGTAGAGATTATTGACAATTTAAGTTCTTCTTCTACCACTGCTGCATTGTCAGCTAATCAAGGTAGAGTATTAGGACAGAGAGTTACTACCCTTGAGGGCAAAATTTCTTCTGTATATTCATACAAAGGCTCCAAAGCTACTTATGCAGAACTTCCTAGTGATGCAGCAGCAGGTGATGTATGGAATGTAGAGGAAGCTCATGACAATCATCCAGCTGGTACTAACTGGGCATGGACTGGTACAGCATGGGATGCTCTGGGTGGAGCTATTGACCTGTCTGCATACTACAATAAGACTCAAGCAGATGCTGCAATTGCAGCTGCTGTTGATGCAGAGAAGACTTTAAGAGAAACAGCTGATACTGCATTAGACGGTAAAATTACTACTAATACTCAAGCTATTGCTAAGATTAATGGTAGTGCTGATGCTGAAGGTTCTCTAGCTAATACTCTGAAACAGGCTAAAGATTATGCAGATACTAAAGTTAGTGATGTTAGTAATTTAGTAGCTAATAAAGTTGATAAGGTAGAAGGTAGTACTCTGATTCCAGAAACTAAACTTGCACTTATTGACACTAACGCTTCAGATATTGATGCTCTAGAAGTTAGAGTTGCTGCTAACGAGGCTAAACTTGTTGGAATCACTACTACTGTAGTTTCAACAATTAACACAGCCATTGACGCAGCTATGGCTTGGCACGAAGTAACTGAATAAAACACATAATATATTAAAATGGAGAAAATGTTTGTACACGTAGCGAAGAAGTCCACATTTACCAGTGAACTACAAGAACAATACACCAATAGTATTGTTTTCATTAAAGATTCACAGGAGATTTATACTCATGGAACGTTCTACGCTATTCCCGATTCTTACAAAGGCAAAATTACTTCATTGGAGAGTGCTGTGGCAGCTTTACAGGCTGCCAAGGCCTTCTCTAAAGTTTCTGACGGTACTAATGTTGCAGAGTCTCCTTCTCATGACGGAACTCTTAAATTCAACAAAGGCTCTAATGTAAATATCACTGTCGGAACAGATGGAGTAACAATTAGCGCTACAGATACTAAATACACACAAGGTTCTGGTATCTCTATTAAAGGTACTACAATTAATCACTCTAATTCAGTAACTGCTGGCACAGCTAAAGGTGATAATAGTAAGACATTAGCATTTGGTGGAACGTTTACTATTCCTAGCATTACTTATGATGCACAAGGACACGTTACAGCTAAAGGAACCACTACAATGACTATGCCAGCTGCTCCTTCATTTACTAACTGGCAAGCTAAGAATGTTGTTGGCGCTTCTGCTACAGCTACAGCTAATGCAGCAACTACTAATGCTACTACATTCTTGAACTTAATTGAGAATGGTGCAGTAAGAAGCTCACATCAAATTACTGGTACTGGTAAAGTAACAGTTACAGCTGATGCTACTGGTAAAGTAACAATTAATGGTGCTGCAACCACGGCTGCTTCTGGTTCTGCTAATGGTACTATTGCAATTGACGGAACTGATGTTGCTGTTAAAGGATTAGGTTCTGCTGCATATACAGCATCGTCTGCATATGCAACTGCTACTCAAGGTACTAAGGCTGATAATGCTGTTCCAAATACTAGAACTGTAAACGGACATGCACTTAGTGCTAATGTTACTGTTACTAAAGCTGATGTAGGCTTAGGTAACGTAACAAATGAATCTAAGGCTACAATGTTTACAAGCCCAGCGTTTACTGGAACTCCTACAGCTCCTACTGCTGCTGGTGGAACTAATACTACTCAAATTGCAACTACTGCATTTGTAATTAACGAGATTGGAAGTAAGATTTCTGCTGCTCAAGCACTTAGATTCAAAGGAACTATTGGTACAGACGGTGATGTAACTGAACTTCCAGCTAATCACACAGTTGGAGATACTTATGTAGTTAAGGCTGCTGGTAACTTTGCGGGCGAAGGTTGTGAAGCAGGTGACATGATTATCTGTGTTAAATCTGGAACGACTGCTGCAAATGGTGACTGGTCAGTTATTCAGAGAAACTTAGACGGTGCTGTTACTGGCAAATCCCTAACTGCTAACGCAGTAATTTTAGGTAACGGTGGGTCTACTGTTAAAGCTCTAGCTAATGGTACTGCTGGATACGTACTGAAAGCCACTGCTAGTGGTCCTGCATGGCAAGCAGAGAAAGACACAGTTTATACTCACCCTGCTGGAGGTGCTCCTAGTAAAACTTCTGGATTCTATAAATTCAGCACAGATTCTACTAGCCACGTTGCTTCAGTAACCGCTGTTACTAAGGCTGATATTACCGCTCTAGGTATTCCAGGGGCTAATACTAATACTACTTATACATTCGCTAATGGTACAGCTGGTAACTTTACTGTAACTCCTTCCGGAGGAAGTGCTCAAACAGTTAGTATTGGTAAACCTGCTACTGCTGGTGCAGCTGATACTGCTGCTAAATGGGCTACTGCTCGTACTATCACAGTTAGTGGTGGTGTAACTGGAAGTGTTTCTTTAGATGGTTCTGCTAACGTTACACTAGCTACTACTCTAGCCAATCTTCCTTCTAATAAGGTAACTGCAATGACTGGTTATACCAAACCGTCAGATACAGGTGCAATTGCTGCTGGTGATTCACTTAATGCCGCTATTGGTAAACTAGAAGCTGCATGGGATTGGGTTGAACTATAATATATGTACAAGAAGGAGGGAGTAGCATCCCTCCTTTATTTTATAATGATTAAAATTTAAGTGATATGGCAATTAATAAGAAATTAATTCACTTTAATAAGAAAACTACTTTTAACTCACAGAAGTTATCAGCCAATGCTTCTAATACTCAATATCAGGTAGGAGGTACTGGAGCTGTTCAGACTGGAGCTCCTGACATTAACTATCAATCTATAGTTTATATTAAAGATTCTAAAGAAATTTGGACTCATGGACAATTCTATGCTACTGCTGTAACATGGAGTACTATTACAGGCAAGCCCAGTTTTGCTACTGTAGCTACTTCTGGTAGTTATACTGACTTAACTAATAAACCTACAATTCCTACTAGTCTTCCCACTCCTAACTCTTTGACATTTACTGGAGCTACAACTGGTACTTGGAATGGTAGTGCTGCTAAAACTGTTAATATTCCAACTTACAGTAATGCATCTACATCGTCAGCTGGACTTATGTCAACATCTGACAAGTCTAAATTAAATGGCATTGCTAGCGGGGCAGAAGTTAACCAAAACGCATTTAGTAATGTAGTTGTTGGAAGTACCACTATTGCAGCTGACAGTAAAACTGATACTTTGACTCTTACAGCTGGGTCAAACATAACTCTTACTCCTAACGCTACTAATGATAGTATTACCATTTCTGCAAGTGGTAGTTCTTATTCACTACCATTAGCATCAAACAGTACCCGTGGAGGTATCAAGTTATCAAGTAGCACACAGGGAGGAACTCCTAACGGAATTACTACAACTTCAGGCAGAACATATGCTGTTCAGGTTAATAGTAGTGAACAAGCAGTGGTAAATGTTCCTTGGACTGATACTACATATACTCTTCCTGCCGCTACTTCCAGTGTACTGGGTGGAGTTAAAATTGGTAATGGATTAAATATAAACAGTGGAGTTTTATCAGTAACAGCTCCACAAGTGGATAACGATACTGTTTATAATTTAGTTGGATATAAATCAGGGATTAATCCTTTAAAGAACACTCCTCAACTTACATTTAAATCCAGTGAAGTGGGTAGTGCTCCCACTGCTACTCTAACAATTGGAGATGACCCAGAATCTGGTCCAAGCTGGATGGGTGCATTAAATCTAGAGTTTAACGGAAGTACTTCCTCTATTCATACTGAAAATCCTTTAAGTATAACCTCGAGTCAAGGAGACCTTAGTCTATATGCATCAGACGGTGGGGGTAGTGGTAAAATGCTGCTTAGTACTGCTTCAAATATAGAATTGGTAAATAGTGGTGATAACTACGCAACAATTCAAATGACAACTTCTTACGAAGGGGCTAAGTCAACAATACGGTTTGCCAGCACAAATGATTCCTCAAGCTCACCTACTACTATAATGTACATGGGTGGAGAGAGTAACGGAGCTCGCTTTTATGGTGCTGTAAGTGCTGACGAAGGATTCTTTGATACTTCAGATGCCAGAGTAAAGACTAACGTTAGGGAGCTTAATGCTGCTAATGCTGATGCTATTAAGCTAGTAGAGTTTGATAGAACAGACATTGAACATCATGGCTATGGAGTAATTGCTCAAGAAGTGGAGAAGGTTTACCCAAGTGTAGTTAACACAGACGCAGATGGATTTAAATCTGTTAATTATAATGAAATAGCTATGATTAAGATTAAATCCCTCGAAGACAAGGTTGCTAGGCTAGAAGACTTAGTAGCTAGACTAGAGAGTAAACTATCTTAATACATATAGTTAATCAAAGTGAAAGGTCGCCATAGAGCGGCCTTTCTTCGTTTATACCTAAAGTTTAATTCAGGATAGTCAAGAATTAAAATGTTAACGAGTGCTAAATAATTTGGTAATGTCCAGAATTTAACGTAACTTTGCAACATCGAATTTGGAAGTATAGTATATTTATATATTATGACCTCAACAGATATTGTATTAATTATTGTAAATTTACGTAGATTTATTAACATTTTAACTAATTAATTGTATTTAATTATGGCTGAAACTATAAAGATAACTATTATAATTAACTAAATGTGTATTATATGACTGGCTTGATTTACACTTTTACTAATAAGGAAAACGGCAAAGAATATGTTGGGCAGACAATACAGCCCATAGAGGTCAGAGACTATGCACACTACTATGAAGCCTTTAATCAGAATAAAGGAGGTAAGTTTAATAATGCTCTAAGGAAATATGGTAAAGGCGGATTTATTAGGAGTATTGTTCACGAAATTACAGCTGACACTGCTGAAGAGTTAATAGACAAATTGAACGAACTAGAAGATATGGAAATATTGTCAAGGAATACTATAACGAATGGCTATAATACCTTACGTGGAGGCAGAAACACAGTTAAGACTTGTGGTAACTCTATTTCAAAATCCAAGTTCAATTCAACTTATAAAAACTCTAATACTATAGAACAATATGATAAGAGCGGCAATCTAATAGCAACTTATGCTAGTGCAATGCAAGCTGAACGCGCTATAGGAGGTGATAATGGGCACATATTGGCAGTGTGTAGAGGTAAACGTAAAACACATAAAGGGTTTATATGGAAATTTGGCCATGTAAAATCGGATGAATTGCTGGAACGTCTAGAAGTAGATAATCAGCAGCCAAACTCTTGAACTGGCAGTGTGTAGAGAGAAGGTTCAACGACTAACGATTGAGAAGCCTAATCAATAAAATCGACAAGAGCGTCCGACGCTGAGAAGCGATGATATAGTCTGAACTGTAGCTATAACTTTACTATGAAACTACAGAATTATGGTTTAAAACACCATAAGGTAACAAATGGAATTTCTAACAATGGAAGAAGCTAAGTCAAAGTTCGGTAGCAAAAGTAGAACAAACGCTGGACTTACACTTGGTATTATCGGTACTGCATTAGCAGCTTTCGCTGGAAACAACGGAGGATGTGGTTGTGGTAACGGTGGTGGAATCCTAGGTAACCTCTTTGGAGGCAACAACAATGGTTGCGCTATGCAAGCAGCCGAGAACGCTAAGACATTAGCGATGGCTCAAGGACAGCAAGCTGATAACTTGTCTTGGGCAAACAGAGTACAGTCTATGCAAGACGACATTGACTTGTACACTTACATTAACAGCCGTGCTTTGGCTACTAACGAGAGAATCGGTAACGAGTCTCAAGTTTTAACTAACCAAATCTGGAAAGGTAGAGTAGAAGACCTTCAAGAGAAGAGTGCAATGTACGTAGATATCGTATCTCGTGATAATGCACAGAATTTAAGATTATGTGATGAGCTTTACAAGAGGAGAGAACAAGATGTTCAGGAGAAAGCTGATTTGTTTGCTAGACTAAGCACTAGAATCTCCGATTTAGAGAAGAAGGAAGCTGCTACGGCTGCTGCTTTACCATTGATGTTCGAGCTTAATAAGGTTAATGCTGAAAGATACACTGATGCTTGCTGCTGCAAGTCTGAAACTAATCTGTTAATGACTGCTAATGGATTACAGCGTCAACTTGACCACAAGATTGATGGACAGTTGAAATATGCTTACAGTGACCTGTGTGCACCTGTTCCAAGTATAGCTCCACTATACTGTAGCCCATTCACAAGTTACGGAACTGGCATGTATGCTGGAACTGCTGCTAGTAACTTCAATGCTGTAAATACAGCTATTAACACAGTTACAGGCGGATGTCCTTCTTGTACAGCCCAATAACTTAAGATAACCCATAAAAGGGAGGCTACAATCTAAGTGGTCTCCCTTTTATTATTTAATTCAAATTTAATTATCGTATGAAAGTTAAAATTACACCAACTGGAGAAAGTGCTCAAGTAATGGAGTTTAATGTATCGTTACCGTGTGGGGCAAATGCATCAATTGCTCCTGTGTCTACATTAACAGTTACACAGAGATGGGCAAAAGTCGTTAACGTTTCAACTACAGGAACGGAGTACGTACAAGTTACTAAATTTGATGTTATTCACAATATCCAATACACTGATTGTAAAGGAAATGTAAGAGTGTCTACAGAGTCTACATCTACGATTATGGAGACTGCTGCAACTAGTGAAACTATTACCACTTTGACACCAACAGTAACTAAAGTTATAGATGTGATTATACCTAACGGAGTTAGTATTGTTAGTCAACAAGTACTTGATGAATTGCCTACTTCTCTTCCTGTTAAGGGACATTGTGCATATTCAGTATTTGATGTTAGAGTAACACCTGCTCCTGCACCAACAGCCGCAATTGCGTCAGTAGCTAAATCTAAATAACATGTTTGGACAACCATTCGGTAGTAACTACACGGATTTACAGAACCATTACATGCAACAATTACAAGCGATGCAACAAGCTCAACAAGCACAGCAGAAGACCCAACCTATTCTAGATGAAATAAACAGAGAGGTTGGGTCTCTGTCTTTAGATGAGCAGAAGGTTCTAGCACAGATGCCAGAATATCAAATGGCTAAGCAAACCTATGAAGCTGGCTTTATGTCATTCTTAGGCACTAAGTTTAGTCAAGAGTTCGTGTCATCAGCAGATGGTAAAGTAGCAGCTGATAATCTATTAGCTACTATTAGAAAGAGTAAAGAGCATATTCATGCCCAATTAAAAGCTAAAGAAGATAAGGTTAACACACTATTAGAACTTGTGGAACAGGACCCAGAGATTAAGAAGAGATTAGACGAAGTTATGTTAAGTAAAAGTAAGTAATGAGCGATAAAGAAATTGTATTTCAAGCTATTAATAAGTATGCTAAAGACTTGGCGAGTAACCTATTTCATTTTAATAGCGTGGCAAGTCAAGCTGTTATCACATACGTAGTTAAGAATATGGAAGATAAATATGGTAAGTATTTAGACATATTCACAGACGTGCACGGCAATATTAATCTGGAATTGCTTGCCAATGCAGTTAAAGCAGAGATGAAAGAGAAGTCTGCTGATGGGTTTGTAGTTAACATTCTTAACAAGCCAGTAAGGTTTGGAGAAGACGACGTTAATCAATTAGTAGAAATATTTAAGACATTTAAACAGAACAATTAATCCAAATTCGAGCCATGATTAATTTACGATTAGAGAGAACTTATAGAGGTGTGTCTTATACTATAGGGAAGCTGTACCTAAACGGTAAGTATTTCTGTGACACTCTTGAGGACACAGACAGAGGGCTAAAAGATACTATGCCTACAGAAGAGATTGAGAAGATTAAGGTGTATGGTAAAACCGCTATACCTACTGGCACATATAAGGTTGATATGAATACAGTTAGTCCTAAGTTTAAGGATAGGACTTGGGCTAAGCCATATAGTGGTAAATTACCTAGATTATTAGATGTTAAAGGTTACAGTGGAGTTCTTATTCACGTTGGTAATAAACCAGAAGATACATTGGGATGTCTTTTAGTTGGAGAGAATAAGGTTAAGGGGCAAGTTATTAATAGTACTGCTGCATTTAATAGACTTATGACTGAACTTAATAAGGACAAGAATATAGAAATAACTATTGAGTAATGAGCAACTTTGATAAATTATTTGGAAGAACTTATAGTACAGTAGGTAACTCTGATTCTGACTTTATTATTAAAACTAGAGGACAGGTTAAGGTACAATGGGGCAAGAAGTTCATTGACATTATAAAGGACGGTAAACTTAATGTTGATGCAGAGGTCATTAAGAAAGTATCTTCTCCTGACAGAATAAGTTCTGATGGTATTTATTATGTGGAGAGCACTAATGAGGTAATGCTCAAAATAGGAAATACTGTTATCAATTTATCTGATGATGGGTCAGGAACATTTGTATCGTTTTTATCTAAGCAAGACACTACAGAAGAGCAGAAGGCAGTAGCCTGTTCTAATATAGGATTCAGATATGAAACTGAGGAGGCTGCTACTTTAGCTGGAGTAAGGAATGGGGTGGTTTTTATTGATGAAACTGAACGTTTCTTTATTGTCAATAATGGAATATTTACTAAGTACCCGTCTGAAATAAGTATGCCTTATACAGGCCAATTTGTTATCCAGAAGTCTGATAGTTCTGTAGGGGCTATAATCATAAATGGAGAGGGAATTAGCAATGCTCTTGTATTAGGTACCACTTCTAATGGGGCTTCTTTATATAGAGAGAACGGTGCTACATATGTGAAAAACAGTACAGGCAATATAATACTAAGAATAGGTAATTCGAACGTGGTAGTTGCAGGAACGTCTGAAACTACCTTCTCGACTGATATTACAACTAGCGGCTCTGTCATATCTGACTCTATCTCTTCAAATTCGTTTTCAGATAATTACGGATTTAAATTGTATATAGAGAACGGTAAATCTAAATTAGTAGTTGACAGCGTTATAGAACGTAGCCCTTCTGACAGTTCTGTAGAAGTAACCTTTTCGGAGCTGTTAGAACTCATCAATAATGAAGACTTGATAGTAGGGGCTAAGTATGTGATAAAAGACTTTCAGAATGAATGGGAACTAACTACTGAAGATGATACACAGGAGCCCTCCAATGAGGATGACACAAAAGATGATGAAGAATTAACTGATGAGAGTGAAAGTACTCCAGACCCTCCTGTTAACACACGACCTCTAGTAGTTACAGCAACCACTACTTCTACTTTAAATCCGATAGCATATTATAAAGACTTTCCCAGTTGGGAAATTGAATATGATGTGAATTACCAAGAAGTGTTTCAACTTCCTGGAATTGATGAGGATGGAGCATCTGTAATGGAAGATGTAATGGCTAAGGGAAGAATTACTAAATTAACAGATGAGAAGGGTAATTCCTGTAACTATGACTTTAAACATCTAAGATTTAAAATCACCGAAGACGGTGTAGATAAGTGGATTTATACATTTAGAAACGGAGAAGAGGATTTAAGTTTAACTGATACATGTAGGAATAATGTATTAACTGTTAATAATTACGAGATTAAATCTGAAACTGTGACTGTACGTGACAATGGCAATATTGTTACATTACAAGGAACTCTTTCTGATAATAACTTTGGAACTATTAATAGCAACTTTAACTTCTCCGGGACTGCTAATAAATTGAATGTGTCCGGAACATTAGAGAATGTAACATTTAAAGAAGATTCCACTATAGACGAAGTAACTATTAGGAGTCTTACTAACGTAACATTTAATGAGTCGTTCTCAAGGACTACATTTCATTCAGATATAAACGATGTTGACTTTGATACTACTGTATACGCTCTACTTTATGATAATGAAAAGGTAAAAGATGTATATTACAACAATAATACAGTCTCTGTCATTTGTATTCCTGATATAGCAGTTGCAACATCTGGAATACCTGCGGGCACAATAGTAATGTATAACGGGACATCTGGAATACCTGCGGGCTGGGCTATATGCGATGGTACTGAAGGTACTCCTAACTTGACTGGCAACTTCATTAAAGCCAGTGAAACTGCTGGTGAAACAGGGGAATTTATACCTGCGAGCTCTGGTAGTTCAACTGAAACTCCTATTACGTATTACTCATTAGTGTTTATTATGAAATTGGCTTAATGGAGATAGCAATATTTAGTGATAGATTACTAATTTACGTTAAATTAAGAATAATTAGTCTTTAATTTTAAGGTATGGAAATTTATCACTAAATTTGCAAATAACTTTAAAAGGGAATAATATGGACATGAAATTAGAAGAATTAGGTTTTGATGATGAAGACCTGCTAGGTGAAGACGGTGTAGTGCAAACAGGAGACCCTGATGATGACATTAAACGTTGGATTGACAATGATACTCCAGTAGATTTGGATGAACCATTGGACAATCAAGAACCACCTAAAGAAGGTGACGGAGATACAGAACCTACAGAGGATGATTTAATCACAACTATGCTCAAAGCTAAAGGAATCAATCCAGAGGCTATTAAGTTCCAAAATGATAACGGAGAAGTAGAAGAAATTCCATTCTCTGAACTATCTAGGGAAGAGCAATTAGAGCTTTTAAACTATGATGATACAGATTATAATTATGGTTTAGAGCCAGAAGAGATTGACCTTATTAACGAGCTTAGAAGAAATAATTTAAGTGTAGATGACTATTTGGAATCTCATAGACGTCAAGCTATTCAGGATTACCTAGACCACCTAGAAGATGAACCAGAATATCAAGTAGATGGCATGACAGATGATGAACTATTTATTGCAGATTTAAAGGCAAATGTCCCAGAACTTACTGATGATGAAGCTTTAGAACAGTTAAATCTTGAGAAGCAAAACGAAGCTCTCTTTAATAAGAAGATGAGCGGAATGAGAGCTAGCTATCAGCAACGCGAAGAAGCAGCTATGCAGCAAGCTCAAGCAGAAGCAGAAGCTCAACAGAAAGAAATGTATGAAGCTTACGAAGACGAAATTTTACAAGCTATTCAAGATAACGAAACTATAGATTTGGGAGAGTCATCATTAACGCTATCAGAGGACGATATGAATGAAATTGCTTCCTTTATCTTAGATTCAGATGCTGCTGGAGTAAGATACTTAGCTAAAGCCATTAATGACCCACAAATGCTAGTGCAGATGTCGTGGTTTGCCCTTAAAGGACAAGAAGCTATACGTCAAATCTCCGAATACTATAAACATCAGATTACAGAGCAATCCAAAGCCAATTATAAGAAAGGTTATGAGGATGCTAAGGCTGGCAGAGCCTCTAATCCTGCTAAGACTGTAGTTAAAAGACCAGAGCAGCAAACTGGTCGTAAACCTAAAACAACATCTATTTACGATTTAGATTAAAATCCAAATAAATTATTATGATAGTAGCAAATTTCGTAACTAATCGCGCCACTATGGGCGACACTAGAACTTATGAAGACTTCTATAAGTTTCTAGGAACTAAACCAACTAGACTTGGTGTAGTATCAAGACTCTACCCAGAATTGACTGCTTCTTACCTAACAGAATCTTTGAGAAACATCTTCTACATGGATTCTAAATCAAATAACAAGTACAGAAGCATTGACTCAATGTACTTTGAATGGGAAGTTGAAACCAACTACATTAAGAGAGTTGAGTTTGCAGATGTACCAACTGAAACTGGAGAGAACGGAACTGAAATCGTAATGGCTTTCAAAGAGAACTACTACCAGAAGTACGACATCTTCAAGATTGATAAAACAATGCAGCAATGCTTTGTAACCCAGAGACCAGTTCGTAAAGCTGATAATTACTGGGAAGTAACTGTTAGACTTATTGATAACGACTACTCTAGCGTTCTTGACCTTAGCGGATGCCAAATTGGTGACACTACTCGTTTCCAATCCAACGCTATGCCAGAAGCACACGAAGAGGGATATGTTAAATATCAATCTAACATTGAAAGACACAGAGGTTATATTACTACTCACAGATGTGATGACAGTTATACAGCTCTGTATGCTGCACAAGAAGACGTTCTTATTAAAATAGGTGAAGGTAAAGGTAATGGTCAGATGTCTGAAACTATGTACCGCATGGATAAGACTCAATCTAACTTGCTGAAGAACTTCCTATATGTAAGAAACAACGGTTTGCTGTTCAACAAAACTAACGTTGACAAGAATGGTAAACCGACACTGTTCGACCCTGACACTGGTCGTCCTATCTACATTGGTGATGGTATCATCCCACAAGTAGAAAGATTTGCATCTAAATATGCATATAATAAGCTTACTGTTGAAGCATTCACCACTGCTATCGCTATGATGAATGAGAAGAGTGAGAATCCAACTGGTAACAAATATGTACTTATTTGTAATGAGAAAGCATGGCAAGACGTACAAACTTGTCTATCAGAATGGCTTGCAAGATTCAAAACTTGCGGAACTTATCTATGGTCTAAGAAAGCTAACGGCTATGTTGACGTTGGTGCTACATTCCAGTCTTATGAAATCGGTGGTAACACAATTTCATTCAAGGTTGACCGTACATTCTCTCGTGAATGGGGTAGCGACAAGGGCTTCATGCTAATGTTAGACTTGACTGCTGACAAAGTAAGTGGAGAACCAGCTATTCAAATGTTCACTCTTAAAGGTGGTGACTTCATCTCTAATAAATATCCAGGTGTTGGTGGACTTGATGGTCTAAGCTCAGGTGTAGTTTCTAGCCCTGTAGCAGCTTCTAAGTTAATCAACTGGGGTTATTCTGGTGTTGGTGTATTCTCACCATACAGAAGCTTTATTATGAAAGAAGTGTAATTAAATAAGTAGATATTGTGGGGAAGGCATAGACCTTCCTCACATTATTTTACAAGATAGTAATTTATATTAAGTAAATGATTGAAATAATATGGCTAATGAAACAGACAACATAATTGTCTTAAGAAGTGTATTCGGTAAAGTAGGACAAAAGTACTTCCTTAATCCAGTTAGAGACCCACAGACAGGCAGATATCCGGACTGTGTAAGACCAGTAGATAGTAAAGGTGATATGCTATTAAGAGGAGAAGAAGACAAAGGTAAATGCTTGATTGCAGAGAACCGTGTATTTATTATTGAAGACGGTAAAACATTTGACCTTAATGACCCTTGGCAAGCAGCTGAATGGTATTCTATTCAACACTGTCCTATGATTGCTATGTCCCGTGACCAACGTGACAAGAATGGCAATTTAGTGATTGACGGTGACTCTAAGAGATACGGAGGAGCTGAACTTTACGTTGAGAGACCTGGTTACGAAACTAATAAGCGTGTTAATAAGAGACGTCTTATCCATGATGCTGAAGAGTATATCATTAAAGACCCACAAGGTGCTGCTGGTAGACTTAAAATGGCTAAATTGCTTGGACGTAACATGCGTAATGCTCCTGATGCCGACGTAGAAGACTTCTTGATGAACATTGCGTCTAAGGACCCAGAGAAGATTATTAATCTATATACTGGTGATGACATTGCACTTAGACTTCTGTTTATTGATGCTAAAGACAAACGTGTAATATACGTTAAGAATAAAGTATATCTATATAGCGAGAATCAAATACCATTGGGCGCAAGTGATGATGCAGTTATTACTTGGATGAAGAGTCCGCAGAATAGAAGGACTCTTGAACTAATTAAGAGGGACACATATCCGGAACTGTATGAACAACCAGAGCCTGATTTTACTAACAAAATTAAAGATGAAGAGACTAAGAAGTCATCTTCAACTGGTAACTATATTAAATAATGACTGCTAGACAGGTTTATGAAGGAACCGCTACTGAAGTAAATAAAGTACAGTCTATGACTCTATTATTAGAGGATTTTAACTACTTCTTTAATAAGGCTATATATCAATATATTAATAAGAGATATAATATATATGATATTAACCAACAGACTACTGACGACATTAGGGTTCTAAAAGCTACAATAGCCCTTCCTGTAACACTTGCTACGTCCGCTTACGGAGACACAGAAGGTCTTGATTCACTATATGGCGCGACGTATGAAGTGGAATTACCTAGTGATTACTTACATTTACTTAATTGTGTATGTGATTTTGAACTAAAGAAGACTTTCAAATGTTATAACGCTGGCTCCAGAGTTCAAGTCGGAGCTAGCCGTTTAACATCTGACGCATGGTCTCAAATCATTCAGAATATCTATATGAGACCTAGCTATAAACGTCCTTATTTTTACATACACAATGTTGACATAAATACTAGCAATCCTACTAACCCGTATGATGCTGTTAATAATCCACATGGTACTGATATTAGTTCTGCTAAGACAGATACTGATACTAATGCTACAGATGTAGCTGGTGGATTGCCAAGAACAATTTCTATTGGTGGTAATGCTGTTACCACAGTGGAAAGAGAAGGACAGATTCGTTTCGGTAATCCTTCTACTGTTAGAATGGAGATACGGTACGGGAAGGACCATACTCTATTTGAGTTAAAGAAAGTATATGTGGACTACCTGAAAGCTCCACAAACTATACGATTGACACAAGAACAGATGGATATGACAGAAGACACATCCCAAATTATGGAATTTCCTGATTACGTGTGTCACGAGATTATTAATGAGCTGGTACATATAATCTTGGAGAACGAAGGTAATCCTAGATTACAAACACATATTCCAATATCAACGTCAGTTGCAAATCCAGCTCAGCAACAGACACAAACCAAATAATTATTTAAATTATGTTTAAGTGGACAAACACATTAATCGTAAATTCTAATTTAGATTCTAGTGGCAAACCAAAATGGTCAGCACAGGCTGAAGACACTGGTAGTGGAGTTGTAGGTAGCTTCGAATTTAAAAGAGTTAACAAATTCCTCAAACCAAACGTAGTAGCAATCTATAAGAAAGAAGCATCAGACCCAGTACTTGGTAAAGTTACTTTCACTATGAGCAATCAAGGTGTAGGTAATTATAGAGTTGCTCTTTACATCAGACTATCTGGAAGCCAGAACTCTTATTACTCAAATGACTTTGTATTCAAAGGTAAACCTTTGATGTATGAATTTGCAATTAAGAATGCAAGTGCTACAGCAGCAGATGTTGCTAAAGAAGCAGCTAGAGTAATTGAGAAGATTCAGACTATCTATGGAGACCACTGGATTAAAGCTAGTGCAAATGGTAACAACCTTGTTATTGAAGGAATGGATGAATATCAACTATTTACTAAAGCTGAAATTCAGAAATTCAATCCGGACTTGAACACTGCTTTAGTTGGTGGAGAGTTTGAAACAATTGCAACAGCACTTCCAGCTGACGACCCTGACTATGATGGACAAAACACTATTGTGAAATCTAAAGAAGGATTCGGTACTTACTGGATGATTCTTAAAGACCTAAGACTTCCGACTATGGAAGCTAGACGCTTTGCTGGTATTAACGAAGAAGAGCTTCCTGTTCCAGGAGCTAAGTATAATGAGTATATTATTAACTATTGCGTTAATAGAGGCATTATGGGCGGAGATGCTGTAGGAGAAGTTACAAGGTCACTTACGACTCATGTATTCTATGTTAAACAAGATTTGGCAGCTGATTTTGAAGCAGCTCTTGCTAAGATAGGTACTATCGGTCAAGAAGTTACTCCAGGTGAAACTGCACAACAAGCTCTAGAAGCTAGTAGTGCTAATGCAGCTGAAATTGCTAAATTGAAGACTGGCAAGGCTAACGCTGCTGATGTTTATACTAAAACAGAAGCGGATGCTAAATTTGAGCTAAAAGCGTAACAACTTAAAACAGTAATTGAAGGCGGGGGCGTCATACGCCTTCGCCTTTATTTATTATAATCATATGGGATATTACGAGAAATTATCGTCAGCCATATATAATGACATAATGAGTGGTCTTAGAGGTTATAGCTCCACTCCAACAATGTCATTAGAACAGTTAGAGGATGATTGCGTTGATGAAAGACTTCAAATTATTAAGGAATATTTTATTAAAGGATTAGTTCCTAAGAAGGACTTACTGATGACTATACCTTGTATAGAAGTTGACTGCAAGAATATTGAAAGGTGTAGATGTAATGCTAGTCCCTGTGACACATTAACTGCTCATTTTGAAATTCCTCAACTTCTTACAGAGTTCGGAGAAGACGGTATAGAATATATAGGAGCTACTGATATGAGTAATCCATTTATATATTATACTAATCCTATCGTAATGAAGTATCATAAATATAGAGTAAGAGGAAAGAATAAACCATACGTGTGGATTGATATAACTCCTAACGAGAACAATATGTACGATTGCTTTGTATTTAATGCTCCATTATTAAAGAAAGTAACAGTAGTGGCAATATTAAAAGACCCTAGACAATTAGATTGGTTCGGATGCTGTGCCCCTGTTGATATTAATAATATGACATTCATTGATGCTGAAATTAAGAAGAGGCTAACTGAAAAGAAGATTCGTTATTATAGGCAGCTCGCAGCTCCTGTTTTACCTAATGACCAAGTACCTAAATAATGGAGAATTTTAATTCAGCTTATTATCAAATGAATCTGCTCTATGGAACAGAATTGTCTCCTGAAGAGTTCGAAGAAATTGGACTGATTGCCTGGCATAAGATAGGTAACAGGAGAACTAGATTATACAGGTATGTTACTGATATTCAATGCCCTGACAACACAGTGGATTTACCTTGCAACTGTGACATAATTGAAGCAGTCACTTATGGCTTTGAAGAGTGGAATTATGTTACGAATGACACAGTAAACGGAGATTACTCTTCACAGTTTACTGAAAACTATATAGAATCAAGAAAGCTTTATAGTGACCCTCTCTATATAAGTGGCAAGTATGCCAAATTTGAAAGAGTGGGGGATACTTTATACTTTGAGAAGAATTATGGACAGGTAAACATTCTCTATAAGGGCATTATGGTAGATGAGGACGGGTTACCTGAAATCAATTATAAAGAGAAAGACGCCATTGCATGCTACTGTGCTTGCACTAAGAGATTTAAAGAAGGTTGGAAGAATCACAACCAGAATATGCTACAGGAAGCACAATTATTGGAACAGAGGTGGTTGAAACTATGTGACGCAGCTAGAGTTTCAATTCATTTAAGTCAAAATGACATGAATGAAATCTTAGATGCTAAAACTAGTTGGAATAGAAAGATATTTAATAAAGGATACAAGCCTATACATTAATGTTTAAGGGATACATCTATAAGTGTACATGTGTTATAAGTGGTAAATCTTATGTAGGATTAACTACTAAAACGATTGAGGAGAGGAAGAAAGAACACTTACATTCATCTTACAATCCTAATGATAATACGTACAAGACTCACTTTCATTCGGCTATACGAAAGTATGGCATAGAGAATTTCGAATGGAGTATTGTAGAAGAGATAGAAGGTTCAGATATTACAACAGTTATAGCTACACTAAGAGGTTTAGAAGTTAAATATGTTGCATTTTATGATTCGTTTCATAATGGATATAATCTTACTCCTGGAGGAGAACTTACCTTTAGAGGCGAGCCTAAAGTGGTAAATATGTACAGTGAGGATGGAATACTCCTAGACACTGGAACCGTTGGGCATTTAGCTAGTAAATACAATTTGGACGATTCTGCTATATGTAAAGTATGTAACAGGAGATACAAATCAACTGGTAAGTTAAATGGAAAGCGTTTAGTGTTTAGGTATACACATGATAAGTTTACTGCTTCCGATAAGAAACAACTAGCAAGTAACAATAAAGGATTTAAGTCTGGAAAGCCTGTAGCTGGATATTCCTTTGATACTGGAGCAGAATTGTTCAGGTTTGATTCTGTGACCAAAGCAGCTAAAGCACTTAACTTAGATTCTCATTCTATTTCTAGCTGCGCTAGTGGTAAGTATAAATATTCTGGAAAGATAGATAGTGTTAAAATAGTTTGGAAATATATAGAATAATATGAATTATGCTTTAGGATATGCCTTTAACATCCATGACATGTTTGCTGGTTTTGATACCAGCAGACTTGACTTGGATAGTAAGACATGTGAGGAATTAATAGGTAATAGACATAAAGAAGTAATTGCTAAGCAAGTGTTTAAATACGCAGTTAAGCTAGTAATTGATGATATTATACATAGAAACAATAGATTCGAGCTTCCAACTTTAGGAAGAAATGCCTGGTTATACATGAAGAGAGTTTCTGGTAATGAATTTACCGAAGCTAGACGATTTGGTAAGTGGAAAGATGTAGACTTTCTAGCTTCTGATTTCTGCGGATATAGAATGGTATTAACTTACAAGAATCAAGAGATACAAAGGGAGAAGATGGCTTATCTAGACCCTGTTAATAAGAACGTAATCACAGAGAATACTAACAATGGAATGCAATACTACTAAGAAGTTTACTGATTATACAGACGAAATAATGAAGGAATTTCCATATCTTAGTAAGCATGACATAGAAATTATTGTTAGATATGGCTGGAGACAAATATACTTCTTAAACCAAAGAGGAGGAGATACAATCCTTAATAGCCATAAATATAAATATTGGTTATATATAGGGGAGTTAACTAAGAATCCTATTAAGCATTTTAGATATTACAGGAGAAAGATGCAGAACAAGTTGAGAGTGATGTATACTAGAAAGAAGATTCAATGGGACGGGTACTACTATGTAGCCTTAACCAATGAAGAATACGAAGAACTACTAGAATCTTTTAATAAGAAAGGCAGGAAGAGGAAATATTACACCTTCAATAATAAGAAGGTGTTTAAGATTCTAGATGAGTGTAAACTATCATTCTCTGGCAGTCCTTGTATTATAAAATTCAAAGGGCTTGTAGATTTAGGATTCTCCTATAAGAAAGAAGTACTTAAATGTGAGTATCCAGAGATAGCGTTCACAAGAGATAGAAATGCTAAGTTTGAAGACATCTTAGTAAGTAACGACAATTATGAATATTTATAACAATGAAACAAGAAGCAACAAATACCTTTGGAGATGGAATGATAATGGACCTAAATCCATTAACCACTCCTAACAATGTACTTACAAGTGCTCTGAATGCTACTATGATTACTTATAATGGTAATGAATTTGTGCTTCAGAATGATATGGGTAATGGTAGAGTTGAAACTGCCTATTTACCTTCAGGCTATGTTCCAGTTGGAATTAAAGAATATGGAGGAATAATATATGTTGCGTCATATAATCCTCTTACTAATAAGGGTCAGATTGGCTCATTCCCGTCTCCAGAGCGTAATATTAGTAGTAACGAAATTCAAGGGGCACAGAGTGTGCTTACTCCCAATTCATTTGGAGCGCTGTCTAATGGAATTTTAGACACTTTTGTATCTAAAATAAACATATTCCCTGAAGGCACAATTATAAGGTCAGGAGACAAATTTACTATTATGCTAGATGCATCTAAGGGGAGTCAAATAGACACTAAAATACTTAGGACATACCTATCAAATTGCTTTAATACATCAAGTAACAAGCCCGATTCTCCTAAAAACAAATTGATGACTTTAACTCTTGCTGTAAGTGATTCTAATGGATATCTTAGGGATATTACAGAACAATTAAAGAGATTTGGTGAGGATAATAAAACTATAGTATTCAGCGAAAGTGATGCCCCACTTTATAAAACTAATGCGGGATATTATATACAAACTGTGGCAGAGGATTACTCATCTAATGTGGATGAATATAGAAAGGCGTATCCAGCAAATGTATACAATAACAAGTTATCAGGCTCTTTAACTTTAATAGCTACCTTGAATACTATAGATTCAATAGATGTAGCGGTGACTGGATATGTAAGACCTGAAGAAACGGATATGAATATTGAATATGAAGTTCCTAATCAATCTGGCATAGTTATGCCCTCCGGTTCCAAGTATACACTAATATATGATTTAACATACAAGTATAATTGTCCAGATGGGTATTATGAGGACAATAAGCCATATAATTATGATGAGGTTATAGAGTATTATAATTCATACTACGGAGAGGCAAAAGATTTCGGTTCTCATCAAAATGTAATTCAGGGATGTGAGTTCTTTATGGTTGATTCTAGCAAGGCTACTCTTCAAGGCCACGTTAACTTTGGTAACTCTGACAAAGCTCCAGTTTACAGCCTAGAATCAAAGCAATATACCAGAGAACAAGCAGTTCAGGTTAACTTAAGTGACGTAACTGGGAATTTAATAAGCTATACTGTTACTCCATGTATGACATATAGTAGGCTTCAAGGATTAAGCATCAATGGGGCTATGGATTTATCCAAGATAGGCTCCGGTATAATTCAGCTAAATACCTGGAGGTATTACTACAATGATATGTCAATTATATTGACTTGGGGACTGGAAGCTTATTTAGTGGAAGGCACCTCTATAAATGAAATTAAGTTTAAATTTTATAGATTTCCAGACGGCAGACCAGATATGCCTACATCCGAGTATGTTGTGCCAGCTAAAAGGAATTATAACGGAGTATTTACAGAGGTTCTAAGATTCGGGGATGTTTTAGAGCCTAATAACATCTATTTGGTTGAGATACAAAAGACTATAACAAAAGGGAATATTACAGAAGTGGACCCAGACTCCGAATTTAGATGGCTCGTAGCTTCTCCTTTGTACAATGAAGCTTACATAGATAATACACAGCTAGACTATAACAGATTTGATGATACTTTAATTAAAAAGTACAATTCATTACAATTAGATACTACCTACAGTAATACGTATACCAGGAAAGTAGGAGCATTAGTAAAAGATAGTGCAGATTTATTTCCGTTGTCCAATAGACCTCTAAGTGAGTTTGATGTAAAAGCAGTGACTCTGTATAACTATTCGTATACTATGATAGAAAGCCATAAGATAGCAACAGAGGCTAAATATCCATTCGAGTTGAATGTATCATCAATTGATACTAAATATTTAGTAGATTCTGATGAAGCCAGGACTACACATGAGGACTACTTTCTGGAAGGCAATGGAGCTAAGCCTGATGACTATATAGTAGATTCTGATTTTGAACGATTGTCATTAGTTGAAGCACGACCTGATTATAATAGTCATAAGTATTCTATAGAGGTTGAGGGAGATAAGATTGGAGTTAATGGAGCTGTTATTTCTGAATTAGTAGCTGCTAAAGACCCTACTCCTAAACCCATAACCTATTCTAATATCTATAAATCCTTTGTAAGCGACATGAGTCAAGTATTTGGGACCAACATGAATAAGAAGAGTACTGGAGCTTATTACAGTAGTTCAGAATTTGGAGTTCATGTATATAGTAAAAACAAACGTAGAAGAATATACCTAGACACAATCAATAGATACTCTCCTACTGGAGAACCTAGTTCTATTAATTCACAAATATACACTGACAAAAATGGTGGTACACGTCAAGACTTCAGAAACTATTGGGATAATTTTATGGGGGCAGTATGGTCCGCTTTTAAAAGGTATCCACCATGTGTAATATTTGGAACTATCAGTGAATTTAACAATAAGGGTTACAAATATCCAGGGAGTCAAGATGCTACACATGTTGGGGGATTAGTCAGTGATAAATCATTAGGCTCATTCCAAATGCTTCTATGGTACACTGGTACGACTTATGCTTGGGTTAAAGACTTTGCATATAGAAATCCAGGAGAGAGTGGCGGCGACAGTTTGTTTATTAATAATGAAATGGCGAATATAGTATATGAAACGTTTAGAGATGTTTACATCCAAACCAGTGATTCTACTGTGCAAAGTTACTGGATTTATAATCCAAATGATTATTTATATAATCCAGACGTTAAAATAACTCTAGCTTACGACGTTTCATGCAAAAGGAACATAAGTACTAAATCTTTGTTGCAGGTTAATGGTAACGATGTTAATACAACGTCTATAAGTGACTTCCTAGATTTGTTCAAAATAGAGGATAAGGAAAGCTATATAAATCTAATGACATTTTATGTAAAATCAGATTCTGGGTATAATAAAGTGGATGGGACCACTTATGAATCTACTATTCCTTACACATTATCCACGCCAATGACAGCCCTAAGTATGGAGAGTGTGTATGCTGAATTGGATAAGAATGCTAAATCTGATAGTGTTAGCTCTAATGTAGGGGTTCTAAGCAGAGACGACACTTTCTTTATTTTGGACGGAGCTGGTAATCCATTTATAGGAGGACGTATCTACTACGGTGAAGCTGTAGACAGGATAATTCCAATAGAACAGTCAACTACAGGAGCGGCTAAAGTCAGAAACCTGAAATTAAAAGATGGAACTTTGTTAGTAAATTCTACGTCTGCCACCACTAAGGACTTTGCAGTGTATAGGGATAGTTTCGAAGACGGTGATATATCCGTGCACTTTGCAGGCTTCCCTGTTGTAGAGATAGAGCTAGACAAAGGTAGTGGTAACAACTGGGGCACATTAAGCTAAATATTATGACTACTTTAGAGAACGGATTATTTAATAATTACTCCTTGAACTTCGATACTTTAGCTTTCTCATACTTCCTAGGGCAAATAAAACCTGAGGGCAACATAGTCTATGAATATAATCCTCTACATAATTATAGAATAACCAGAGATACTGATAGTAATGGTAAAGTATCTGGTCAGGATGGATTCAATCCGAACGATGTTGTTGTGGAAGGTGGAAGTATATTAGATTTAGATACTGAATCACTTCAATTCAGCTTAAACCACCCTGTAGATATTATTGCACAAGAGTCATATGACGGTTCTGTAAATCTTATATTAAATGATAATAAGAATATACCAAGACTAATCAACACTAGATTCTCTGTGCTACAAAACAACACATACGAAATTGTAGATAGAATTGGTAACAATGATACCAATTTGTATGACGATTCTCAATTTGATTTAGATACATCACTTTATAAAAGAGTAAATAACATACCTTCTTTAACGTTTAACGAGGTTCTTCCATATGGTAATTTGAAAGTTGGTAATTATGTAGTCTATCTCAAATATGCAGACGCAGATGATAACGAAACAGACTTCGTTGCTGAGTCCGGAATAATATCATGTTTCCAAGGGTTGGATAGAGACCCTTTCTCTATAAACGGAGGACTTAGGGATATGATTGCCAACAAATCCATAAGTTTGTTAATATCTGATGTAGATGATAGTTATGACTATATAAAAGTCTATTATACTAGGTCTACATCGGATGTAGACGGTAATGAGATTACTACTGCATTTAGAATTTCTAAGAAGTATCCTGTCAAGAATCGCACCTGTAATTTAATAATAACGGGTAATGAAGCTGGACAAGATATACCATTGTCTGAAATTAATATGCAGTATTTAATAGCAGACAAAGCTAAGGCACAAGCGGCTTGCCAGAATATGCTATTTCTAGGTAATTATAATAAACCAGATATGCTATACTCCGACTTGTCTGATATAAGTCTTAGAATATTGCCTTATCTAGAAGTTTCTGATGCCCATTCTCTTATAGGTGAAGTGTCCCCTCAATATGGAGATGTTTCTGATTCCATTACTGCATTTGAATATTATAATACTAAGAATATTTACTACCATTTAGGCTATTGGGATGAAGAGATATACAGACTTGGAATAGTATATATAATGTTTGATGGCTCATTGTCTCCTGTGTTTAATATTCGAGGTATAAACGGATTACCAGACATAAATACTTTATTTGATAAGTACTCCTTATCAAACTATTCTATATTAGATGATTCTGGGGAACGTCAATACTTAGAAGTAGATGAATCTACTTACGAACTTAAGGATTCTAGATATATAGAGAATAGTAAGGGAGTGATTAGAATAAATTCTAATCTTAGTACTGGGTCCCATAAAGTTTACGGCTTAGGAATGTTTATACCAATAGATGTAGTCAACTATTTAAAAGGTAAGGTACGAGGATTCTTTATAGTTAGACAAAAGAGAATACCTACTATATTAGCTCAAGCATATGTATTACCCTTGATAGCCAAAGCAGAAGTTCCTGGAATCAATGTGTTAAACGTAAACAGTAATCCTCAATATTCAGTGGTGGCAGAAAGATTCTTAGATAATAACAAGGGCATAAACAGTAGCTATTTAAGTAGGTTGTATACGTTAGAAGGTTACAATGAGAATACAACGTGGTCTAGAGCTGGAATATGTCCTGAATATAGTTTAAAACAATCCTATTTTAACACCTTGTTCACGGGAACATCATTTCCTATTAAAGAAAGTAGAGTAATCCCAGCTAGTGCCGGATTAACCAGGAGTACCTACGAATCTAGAAGTTATTATGTTGATGCTTATACTTATAATACTTCTGTAAAGGAGATGGATGCTAAAATAGTCGGAATACCTGATAATACTCCCATAATAGCTATAGAAGACTATTCTTTCAGAGCTAGAGCTGGAGAAGCAGAGGAGGGATATAAATTTAGATACTTAGGCATAGAGAACAAAAATAATGAGGCAACCAATCTAGTCAGGGGTTCATATTCATCATATATTGGAATAGTGGGGACTCCTAGTGTAGGACGAATAATCAATATATACATTCCTGGTTATTCCATAGGTAACATGTCTGACTACTTTAGAATAAGATATGAGGACGTCTCCCCTTATTACGCCATATCAGACAGAGTTGGCTTTGATACAGTAAGCGAGACTTACGACGTAGTAGAGCAAAGTGACATACATGCTTATTCTACAGTATGCTACAGGGGAGATTGCTATATATGCAATTACACTCATAGACTAAATAGAAATTTCCAAGACCCGTCTGCTCCTATAAATGACGAAATTGTGGATGAAAATACTTGGAAGGACAATTATGATGTAGAGAATACGGAGAAGTTAGCAGATATAAACAGAGGAGATATAAATGCGGTTCAATTAGGCAGTTGGATTACATTTAAATTATGCTCTTCTGTTAATTTATCTCTTAGGTCTCTAGACCCAAGTTATCCTACCGAGGAAGGCTTGACCGGATTAAAGAGAGGGTTCTATCCATTACAAGAAATGAGTACATCTGGAAATTATAAAATACCTGAGGCATCTATCATTAACAGTGGATTGAGTAGTACAACTAGCGATAAGAACTTCTTTACATTACCAGATGTTCCCTATATAAAGAACAGATTTGATACTAGAATAGCTTATTCTGACCTAGCAATTACAGATGCCTTCAAGAATGGATATAGAGTATTTCAGTTTACTCACTATAGAGACTATCCTAGAATATATGGAGGAATTATGAAACTAGTTGAACTGTTTGGTAATATCCTCTGTATATTCGAACATGGTATAGCGTTAATTCCAGTTAATGAACGTGCCGTAGCAGGTGAAGGTTCAGGCGGAAATGTCTTCATTAACACCTCTAACGTACTCCCAGAGAATCCAAAGATGCTGTCGGATACCTATGGTACTCAGTGGCCGGAAAGTGTCGTACAGACCCCGTATTTCGTTTATGGAGTGGACACAGTTGGAAAGAAGATTTGGAGAACTAATGGAGACCAGTTTGAAATTATATCTGATTTTAAGATACAGGAGTTCTTAAATGAGAATATTACACTAAGTGAAAGAGAGCTTACCCCGGTAATAGGTGTTAGAAACGTTAAGGGTCATTATAATGCATTCAAACAAGATGTTATGTTCACTTTCTATGATAATTTATATGGATTTGAAGAGAAGGCTTGGAACATCTGTTATAATGAGGTTATGCAGAAGTTTGTAACATTTTACTCTTGGATTCCTTCCTATTCAGCTAACATTGACAACATTCATTTTAGCTTTAATAGAGATACCTCTAAATGGATAAGTAAATTAGCACTATCTAATATAAATTCAACCAGTGCTGATGGAATTGTGGCTGACTCTGTTATATTTACTGAAAATATGAAATCTACCAAATTGAGTCTTGTTAATAGACCAATTCCGAATGAATACAACACAGGTTTACCAGCAGTTTACTACAGGTACAGCCTAGAAAGAGACAACTTTAAGAATTGTGAACAGTTCAGTGTTTCTGAGGATGGAATATTAACTTATTTAGGTACTTATGACGAATTAACTTCTAAGCCTGTGTGGTTGCTTAATATTAAAGTAAGTATAGTAATAGATAGATACTCTGGAACAGATAATAATATAAAACAGTATATTAATGGATGGAATAGTTACTCTACTACCAATTATGGTTATTATCAGTCTGTAGTCGCTATTACTTCTGATAGAGTAGTGAACAATCCTGGACTTACCGAAGATGATAAAAAGCTGCCTAACTTAACAACAGACTTCTGGAAACATGGTCAGTCTGGAATCATTGATATTAAGGACAAGATTAAACCATGTTATTGGTATGGTAAACAGCATCCATTTGAGTATGAATTTGTGGTAGTCGACAACCCAGCTACACATAAGATATTCGAGAACTTGCAAATTGTAAGTAACAAGGCTGTTCCGGACTCATTCCATTATGAAGTAGTAGGTGAAAGCTATGAGTTCCATGAGGACAAGAAGAACATGTATATAAGACAAGAAGCTACTAAGGACTTCTATCAATATAATGGTTCTGATATACTGTACAACAGGAATTTCTTAGACCTAAGAGGTAAGCAAAGAGACATTCTTAGAAACTGGAAACCTACGGGACAGAAAGCGAAATCTACAATGTTCCCATTATACTATGCTAGAGTAGATACGTTTAATGAGATTGAGGATTACTACAAAGGTAAGACTGCTCCTAATAAGGATTATGTTAATCTGTCAGGTTCTGAAATAGTCTATAATGAGAAGCTAGATGAGTTCAGAGTTTGGACTCATGCTAAGGCTGCTGATATTAAAGACCCAAGAATTGGAAGATTAAGAGGAAACATGAATTATCAAGGAGATGTTTGGAATATTCAAATTAATCCTATTATCTTTGTACAGCGAAACGAGCCGGCATGGAATACAGCAAAGCTTACTAAGGAAACCATAGATAAGGTTCCCATCTCTGTAGGTAATTCTCCTATACCAAATGACTTAAAAGGATTTGATATAACTTCAGAAACTCCTGTGGAAGACTATATGCCTCAAGATTTAAGAGACTTAGGATATGGACCTGAAGATATAGACACATCTGATTGGTGGAGTGGTAGGAAGGAAGCAAGACTTAGAGACAAATACATCAAGATTAGAGTAAGATATACTGGCGAAGAGTTAGCAATAATAACAGCATTAAAGACACTATATACAATAAGTTATGCGTAAAATTATGAAATTCCAATGGGGAAATTCGCTACTAAGACAAGGTATGGGGAGTATAACTCCCCTACAGTCTAGTAGTGACCTCTATACAGCAATGACTGGATTGCAATCCGCTAACTTCGATAAATTCTCTCCCGCCAATAATCCTTTATTACAAGCTGGTGCAGCTAGTGGTGACATGGCTTCTAAGGCATTATTAATGAATGCTAATACTAATAAGGCTGTCAATGGATTATCTAAATCAGCTGCTAATATGGCAACTGGAACTGCTGGAAGTACTGTTAAGCCTGGTGGAGGACTGTTTAGTAAAGCAAATATCGGTAACACCATGTCTAAGGCAGGAGGTTATGCTGATATGATTGGCAGTTTTATTCCGAAGAAGGAGCAATCAGCACTTACTACTGGCTTAAATCAGGGATATGATGCAGCAGCTAATATGATTTCTAGTGTACCTGGAGTAGGAACTATCGTTGGAGGGGCAATGAAGATTGGTGGTATGTTGTCAGATGGACTTACAGCTTTAGGAGTAGGAACAGACCAAATGACTACTACTGATAAGATTCTTGATAGTAAATTTATGAAGTTGACTCCAATGGGGTTAGTAAATGCTTTCGGAGCTAAGAAGGCTGATACTATCTATAAAGATAACGAAACTTGGGAACAGCAAGGTTCAGCTTACGGAGGTTCAATGGCTAAGGTAGATGATGCCCTTACCAAAAGTGGTAAGAAGTACGGAGCTTTCAGTGGTAAGGCTAGACGTAAAGCTAATGCACAAATAGCAGAAGCTAAACGGCAGCAGAATTTGGTATCTGATATTAATCAAGAAGCACAAGATGCATTTGCAGCTTCTAATTATAGTGGAATTGGTCTTAGAAACGAACTAGCACTTAGTGGAGGTTATAGAAATATGGCAGTTGGTAGAAACGGAATGAAGATACTAGATGCTGAATCACAATGGGCTAGGGAAGTTCTTACTAAAGCTAAGATTAGACCTAAAGAGAAGTTAGAAGAGCAGCCACCAAAATTTGCAGAGGGAGGTAAAGTTAATGTAATCCCAGACGGAGCATTACACGCACACAAGCATCATTTGGAGGATATTAGTCCAGAGTATGAACAAGTAACTAGTAAAGGAATACCTGTAGTAACGGAAGAGGAAGGTGGTAAATTGAAGCAACATGCTGAAATTGAGCGTAATGAAATCATCTTCAGGTTAGAAGTTACTAAGAAACTAGAAGAACTTATGAAGGACGGAAGCGATGATGCAGCTATAGAAGCTGGCAAATTACTTGCACATGAAATTATTAATAACACTGTTGACAATACAGGTCTAATGGAGGTAGTAGAATGAGAATAGAAATTGGCGATAAGAAGTATAATGTAGAGGTAGCTCAAACAGATGAAGAGAAGACCAAAGGACTGCAAGGCAAGAAAGAGCTTGCTGAAGATGAAGGTATGCTGTTCATATATGATGAACCTCAAACAGTTGGTTTCTGGATGCAAGATACTGACATTCCACTTGATATAATATTTATTGATGAAGATTTTGAAGTAATATCAGTTTATAAGGGACAACCGCACAATGAAACTATTGCTGAAGAAGACGATGTGCAATTTGTATTAGAAGTAAACCAAGGTTCTGGAATTAAGGAAGGAGATGAGCTTGACATAGACGATGATGACGAGGTACCAACTATGAAGGTTATAGCTCCTGATGGTTCCACTCAAATGGAATTAAATGGAGGAGAAAGAATCTTTAGTAGAAAGAATACTAAAACTCTTATTCGTATGGCTAAGAGAGCAGATAAATCTAAGGCAGATAAAGATTATAAGGCACTCGGGAAGAAGATGTTTGAGTATTTAAAGGCTCAAGATTCCAGAGATCCAGAATATGTAGAATTAGGAGATTAATTTGGTAATATCGTTAAGTATAACTAACTTTGTGGAAGTTAATGTTTAACGTTAAATAGTAATTAACATGAGAATACAATCTAAAATTTCGAAATTTCAACAAGGTGGGGCTGCCCCTATGCCACAAGATCCGGCAGCAGCAGGAGGTGCACCTGCTGAAGGAGCACCAATGGAAGGTGGAGCACCAGAAGGAGCACCAGCAGGTAATCCAATGGAACAGATTCTTCAAGTAGCAGCACAGGCTGTGCAAACGGGTAATTGTGAAGCAGCTCTAGCTGTATGTCAAGCTATCATGGAAGCAGCACAGGGAGGTATGGGACCTGGAGAAGCTCCTCAAGAGGAACCAACCTTTGCAAGAAATGGTTCTAAACTTAGAAGAGTTAGATAATCATTTAACAAGTTAGAAAGGGGCATATATCAAACAGTATATGTCCCTTTCTTAGTTTATAATACGATATGTCACAAGCAATAAGAAAGTATCAAACTGGTGGCAAGTCCTCGCAAGAACCAGAGCTGTTTGAGTGGAAAGATGTTAACAAATATAACAAATCAGATTTAGTATCTGGCTTATATAGAAACATTGACACCTATATACAGAATAACGGACTAAAAGGGGACAAAGCTGACCAATTCAGAAAGGCTGCTGGTCAATTCATAGAGGGTCTTAAGTCCGGGACTGTAACTATGAATGGAGACGGAACCTTTACAGATGCTTCTGGGCAAATGAGCAGTACTGGTAAATATGACAAGAAATTTCTAGGATTAGGTACTAAGAATACAGAGAATAATGCATTTAACAGAGTTGGTGATTATGCATTAAGCTATATTAAAGGTATGAGTCCTTATAAGGCACAGGTTGAAGAGAAACCTCAAACTAAGACAGCTCCAATTTCATTTAAACAAAGACTAGCTAATATAGCTATGGGAGGAAACTGGGATGATAGTCTATGGAGGAAGTTTAATTCACAAGACCGCTTAGGATTCCTAAGACAGGCAATACAATCTAGTCATAATGATTTCATTAATAATCCAGAAGCAGAATATAACAAAGATGTATTCGGAACTAGAGAGAATTGGATAGAGAGAAGCTCTAATCTATTAAAAGCTCTAGAAGACAATAAATATGACCCTGAAGACCTAAAATTCTCTGCCGCTATGGGCTATGGAGATTTAGGCGCTTATCTAAATGATGAAGTCTCTAAAGGAGGTAGTGATGTAAACTTGATAGATGCTTACAGGGAGTCCTTAATAGCAGATGCCAAAAGTAAAGGAATATTAGGAGACGAAGCAATTAACGCCTATGTAGAGAAAGGTCTAAGAGACCAAGCTAATAAGGAGAAAGAAATAATAGATACTAATAAGGCTGAACTGAAGACTGAAGCTACTAAGAAATACTTTGAGGATTATAGAAAGAATAATCCGTTTAAATCTTCCATGTCAGGACATTTCGGCAATGTTAATCCTAATTACAATATTGGCAATTTACTGGATTACTTGAAAGGTCAACCAGATATGGCAAATTATTTTACCAATGTATTAGGAAGAACCTCATTTAGACCGGACAACGGACAGCATATAGTTAATAATATGGATGCTGCCTTGAGTGTCATGAGGTCACAGTTCCCAGACATAGGCGATGGCTTTGTAGCAGTGCCCACTACATATGATTTCAATAATTATACTAGTATAGCATATAATCCTGAAACTAAACAGTACAAGGAAGTATCTATGCTAGATATACCTGCGTTGCAACAGATAGCCTATGCTCATTATGAGAATCCTACTGATAGTTCAAAACCTAGAGTTGCTCCTAGAGTACCAAAGCGGGGAGGTTCGTATTTCCAACAGGGAGGAAGTATAGGATTTAATAGGGAAGCTGCTAACGCTGAAATACTTAAAGCTATTAAGGAGAGAGACGCTAAACGTCAAGCTGACAAGGAAGCTAAAGTAGAACAATCTGTAGCATCTGGTAAATCTCCACAACAAGCTGTCAATGATAGTAGGAAGCCAGCAGATACTGGATTCACTGCTTCTGATTATGCAAGGCTTGGGGCTATAGGTGCTGATTTAATATCCATGATACCTGGAGCTGGGGTAGTAGGTTATGCTGGAACACTAGCCAATTTTGGAGCTGATTGGGGCCAAGATGGTCTTGACTGGGGAGATGCAGGACGTTTAGCTATGAATTTAGGTTTAGATACAGTTGGATTAATTCCCGGACTGGGTGCGGCAGCTAAAGGTAGTAAGGTAGTCAAAAATCTCATAAAATGGACTCCAAGACTATTATCGGCAGCAGCTGCAATAAACTATACAGGCCCTGGTATAGAATCGGCTAGAAAGCTAGCCACTAACCCAAAAGACCTTTCTGTAGATGATTATAGAAACTTAGCTGAATTAATAAAAGTTGTAGTTGGGGGTGGTAAAGGAGTTAAACGCCAAATACAATCTAGACAACTTAGAAATGCCGCTGCTACTGGAAATCATGTAATAACTAGCGCTACTGGTAAAGAATACACTGTTACCGGAGCACAGTTGGACGAGATAGCTAGTCATGGTAAACTCAAAGACCAACAGGCGGCTTTCCAGAAAATTACTAAGAGTGATGATAGATTAGGTCGTCAGGTTAATTTCTCATGGCACAATCCGTTTATAACCAGTTTGCCCAATTCTGTAGTAAGACCAGAATACAACTTCAACAAAACCAAAATAGTTAGTACCACTAAAGGTGATATTGAAGTGCCTCTAGTCTATTCAAATTCAGAGAAAGGAATAGTTAAAAGAATGCAAACTGGAGTTATATCTATTCCTGGCCTTGATAAGCCAGCTCAATGGTACAACTCTTTCAAATACAGAAATCTTAATAAAGGTCAAGCTAAGCCTTCAGAGCTGTTAGCATTACCTGCCCCTAATCAAGTCACCCCGTCTAACAGGGTATTTCACATGGGAGATGGTAAGTCAAGACAAGTTGTAGACATTACTGACCCAAACAAGCTGGCACAAACTAGAGCCACAGGAGATAGAAACAGACGTAATGAAGCTATTAGGAATGAAAGACTTAATAAGCAGGCTGAAGCTAGAGAAGCTCAAAAAGCTAGAAATGAAGCTTTGACTGCATGGGCTACTAATCAACCTGTACCTAAACAACCACTAGCAGGAGCTGCTAGGACTAATAAAGAGAAGGCTTATAGAGATATATTCCAACCAGCAGTTGAGCGTGAATACAATAAAGTATGGGACGAAGCAATTAAAGGCAAGAAGGATTTTGGATATGAGGATGTGACTCCTAGAAGGAATATATATGCTCCACCAACTCCGACTGAAATTACTGTGACTCCCACGGCTAACACTATTAAAGATGAGAACGCAAGATACTTGTGGGAACTGGTAAATCCCCCTAAGCGCAGTACTGCTCATGTTAAAAGAGAACTTCCTAAGAAGCAATCTAAACCTAAGACTAAGAAGAAGTCTAAAGATGATAGAGTTACTAAGAAAGCTAACGGAGGAGTGTTAATTCCTAAATATCAAGGAGGTAAAGCTATACGTAATGTACAATCTGCTAATGATTTGAATTGGAACACGGACGTCTTAGGAAGTGCTGGTTACAACGACACATTAGGCATGATTAACCCAGCAAATGCTAGTACATACAATAATATGCAAAGAGATTACAGTAATCTTGGATTTACTGCTACTAAGCCCGGGGCTTCTAGATTATCTTATAATCAGAACGTAGCTAACTATCAGACTAACTTTAATACTAATACTAAAGTGAATACTGGAACTATGGCTAGTCTGGTTAAATCTGGCAGAATAACAGGTAGAGGTGGAAGTTCTGACAAGGGTACTCAATGGACTGCTGACGGGTATGCAGGAGACCAAACTTGGTTAAGACATTTAGGAACTAACAATATTAGTGCTGACAATCTAGCTAAAGTTAGAGCTGGAGTTAATGATAATATTGATGTTATTAAGAACTTAAATACTGGAATGCTAAACTTTATGCCTAAAGCTAAGGCAGCAGGCATTACTAGTGGAAATCCACAACCAGCTATGCCAACTAAACTAGAATCTCCAGTTCCAGCTATGGGTAGTAATCCTACTAAGAAGCAAATTAGAGATGCTAAAAGGTCACAGAAAGCTGCCGGAGACGGTACTGTACGCGGAGCAGCTGGAGGTGAAAAGAAAGGTTTAGGAGGTTTTAGTGTATTGCCAGAGGATGTGATAGCATTAGGCAGAATGGTTGGAGGATTGGCAACTAATAACAAGGCAGCTGAACAGTACAAAGCTGGACTAAAACCATTGCTAATAGATACATATGAGAACACTGTACCCATTACTGGTAACTACTTTGCTAAAGCATCTGCTGATAGGCAAGCTTCTAATTTGACATCTCTTGCCGCTAGACCTAGAACTTCTGATGCATCGCTTCAGCTTGCTGGAGAATTAGAAGCACAGAACAAAGCTGGTGATATAAGATTCCAAGGAGATATGGCTGATGCTGATATGTTCTATAAGACAAGAATGATGGCTCAACAAGAGTCAGATGCTGCTAAGGCTAGAAGAACCGATGTTGCCAATAGAAATAGAGCTTCAATGCTACAAATTGATGCTGCTAAGGCGCAAATTGATTCTGCTAAGACTACAGCTAATTATCAGCAAGTTATTAATCCTTACCTATCTGGCATTGAAAATCAATTCAGACAGAATAGAGCAGCTCGTAAACAATACGATGCTGAATCTTATAGACAAGGGTTACTATCTACAATGCAGCCACAATATGATGCAGCAGTTCAAGCTGGGGATACAGCTAAACAGCAACAATTATTAAGACAGTACAATACAGATATGCTTAATTATTCTAGAAATAATGTTGGAATGCCTTGGATGTTCCAAAGAACTACTCCTTCTCCTAATACCCCATATACTTATGCTAAGGGTGGAAGGTTGACAGCCCAGGAAAGGATTATAATTCAAAGAGCTAAGGATTTCAACAGAAGAATGCTAGCAGATAATAAGCAATTCCATAAAGACATAATGGCAGCGAAGAAGCAACATGCTGATATGATTAAACATATGTCTTCATTAACTTCTGAACTAATTAAGAAAGGAATGTCATGGAAATAATAAATAAAATACAGAAGCTACAGGGCGGGGGTATTCCCGCCTTTGTTAGCTATACTAACGTACCACAACCTCAACCTACAGCTCCTTATATGGAAGGTGCTATGAGTAGCAATGCAGAAGCAGATAAGAATACGATTGGAGGAATAGATAAGTCATTAATAACTGCTTTATATAAGGAAGGACTTATTAGTGACACTGACGCTGTAGCAGAAGAGATAGGTAATCTATTCAGTAGTCAGAACAACCCATTCAATCCAAATCAAACTGCCACAGCTTATAGAAGAACTCTTCAACTAATGGCAAGACTTAGAGAGGGTAAAACTCAATTAAAAGATGCTATAGCAGAGTCACAGAAGAATGGTTCATTTGGTGAAATGGCAATTACTACTGACGGCAGATATTATGTAATGGGAGAGGACGGAATTACTACCAAAGCAACTCTAGAGCAAGGTGATAGAGTTCTTACTAATGCAGACCTGGCTGACCTACGAGCTAATAAATTACCGTATGCTAATAATATATCAACTGTAATTGCTAATGGAGTTAGCATGGATAGTATTAATAAGACAGTATGGGACCTTATTGGTAAAATAGGTAAGGATAGTACTTCCAAAGAGTTCTTTAGAACTAAGAAAGGTAAAGATATAAAGGAGGGGATAGACGAATTACTAGCTGCTGGACAGGACGGAGTGTATAAAATTACAGAAAGTAATACTGACCAATCAAAGAAGGCTAAAGTAGCTCTTACTTACTTGCTGTCTACCATGCCTAATAATGCTAAGGCTTTACTAAGAGGTAAGGCTGCATTGTCTGGATTGGACCCTACTAAAGGTGCATATGAATTACTGGCTGGTATGATTTCATCTGGAATTGATTCTGACTATTCTATTAAAGTAGATTATGATAAGAATGCCACAGAGGGAGCATCTGAATCTGGCTCTAAATCTAATAAGACTATGCAGATTAAACCTATTATGTCTTATTACATGGGGGAGAATGGAGATGCTGGTAAATACATACTTAATCCCGGACAAGGTTACCAAATGGAAGCGGATGCTGTATTTTATGGTACACCACAAGGACAAGATGGTAACTTAGTTGCTAAAGGCTCATTAGAGTCATTACTAATGTCTGGAATTGGAGGTATTGTTGACAGTAATAGCATTCATTTAGGCAATCAGAAAGTTGATTCTTCTAAATTTGGGCAGGTGCTGTATGACGGAACTCAACTTGCAAGGGCAGTTCTACCATACACATATGACCAAAACGGCAGTATAGCTCCAGACTTTGAACTTATGCCTAGATTCATTGAAGCTCAAAAAGAAATAGAATCCAGAGGAGCTAATATAAGTGCTGATGAAGTGCAGAGCATACTTATGAAGCATGACTTAGAAGGATATATGGTGCAAGATGCTAACGGAAGACTAGTTTGGGACAAATCTAAATTCCGTCCTTTCTTAATGACTAACGTATATGCTAGCGGGGAAGACCCATGGTTTGGCAGCAAGAAAGGTGCGATTGATGTAGATAGGGCAGGGGAAGGTTATATGACTAATATCAGAAGTATGCCTAATGTTGACCCTGATGATATAGAGAACTTATTTAAAGGAACACTTGGAATGAAACCTTATGATGACATATATAAAACAGTTGCTTATATGCCACTAAGAGAGAGTGCTGGATTAGCTCTTAACGTCGCTGGCGAGAATCCTACTGTACCTGCTGACTGGGGAGATATGACAATCCTAAAAGGAAGGGCAGCTAGAGCAGCTAAATTAGACTCATTTATGACTCCAAGTACATCTAAAATATTAAATAATTGATATGAATGATATAAAGAAACCTAATGATTGGTTTGTAGCTCAATTAGAGAATCCTTCATTTACTATGGACAATTTTAGAGATGTGGGATTAACAGCTGATAATACTGGATTACTAGATAAGAATACTTACAGGAATAGTAAGTTTGTCCAAGAAATGTTTAAGGATGAGAATGGTAAGTTTAATGAAGTAGCATTTAACCAAAAGTATGATAGTGCTGCATTTACTTATCAAAAGTTTGCCAATGACCAATTCGAGGATACAATCATGGAGGACGTTGATTGGGACCCATACTCTCAATTAAAACCTAATGACGCAGAGGATAGACCTATTAATTTTAATGTTAGAAGGGTACTTAATCCTGATAGATTGAAGACTGGTGTGTCACAAATAGGACGCACAGATAATAGAGAATGGACAGCATCAGAACTAGCACAAACACAGAAGGTATTTAACTACGAAACTGGTAAGTACGAAGACTATACTCCTAATGATAATGTTCTATTTGGCAGCCCATTAGGTTTCTTGAAATCACTTTCAGAACCTTTAGTACTTGCCCAATGGGATTCAGACGGAGAGCATAAAGACCCATATTCTGGCAGAATAGTTAAGCATAGTAAAGGTGACCTTAAATACAATGACGAAGGAACCTACTACTATGAGACACTAGCCGGAAGAGAAGCTTATGGTCGTAAGTTTAAATCTATGTTTGACAGTTTCACAGTAGACGGTTCTGCTGCTAATAAATATGACTTCTTTGATTCTGACGGACTTGATAAGTCTGTTACTGGTACTGTTATGAAGACAGTGACTTCACTAGCACCTTTATTTGTACCTTATGTGAATTTGGTATATGGAGGAGCTATGATTGGTGCTCAGTTAATGGATATACTACCCACTATTTATAAATCTACTCTAGGACTGAACGAAGATACGCCTACAGCTAATTTAATACAAGGTATAGGTAGAACATTTAAAGGCTCTAAATCAGAATACTCTCAAGGTAAATTGATGTCAGCAGAGAATTTCTTTGACTTAGTAACTGATGTAGCACTACAGTGGGGGCAGCAAAGAACTATCTTCAAAGGCATGAATGCATTGTTAGGTACAGACAAGAAGTACAAAGCTGCAATGCAAGCTGCTGATTTGGAATCAACTAGACTACTTGCTTCTAATCCTGATAAATACAAAGGAGCTATAGGCAGTTTATATGAGATGAACAGGCTTAAAGGAACAAAAGCATTTGAGACTATTCTTAAAAGAAATAACAGAATGGCAGCTAATACAGCTCTAGGTTATATGGCTATGATGCAAGGTCTTGAGACTTTTGAAGATGCTATAGAGCAAGGAGCTGATAGAGCAGAAGCAGCAGCTATAGCATGGGGAGCAGTAGCTGGTATGTATGCAGTTGATAGAACTGGACTTGGTGAATTATTCTTCCCAGAGCTTAAAGGAGACGCTCTCACTTATAGAAAGGCTATCTCACAAGTAACTGGAGAAATTAATAAGGGATTGGGTCAACTTGCTACCAGTAACATGCCTAAGCCTAACAAGCTGGCTAAGATGTTTAATACTGCTAAACAATACTCTTCTAATTATTGGTCTGACATTAGAAATCATACTACAGGATTCGTAGGTAAGGCCATAGGTGAAGGTCTGGAAGAAATGTCTGAAGAATTGGTAGTTGACCTATCGAAAGCTACATTTAACTGGGCTCAGGAAATGGGTTACACTAAGAGTAAACAGAAACTCGACGCTTGGGAGAATGCAGCCGAAAGATATGGTATGAACTTCTTCGGAGGAGCCCTTGGTGGTGCTATCTTCTATGGTGTAGATATTGCACAGAATAGGAAGGCCACTAATGAACAGACTAACCAAGAACTTATCTACCTTATTAGAAATGGTAGAACTAGTGAGTTAATGGAAGAGCTGAATGATATGCGGAGAAAGGGCAAGCTTGGTAATAAGAATCTATCTGCTACTAAGACAGAAGATACAGACCAAGGTACAATATGGACCTCTCCTACTACTCCTAGTGACAATCAAAATGAAGCAGTCTATACCATGACTAAGAATTACCTACAGCATCTTGACGCTGTTATTAATCAAGAAGGGCTTAACTTCTCTGATGAACAGCTTCTTGACAAAATGGTAATGGGAGACGTTAGGATGAAAGCTCTAGCCAGCTTTGAGGTATCAGACGGGCAGAAGTTCGGTAGAGCTATAGAGAACGGATATAATGGCAAAATGCTTCAGGATTTTAACAGTTTAGTTTCTGACATTGTAGAAGTTCGTAGAAAGATAGCTGCATTAGAGTCTAATACACAAGACACTGGAACAGAAAGTAAGAAGAGTACTACTTATGCTGACGACTTACAAAGGCTAAGACAAGAGAAGGCTGACCTTGATTTGAAGAAACAGAAATTCCTAGACGGAACATTCTCTGAATACTATACTGGTCAAATGCTGTTCGCTATTGATAATAGTGTAAATGCATTCTTCTATGCACCAACATTTAGGGATTTTGTTGAGTTTAAATCAGGACAAAGATTCCAAGATATGGCTCCAGAACAAGTTAAAGGTTACGAGTCTGATTATGCATCTTATAAACAGCAAGACAAGATGCAAGCTCTTGATACAGCATATGGTATATTTAAGAAACTCAATAAAGATTTCTCTACTAAACTTGAAGAAGGTACAGTAGCTTATGATGATTATTATAAGTTCAAAGCATGGGCATATAATAATCTAATCGATTTAAGAGCCACTGTTGACAAGTTAGATGTGCCAGAAGGTGCTGATGCTGAACAGGTACTTATTTCTAAATTAGGAAGAGACAAGAATATTAGACCAGTACTAAACAAGAAGTTCGTAAGAGAAAGATTCTCTCCTATTGAAGGTGAGTCTGAAGTTGACGCAGACCTAAGACGTCAAGCTATTGAAGTTCAGAATCTAGAAGTAATCGGAAGAGTGCAAGCTGTAATACAACAAGCTATGCAGTTTGGATTTATGGATGCTGATACCAAGGAGATTCTATTAAGTGTACTTGGAGACAAAATCTCTAATGAAGCAGCATTTGATGTAGTGTTAAAAGCTATTGCAAATGATGTACCAGTTTTAGATATAGACGGGAACAGAATACCACATCCTATATATGATGCCTTATTAGAAACATTAAAAGACATAGACGGTAATAATTTGGATACTGTTATAGACAATATTCATAATATTCTTCATTCTGATGTACATAGAAAGAGACTTGTCAATGATACTCTAGACTTTATGGACAACCATGGTGAGGTGTACCCTTCGGAAGACGCTCCTATAGTAATGGAGAAAGTCGAAGAGAGAATAAATAATTTCGAGAAGACATTTGTACAAGCAGCTAAGGATATGGAAAGTCTTGTAATGTCTAATCCTACTAATGCTACTATAGCTCAATTAAGGAAGGATGTTTTACAAATCAAAACTAGTCCAGTATATGATTTCCTTGACCAACTTACTAACACTGTATATGGAAGCAAACTTACTATCTTTGACTTACTAAGAGATGAAAATAGAAGACTAGAGAATGCCCCTTCTGTATCTGACTACGTATTGGACGGTAATAAGGAGAAGGAAATAGACCAAGCATTCAAAATCATAGACATGCTTAGTGCTGTTATCGATGCCAGTTCTACTACTGATTTAGACATCAATAATCCATTTGGGCACAATGCTACTATGAATTACTTCTTAGAAACCTACTTCCCAAAGGAAGAGAAATATGGGATTATTAGAGGTGATATAGCTGCAATCATGAAAGAGGAGTTGGCATTAATAACTAGGCAACTTACATTCTTGAAAGAGTTGTCCAGAATGAATGCTGTTAATCAGTTCAGCAAACATGGTAGAACAGGTCAACAAATATCTAAATTGACAGCTAATATATTAAAGGGTAAGGATAGATATCAGTTCCTAAAAGAACTTAAATATAAAGGCATGCAGCTATTTAAAGATATAGATACTATACCAACTCCTACTCTTGATGATATTGATAATGTTAGCTACGACAATCCGCTTATCTCTAAGGAACTTAGTTCGTTACAGAACAAACTGTATGACAACTTCCAGGAGATAGTGCAAACTACTGGAGATTCTCCACAAGTTATATTGAAGGACCTATTCTCTGATGTAAGAAATCAATTCAACATTAATAATTTGGTAGAGCAAAGAAACACCAAATTTAGCCCGGAGACTAAATCTTTAGAGGATTATGATGTTTATATGCTATTACATGCAATGATAGCTTTTAAGAAGTCAGATTTTGATTATTACTTAAGAGAATCCCTTGTTGAGACAGATGCTAATTATGCCCCTTTATATTCACAAGAATATGCTGCATATTTGGCTACAGCTATGGCAGTTAATCCGGATATAATGAATGCTGCTGTTAATAATATAGATACTCCTAAAGGAACTTATGGTAGCGAGTTAATACGATACTGGAATACTGTAATGGTAGACGGTATTGGTGGTGCTGGTAAAACAGCTGTTATTGCTAAGTTAATTCAGAACATTGTTAAGAAGTACTATCCTGATGCAGAGATATGGAAAGTAGGTCCAACTAAACAGCAAGTAGATAATCTAGTGTCTTCTTTAGGAAGTGAAGGCAAAGCGTTTACTATAGAGGATTTAATGAGTCATGTATTGGGAGAATCTAACTATGCAGAGCTGTCTAATGACATATTACATAATAATAAGGAGTCTAAGCAGTTCACAATAGAAGAACTTGGCCCCATTACATCGCCTGGTGGAACAGTAATGGAATCTTATAGAGCTGCCATTATCAATGAAGATATAGAGTATAACGATGTTCAAACTCCGAGGCTTGTATTTATTGATGAGGCTACTTGGGTAAATAGCCTTTATATGCAACATTTGTCTAACTGGGCACATAAGAACAATGTAACTATTGTTCCACTAGGAGACTTAAATCAGAATGGATATGAGAATCCTACTATCAGTGTCTATAACGTTAAGTCATCTGAATCTTTAATGGTCAGAACTCCTAAGCTGGATATTAGCTTACGTATTACTAATACTCAACAGAATGATAATAATACTACGGTAAATGCGGCTTTGAGTGTGTTGACATTTACTCCAGAACAAATGGCTGATTCTGAAAGTCAAGCTAATGCTGTTAATAATGTCAAAGACACAATAAGTAACATGATGGAGCTACATTATTATCAGGACGAAGACAATATCCTTAATGGAAGTAAATTTGTCACTGCTATTACCGAGGACGATGTTAGACAAATACTAGAAAGGGACGGAGAAGTCGGATATGTGTATGATGATGAGAATACTCCTACTTACAAAATGCTAACTAATATGGCAGATAGTAGGATTATTATGCGTACTCCTAAATCAGTTCAAGGTTCTGAGTTTAAACATGCTATAATTGATGTAAACTTCAGTAAGTATAATACAAATACAGTCTCTGGACTTATTGATTATATGAAGTCATTTTATACTATGATGTCTCGTTCTAAGGACGGAGCTTATTTTATTAATAGCAACATGGGAACTATTATCAAAGAAGCTAATTTACGTCAAGATGAATATACATCTACTACTTCTGACCCTTCTGCTGTGATAGATAGATTCAAGGTAATTAGAATGGCTGCATTTGATGCCGAATTAGAGGGATATACTCCTTCTAGGAAAGCACAGGAGCCACCTATGCCTGAACCTGCTCCAGTTAATCCAGAAGAAGCTCCGGAGCCAGTAAAATCTACTGATATACCAGAGCCTACTCCTACAACTGAAGAGAAACCTAAGGAGGTACAAGCTCCTACATTTATACCGCCTAGCAGAACTATGACTGGCACTAATGAGCTTGAAAATGAGTTCTTAGCAGATATAGAGGGCAAAGGAGAAGAATCTGTTATAGATGAATCATTACTAAGTGAACCTCTTTCTGGAATTAGAGCATACGGTTGGTACATGAGATACGGTATGGCAGAAACTTCCGATGGTAAATTTACTAGAGTGGTAAGGAATGATGTAGTTGATGATTTGAATGTCTTCACTAGAAGTAATGTAGAGTACGATACTAATACATTACAACCTGCCAAGGATATGTTAGTAGACGTTAGAAACTACCTAGCATTTGGCGAGAAGTTTGATGCTGATTTCATTCAGAAACTAAGTGATAATGGCTATAAATACTTAGCTGGACTAGGTACAGAAGTTTGGAACAATGGTACGTTCAATCTGGAAATTAGGAAAGATGATACTAACGAAGAAGGCACTGATAAAGCTAGAGACAAACAGGGTTATGACTCTACTAAAGTAGAACCTGTTGCGTTCAATATAGTATATAGAATACCTATGGAGAAAGGTAATGATTTACAATTCACTATAGGTAAATTAACCAATCCTGACACTTGGCAGAAATGGAACAACAGTAATGGTAAAGATGCTGATATTGCTGCTAGAATTAATAAGTACAAGAAGTGGTATAAGAATATGCAGAAGGAAATCTTAGATAATCCTAGTACTGTTAAATACCTTGGAATTGATGAAAGCGACATATCATTCTCTGCTGCGACTAGACTTAAGAAAGTTCCAGACCAAACTTGGAACTTGGATAAGGTTAGAGAAGCATTTCCCAATGCCATTATTAGTCCGATGTATCTTTATGCAGGACATGGTGGAGTAGCTATGGTAGATAAGTCTGTAAGAGGTAAAGGTGTAGTATTTGCCACTTCTAACAAACATCTTAAAATTGACGGAGAGAAGGTAACTGAATCTAATCTTGCAGAGATGTATCTAAGAATGCAGAAGAAGCGTAAAGCTGCACTAGATGAAGCCAAATCTAGAGGTCTTAGTGATAAGGAGGCTCAAGCTGAAGTAGCTAAGATGGTACCACCACTTATAAGAATGATAGTAGCTAATTCCAATGGAACCTTTATTGATAATTACTTTAGATTGTCTTTTAATGATTTAGTTCATACTGCTGATGACGGTAAAACTAAATTAGACAAGAATCAAGTAAAGGAATATTTAGGAACATTTGGAAGTAATACTACTGCTGCTAGAATGCTAGTAAGTATGTGGAATTACAGGTCTGGATTAAAGAACTTCATTAAGGCTTATGACACTTACAGACAGGCTAATAACCTTGATGATGTTAGAGGTACTTCTGAAGTTAATGAGTTTAATAGGCTGATTGACCAGTCTACTGTGGACGGACAGAAGAGAGTTCCTTGGGATTCTTCTATTTATAATGGATTTATGTTTAGACTTACATACGCAGATGCTATTAAGACTAATGCTCCTGGTATGGTAGTAAGACCTATAAATTTAAGTAGAAACGAATGGCAAACATTTGACTCTAACGGTAAAGTTCCTAGAACTCTTACATACGGTGTTTACATAGACCCTAAAGTAGCTCAAGCTCAACTATCTATATTGGATAATCTATTTAGCATATTGGAAGAGTATATTTCATTACCAGGTAATCCGAACTTCACCATAGCTACTAACGGCAGAGATATGGACAATATCTTAGCACAGTTAATAGCTGACGACGGAGCCATAGAATTGACTGACGGTAAGAATACTTATAAACATGCAGCATCTAATATAGGTGGAATGGGTGGCTCATTCAAAATGGTTGGATTATTATCATCAGTTTACAAACTATTCTCTGCTGGTAAGAAATCAGATGAAAGTTATGTATTCCGAGCTAAGGCTAGAGACGGTAAAACGAAGGAAACTAGGTTAGAGGAATTATCATTTAATATAGTTAGAGCAGTTAGAGATGCAGGTAGAGATAACTACTTCTCTGTACTGAACAATATGTTTAATGTGATATTCCATGGCACTCCAACTATTAAAGAAGGAGCTGCAACTACTACATATGCTCCATTTATAAATGGAATATATTATACTCCTAGAACTCCGACTTCACATGATAGTAGACCTTCTGATTTCTATCCAACTAGAAATAATGACAATCAATTCTATATTGATACTGCTATAGAAAGTCCTAACTTTGAAATAACCATTGACCCTACTGTATTATCAGAGAGACAATTTAATAAAGGAGTTCCACATAACAGACAGTCAGAGTTTGATAATAACATTATGTTAATTGCTAATGGAGTATCCAGTGCTTTCACTGGCTATACCTCAATAGACCAAATCCTTAATGATGCACGCAATGAATATCTAGAGAAAGGTGATATTGCATTAGATGAAATATTAAAAGGAGTAGCAACTAAGGTAAATACTAGTCTTACTAATGACATAAATAACAGACAGCTATTAATTAATAACGACCCTGTAATTCATCTAGATATGACTGTTGATGTTAACAACATGCCAGTCATTAATAAGGTACATACTCTATTACAGGAAATAAATGTTAAGAGTCCGTCTGTACTACCCAAAACTAAAGACGGAGAGATTGATACTACGGGTATTCAAAATGTTGATTATAGTAGTGGTAATTTACAAGATTTTACAGTATATTTGCAAGGTGGACAAACAATTAAAGGAAGCATTATTGGAAGTGAAGTTAATATAGTTGATACAGTGATGTATGAAGTTCCATTTGACCCTAATAGAGAACAGAAACTCAAGATATTCGAAGATACCATTGGAGACCATGAGAATCTTAGGGAGACCGAAATCATGACTGTTATCCAAGAATTGAGAGCTGCTACCTCTCTTACTCCGGAAGCTGCTGATGCACTTCTTAATAAGATAAGATTAGTGGACAATCACTTCGAAGGTTACTTGACTGATGAGCAACTTGACGACCCTGACATATTAGATGTTATGGAATATATTAACAGTCTTGCTAATAATAAGCAAATAATTGATAGTCAGAACTGTAAATTAAATATATAAGAATAATGGCATGTACTAACTTTGACATAGGACTACATAGGATTGATGCCGAAAGTGTCCTTAGAGGAACAGTACTTAAGTTTAGAAAAGCTGAACCGTTGTCTACTACAGACTTCGTTCAGCATTTCTTTACTAACTTGAAAGGTACTAACCTATTCAACCTGGAGAGCGAGGCAGAATACGTCTCGCTTTCTAAGGTTTTTGAAGATTATATTAAAACATCAAGAATACTTAAAGATACACAGAAAGAACAGCTGTTAGCTGAATATGCACAACCTCTAGGTCAGAACTTTGGACTTTCTCCTGAAGCAACTACAATTGAAGTAGCTGATAAGGACCTTATTATTCCGGATGCTCCAGAGAATATTAATAACGAGGTTTCCAACTCGGAGAAGAGAATACTTACTCCGTCTCTGAATGATACGTATGGCTCTGCTACAGTAGTAAAAGAGTACATGCTAAATCAATTCAGATATAATATAATTGAATCATCTTTAGTTAATTTTACTGACGGTAAATTAATTAAGACTACCGATGATTTGAACATATATATTGCTAAATATAAGAATACTATGTTCAAGAATTTGGTCGATTATATTAAAATGACTAATGAAGAAGATGGAATTATTACAGATTTCAATATGCCTAATGCTATCTACATAGATGGAACTCCAGATGTGGAAGGTATGCAGAAAGTTCTTAGACTAGCTGATGAGTTGTTTAAGGATATGCCTAGGTCTAAACTAGACAATGCATATGTCTCAAGAAAGCAGAAGTTCGGAGACCTATATAAGAATCAAATGCTGATTGATGCGTTTAATGCTTGGGCTGTACTGTCGAATGGTAATTTTGATACTATTCTTAAGAATCTATTCGGAAAGAATATGGAGATTAAGAATAAGGGATACATTGGAATAGAAATTCCTATATCAGTTAATAAATATCAATTTAGAGCTGGTTCTAACATGGTTAAAACCTGGAGAACTAATGAGAACGTGGATGCAATATCTGAAATAGGTAATGTGTCTAGGTTACTTATTGAGCAAACTCCTGTGCTTAACTTTACCACTGGAGAGCAAATAAGGGACAATTACCTTACACTTAAACAGTTCTTGCACTCGATGAATAAGCTTAAAGATGAAGCAAACTTCCTATACTTTGGAGATAGACTGCAAGAATTAGTTATTAACTTCCATTCAGCTCCTAATTATTACTTGAAGAGGATTCTTGAAGAAATTATTAACAATGGGGGAGGTTCTAGAATATTTCAAATAAATGATTTGAATGTATTTAAATCTATTTATGAGAAGTTCTATAATGATAGTAGAGCTAACTCTCTATATAACATTATTAATAATGATTACAAGCAATCCAAAGCTATAACCACCTATGATTTGCTTGATTCAATATCTGGAGTTGTAGATAGAACTAATAATGCTAAGTACATTCAGTATGCCATGAATCAAGACACAAATGACCTAGATTCTATGGAAATTAAACAAACTAATGTCAACAGACGTAAAATCCAGAGAGAGAATGATATTGATATTAGTAATGAATTACGTGGCAATAGACAAGAATTACTTGATAAGTGGGGAGTAGAAGTACACAATGCTACTTTGGGAGATATCTCATTTAAATTACCTTATAATGGCGACACTATTACTCTTATATATAATAGGGCTGCTATTGGTAGTAAAGGTCAAAAGAAGCTTGAGTTAAGTCCTTCTGATAAGGTCAAATATGGTTCATTAGATACTATATTAAAAGAGCCTTCATTTACTACGCTAAAAGCAATCTATGAAGAGAATAACCCTCAAACTATAACTCCGCAAGAAAGATTATATGTATCTCTGGTGGAGTTTATGGATGATTTCATTAATACTAGATTCCTAAATGGCAACATAGATTTACTAGCGGCATTTAAGAATGTAAAAGAAGCAGACAATCTAAAATATCTAACAGAGAACCTAATGTCTCTAGCTAATAGTTCTGCATTTGTGAATACAGTATATAATGAGTTCGAGACTAACAATCCAGACAACCTAGACCTGTATTCATTTATTAAGACTCTTAAATATTATACTGATAAAGTTGATGAGAATAGTCCAGAAGCTAGATTCTACTACGACAAGTCATCTAACTCATTAAAAGCTATTGATGGTGCTTTAATTAACACTTTGAATGATTTAGTAGCAGCAGAGCAAATAGTAACTGGAGAAATATTTAAATCTGTTATTAAGAACGCTGAAGGTAATAATATTCCTAATAGTAGGATTGCTAATTTAGCTGGATTGACTAGAAGATACGTCACAAGAACCATTATAGAGAATCCAAACTCTTCTTTAAAGAATACATTATTTGGATTAAATCCAGGTATGCTTAGAGGTACATCAATTAAAACCGATGTTGTTAGTAGAACTGGAGTTAAGAAGAGTGCTACTAGTTTCTCTGTAGCAGAGATTGGATATTCTTCAATATTATATGACTTCTATGCTAATCTATTAAGGAAGGTTGACAAAGGACAATCTAAGACTATTAATGTTCAACCTACTGTATATTCTGATAAGGGAACATTCGTAATGTGGACCTTAACTGCCGATGGAATCAAACTTGTTGACGAGAATGGAGAAGAGTTTACTATTGACTTACTTAATTCATCAATTTCCGATTTAAACAAAGCTATTAGGTCTACTGTTGGTTCTTACTATAAGAACACATTTAATAATGTGCTTAATGACTATAGAAATGTATATAGAGGAAGTCTCGATACATTCTTACAGAGACTACAAGAGAATGGACTAACAGATGCTTATAATAGCATAGTTGGTAAGCAAGCAGCAGTGGATGCAGAGAATGCTAAAATAGAAGCGCATAATGCTAAATTGGCAGAAGAAGTTGCTAAACAACAAGCATTAGCTGATGCGGCATTGCAGGCTGGAGATTATATGGAAATTGATGCAATTAATAACTATATATTAACAGAATTACAGCCTAAGGAACCTATTGACTTAGTAGACAAAATGACATTTAAAGACTTTCAAGCAATATTGTCAGTAACTACTAAAGGAGAATATGGTAGTATGTCTTACCGTAATGGAGTTCCTAATATTGATAATGTACATGTTAATAAGGGAGGTTCATTTGTCCTAAATGGAAACAAGAAAGGCGGACTGTCTCCAAATGCTTTATTGAATTTTAATGCTAATGAGTTATATGCTAAGGAAGATGTATATAATAAAATGTTCTTGAGAGAGAAGAAGAAGTTTGTCAAAGATATGATTGATAATAATATGACATTCCCTCTTAGATACGCTAACGGTAGAGTAAACTCTGTTTTAAATAAGGCATTAAATACTCTTATTCCTACTGATAAGGCATCATGGATAAACAATGATACTCAAGAATTAATACTAGCTAAGCAAGGAGACAAGGTACTTAGTAGGTTGTCTGACTTAGATAGTACATGGTTAAGAAATGATGAAGATATTACTTTAAATCCTATTCTCGAAAGGTACTTCTTAGCTGACTTTCTAACTTCAGAGAACTTGCGACTAGTCACTACAGGTAGTAGTATAGCACATCCTAATAAAGCTAAATATGGTAAAGTTAATCCTGTGTCATTTAATGGTATAGAGTTAGAGCAATCTTCCAGAGAACTTGCAGAATTAAAGAGAAATGTAATTATACCAGGTACACTACAGTATTTCCAACAGAACAGTTTATTAGGTATTCCTAAGACATACAGATTGGCTATTATGAGCGACGTTGCAGCATTTGTGTACAACTTTAAAGGTGAGACATCTACTGTAGATGCACATGACGGTTCTGCGTTCTGCAATCCTATTATGTCTTATTTAGAGAACTTCTCATTACAGGATTCTGCTGTAGGCGATGATAAAAAGCCTATTGGACATGACTTTAATGGGGATTATGGTACTGCTTCTTTGTTGAAATTTGCTACATTCTCTACATACAATGAAAGAATGAGAAACTCTATGAAATCTGACATCAGTCTGTATAACATGTTTAGAAAGATGTCTGATTTCAAATGGAATCAGTCTACAAACCAGTTTGATAATGCTTATGAAGGAATAGACCTTACTAAGAACATATTCGGAAACACTATGGAGCTTAAAGATGTTACTGGTGGGGAAAGAATATTCTACAGGGACGGTAATAATCATTACGAGATATTAGGTCTTGACAGAGTAGGTGACGGATTATATAATATCAGAACTCAAGCAGTTAATGAATATGGTAATCCAGTTAAAGCTGTAGGAGACGCTAATGTAATGGTTCAGTTAAATGTTCCTATTAATTCATTATTTGAATTACATGCAGCATTAGGTGGAGTATATAGTGAATCTCTTAGAAATGGAGAACTTGCTTATAGTGATGCTTCCTTAGCCGTTACCGCTAATTATGCTAACAATGTAGGTTGGTATAGACCTAATGGAGAGATACCTTCTCAACGTAATACTATTCAGCCGCTTAAACATAAGATGATTGCTTACTTGGTTAATAAGTCTGCAATTAAAGTAGGAGCTCAAAATATAAATGGAGATAGTTCTTGGTTTGATAACAGTCCTTTAATGGAAATGGAATTTAATACTGAAGGTCTTGGTATTCAAATGGATGCAGACCATGTAGTAACTGACCCAGAACATCAATCTACAATGACAGAGTTCTCACAGGTAATCTCTGCATTAGAAGCTATGGGATTTACTCACAGTATGGCTAAAATGGCATACAAAGATTTGGGTAGAGTGGCATTATCATCAATAGGCGGCATTAGAGATGCAGTGTATACATTAGTTGGGATTAAACCTACTGACAATCCTGATGTTAAATCCGATATTTATGAAATAGTAGGTAAAGCTATTATTAAGGAGCTTAATAAGGACGGAGATGAACTTGGTACTGCTAAGACTATTATTGAGAAAGCTAAAGCAGAGTTTGCATTAGACAGAAAGAATAATAATTCTCATGGAACTGATGTATATAAAATACCATACAGTGACCCTTCTATCTTTGGTAAAACTTTATCTTCGTTTACATCTAATATTAATAAAACTGCTATTAAGAGGAAGTTCCCAGGTATGGGTGCAGTTATGGCCCCTGCATACAATATAGTACAACAATTCCGCATAGGAGGTACTAATTATAAATATGATGATATTTACAGGATTGCTTCCGAACAAGGAATGACTCCTGATGAGTATTTACAAAGTGAGCAAGCTAAAATAGAAGCACAGCCAGCATCTACTATAGATAGATTACTTCCTGGAGATAGAATCAAATTGCCTATTCAAGAAGTAGCATCAGTAGTGGCTAGAATTAGCCAAAATGCATTAGACAAGCAAATAGCTCTTGATTTGGCTGTTAAGAGAACTCTGACAGAACTTGAGAAAGCACAGAATGGAGACGGGGAAGGTGTAGAGATAGCTAAAGCACAGGATAACTATGACAAGGCTGTGTCTGCACAAGCTAAGAATCAAGCCAATTCTTTAATGACTGTAGACCAATATCTAGCTGATAGAGGTTGGAGTATAGAGGGTAGTTACGTACCGGTATATGTAAATGATTTTGATACGTATAACTTAGTAAAAGCTAATTTCTCTCAATTCTATACTGATATTACTAGACCTACAGACTTAAAGCCAGCAGAGATTTATTGGGAAGATATGACCGGTATGAGACATAGCATATTTGATATGCCAGCTATACAAAGGTCATTCAGTGAAAGAACTAAGTATGACGGAGGTAAACTTCCTAAAGCTTTAGATTCTGAAATACAAGCACAAATACAAGCAACATTTACGTTACTAGATAATGGATATATGCCTGTAACTGGTATTCAAAAAGCAGAGTACTTAGCAGACCCAGTCGCATTCAGTGACAAATATGCAGCTAATGGCTATATTAGGGATTTAGGTAATGGAGATATTGCTATTCCTATTCAGAATCTAGTCAATAATCCTGCTGAACTTTCTATTAGTAAACTATATGTAGACCAGTTTAACTTAGGACCTAATGATAGTATTAATGATGTACTTACACAAGGATATCAGTTCTTCGTTAATAGGTATGATAAATATCACGCTCCTAAAATTAAATGGTATGATATGATGTTTACTAGAGCTAATGGTAAACATGTGTATGTTGCACTCGGAGAAACTCCTTCCCTAATGGAACATCTATCAGTTAATAAAGCACTTACTGAATCTGATTTCGTCAGAGTCGGTAATAGTGTTATGAGGGTAGATGAAAATGGTGAGAAGATGTACGAGGCTGGATTCTATGATGAAAGTGGAGAGTATCATGAAGTAGTAACATCTTACAATGCATTAGGTAATAATACTACTGAAGAAGTATTAGTAGCTAAAACTCCTGACAGTGTAATTGACATTTATGGAATGGATAGTTTTGATTCTGTTAAAATTAACCAATACACTAAGAATAAGGAAATGATGCAGCAAGTAATTGAAGCAGGTTCTGAAAGAAATGATAGATTGCTTAAATTACTATTTGATACTTATAAAGAGAACGAAGGAGAAGAGTTCAGTGTGTCTAGATTGGCTTATCAATTAGACGGAATAGAGAAGAATCAGAAGATTATAGATGCCAAGAAGAAGTTTGTATCATTCCAAAAATCACTTGAATTTACAGTAGCTCGTATTCCTGCACAGACAATGCAGTCATTTATGAAGATGAAAGCTGTTGCATTTAATGACTCTGATAAGAATGTGGTACATGTATCTCACTGGCAAACCTGGCTTCAGGGAAGTGATTATCGGCTAAACCTACCGTTTAGGTTAGCTCCATTATAAATATTGTAATCACTATAATAAATCTCGTGAACTGACGGGGAACTCCTTAGAGTCTAACCTACTAAACTAGGGCAGAAATGTACTTAGTGGCAGTAATTAACTACTACTGGTATAGTAAAAAAGGTTAGAATTGGACAATCCGCAGCTAAGCATCCTAGATAAATATATTGATATAAGACTTGTTACTCGACAACATAAGTCCTATCTTTGTATTCATAAGGATGAAAGTTCATCGACTATCCCGTAAGGGAGTAGGAACTTTCATTTAGTGTATTAATTTAAACATTAAATGAAATGGCTAAAAGAAGTATAATTAAAAAGCTTAGTAAAGAGCAGAAGAGTCTTTTGATAGGACTCCTGCTAGGAGATGGAACAATATCTAGTAATTGTGTATTTAAGTTGAGTCATTCTGAAGCTCAAAGAGAGTATTTAGAATGGAAAGTTGGATTACTAGATGTTCATGGAATTAAAAACAATGGCGTTAAAGAGTATATATCATCTTGTGGGTATAACACTGGTAAAAAGGTATTGTATTCACAGATGTCTCTAAATCCGACCATTAAGGCTTTAAGGCGAACGGTATATACTCCAAAGAAACATATAACCAGGAAGTTATTAAATTGGATAACACCTCTAGGTTTAGCTATTTGGTATATGGATGATGGCTGTATTAATGTGAATACATCTAAGCAGCGTAGCTCTATACAACATACGATTAAAATAGCTACATGTGTGGATGAAGATACAGTCAATGTAATAATTGCTTACTTTGCTGAAGTGTGGGATATAAAGTTTAGACCTTTTAAAGAAGGTCGTGGAACATATTCAATCGCTACATCTTCAGAACTTGATTGTGACAAGTTTGTAAACATAGTAAGACCTTACATAGAGCAAGTTCCATCATTATTATATAAAATAAGAAGAGATTCAACTAAGCTTGAATTTATAGCGCAGCAGAGAGCTGCTTCCGAAGCGCGAGACACTCTTGAATTAGAGTGATGATATAGTCAGTCTTATATTGAAAGATATAAGGTAAACGGATATTGATAAAGCATATATCATGGGTTATGATTTTGATACCAGCGGACATTATGTAGGTTGGTCTCCGTATTTTAATTTTAATAGTATTGAGTCACTCAAAGCATCCGAAATGCTACCTACTCCTAATGGCAAGTTATATGCATATGGAAGTGGTGGAGTAGATATTACTAACTATCTAAACCAACTTAATAAGGAGAACTTCTATAATCCGGAATCTGTCCCAGTAATAGCAAAGATGCTTAACGCTATTGACGATGCTAGGATATTAACATATTCAGGTGAAGTTGATACCGATAATGCTAATTTCATTCTTAATAGAATTAACAATCATACTATGTATATGACTGAAGAATTTGATGAGAATGGAAAGAAAGCTAGAAACGGTAGACAGAAGATTAGAAGAAGCAACTTACTTCCTGCATTTAGAAACTCTGTATCATCTAAAATTAGCAATATTATCCAGAATTTGAAGAATATGAACCAGGCTTACTCTCCTATTGAAATGGGAGACCCACAAAGGGCGGCTAAGGAATCAGCATCTGGACAAGAAGCTAATAAGATTACCATGACATCACCCTCATCCAAATGGGTAATGCAGATGCAGAATATGGACGGTAAACAAGTAATTGGTATTGCAGCTGTAGGTGAGAAAGTATTCTTTGCTAACTGTTACTATTTCAATGAAGGTGTTAGAAATGGAGACCAAGATTGGTTAGATAATATGTTCTTCTCCACTAGATTTGAAGGCATTCAGACAATGTTAAGTGAGAATGGCAAACCTATAACAGTACCTACTCTAAGAAACATAATGGCTAACGTTAACTTCGATGATTTGGCAGTTAAGAAAGATTATTGGAGAAATTTAATAGTCAGAGCTGTAGAACAGCAATTGTCACCGGAGGATGTAGCTAGAGTAGTTCAAGAGCAATTAGGTATGCAACCAGACCAGTCATTAGTAATTTCTGCATTACTGTCAGCTGCTACTGATAATGCTAAAGAGTTGATTCTTTCTAAAATTAATGCAGGTCCTAATCTAGCTGGTATGTACTTACATATGATTATGTTAGGATTTAGTTTCAATGATATCGCTAAGTTCATGACAAGCCCGACAGTACAAACTGTAAATGACTTGATGAAGGTAAATGTATTTGATGAATATCATGACCATGCATCAGTAGACTCTGTAGTTAGAGCATTAGAAGAAGGTCCTAATATTAGAAACTACTTCGATTCTACTTCTTTAGGTAACTTCTTCAAAAGAGTACAAGAGAAACTACTTGACTCTGGAGAGGAAGCATTTGATAAGAGAGGTAATTGGATTCAAGCTATCAAAGATAGGTTTGCAGAAGGGGATTCCATTGATGATATATTCCCAGCCGTATCTTATAGGGAACACAGATTCTTGGAAGAATATAAGTACCTACAGAAGATGAGAAATAGGTTGGACATGGACAGATTTGCCGAATTTAAGAAGGTAAATAGAAATGCTAGAGAGACAGAACTGTTAGGAAGATTCTACGGACTGAATCAAGGTATGCCTACAGATTTAGGAGGTAAGATGTCCAGGTTAAATACATATGAATCTGCAATTACTAGCAGAGAGCAACTATATAAAGATGACAAATATGAGAAAGGTTATAACCCGGAAGTAGTTATTAAAAACATCCTGAATGATAAGCCTTATCTATCTGAAGAGCAAGTAAGAGCTGTGGTCAACGATGCTGTTGCACAAGGTATTACTAATGGAGGATTTAGTATGAGGAAATTCCTTGACCCAATGAACTCTGGTTATAAGAAGTCAACCATAGCTTACTATAATCTAATAAAGGGAACTTGGAATATATTCGACATGATTGATAAAATTCCTCACTTTAAGGCATTGTTCGAAGTATATAACCTTACTGATACAACTGATGTAAATATCAGTACCAAATTCAATCTAGTAAATTCCTATAGAGAAGCTCTTATTAAAGAGAATCCTACATATGGTAGAGCTGTTACTAAAGAGCAATTAAATGCACTCGGTGAGCATGTAGACGATGTACTAATCACTGGCTGGCTGGCTAAACGCAACATTACCTTCAGAATGGATGAGGGTCAGAAGTATATCGGAAATGATATGACTCTGCATGATATTAAAGAAGGAGGCGAGGTATTTAGTTTGGCTACTAATGATGGAATTGCTAACTTTAAACTCTGGATGGAAAGAACAGTTATTCCGGAACTTCATAACGGAATGGTTGGAGATAAGAGGGTTCGCTCCTTATTAATCAACCAGTTTGTGCAAGGATTAAGTAGGAACAGACGTACTGACCCATTTACTAGAGGTAATACTACATATATGAAATTACCTATTGATATGATGAACGTAAGAACTGAATCAGACCAAGCAATGTTCAGTAGATACCAGAAAGATTTTGCAGCACTGAAGAGAATCAATCTGCAAGGATTACCTCTTACTGACTGGTTCTTCTTATATAACTTAGTTGTTAATAAGAATAAGTACGGTGCTGACAGACTTACTACTTTACTGAACACATTTGATAAGACTGATGTTAGTGACTTACTAATAGAGTATCAAAAGTATGTAGGACAATCAGACTACGATTTGGATGTTAACATGGATACATTCTCATTAGAAGATGCACTTATTAGAATGGCTCCTATTATTAGTGAAAGTGCTAAGGGTAGAGCTAGAGATAAGTATATTAGAATGAGAAATGAAGAAACAGGTCGTCTTGAACTGTATGAAAGGGACGGAGAAGACTACTATGAAGTAAATGACATCCCAGACCCAAGTAATATAGACATGCGAAGGTTATATGACGATTACTTCGTTATTAGAACTCCAAATCAGAATGCTAAAATGAAAGAGTTGGTCCTTAGTAGGAATGATTCTATGGAGAATATAGTTAATAAGATTAAGAGCTTAATGGAGCGCAATACTATACAAATAAGAATTAATTGTTAACATGAGTTGTACAGTAGAATTTTTAGTACATTCTAACGAGGGGGCCCCTAGCTTGTTTAAGCTAGAGGTTCCTAATGTTAGTGAAATGTCTTTAGAAGATGCAATAGGAGCATTAATGGGAAATGTAGAGAGTTATAATGATTTTATTAATGCAGTAAATTCAGGAGGATTTCCTATTACAGCTTTGGATTCCAAGAATCTTGGCAAGGACGGATTACCAATTGGTAATTATAATTTAAATACAATTAAAAATGAGTTCCCAACTCCAAATATTACCTACTTAGTAGACAAGTTGCAAGGGGAAGGTGAAGACTTAAATAGGAATAATATACTACTTACTAATGCTAGATTTAGCCTTGCTTGGAATACCAATTATGGTATATTTAGAGACACTAGTGGCAGTTTGGCAGTTATTAAGCCTAAAGAAGAATATATAGAGACCTATCTAAAGCAAAGATATGTGAATACAGTATTAGATAAGGCTCCTAAAGAACAAGTTCAGGAAGTAAACAAGAATATAGAGTCTGCGTTAAAGATGCTAGCTGCAAGTAATGATACTTCATCTAGAGTGCAGACTATCATGAAATATATAGGATACGACTTTAACACCAACAGTATTCATGGTAATGTTATACCTGCTTTTGTGAATTACTTCTATACTAGTGCTACTTTCAATGATGCATTATATAAGAATGGGCTTGTTAGTAAATTTAATGAGCTGTTTAATCAAATAATAGGTACTCCTACTACTGAAATTCCTTCTTATTCAGATACTACAGTCCAAGCACTAGTAGATAGGGCAGAAGTATCTGGGAACTACTTACGTATATCTAAGAAAGATATGCAGGATTTTATGGATGCTTATAGCTACGGAGAATTGTCCGATGAATCTATAGTATCTACTATACAAGACCTGAATAATAAAATTGACAATGAGAAGTTCTTAGACATTGCATTTATAAGTGATGGGGGAATATTATTAAGAAATACGTTTAAGCAGCCGGAATTTGACAAGACTATAGTTAACACAGAATACTCTGGAGAGTTAATAGAGCCTATTGAAACTGTAGGGGGTTATAATATCGCTAAATATAATGACAGATATTATATAGACAGTAGGATTGTTACAACTTCAGACGGGCTGAAAGGAGCAGGAGTAGATAATCTCAAATATGCTAGAAGTATTGCCAATAAACTATTAGACAGACCTATAGATTTGAAATCGGTCACTAGTAAACTCAAGAATGGAAGTTTAGCAATACAAAGTTACCAATCCTTACAAATTGGAGACAGATTCTCCGTTTTGGATATAGAATTAAATGATAATATAAAGCTATACAATGACAAGGATTTAGTTAAGAACATTACGTTTAACAACTTCATGTCAGAGCTTAATAAGAAACCCCAATATAAGAAACTAATTGGCATACTCAAAGAGCAGGGACTTAATATAGAATCTATACTTAACACTCAAGAGAAATTGGAGACTTTCTTCTTATTAAAGAATCAATTAAGAGACCCAGACATTCATGCTTCTCTATATAACAGTAAAATACCTAGCATGCTAACTCAAGATAAACTAGACTATGAGCTGCAATTAATGACAGAAGCTTTAAATACAATTCAGAATGCTACTGAATCTGTATATGAAGTAACTGGGGCAAATGGGGACAAATACTCATTCAGAAAGCTAGAATCAGAAAGAAGTGTACCAGTTCACAAGAAAGTGCCCAGGTCATTTAAAAGTGAAATGGTAGAGATAGCCAATCACCTTAGTAAGAACTATGGCATTAATGTTAACGTAGTTACTGCTAGAGAAATAGCTTCTAAGTTCAGAGGTGTAATTCCCAATGCCGGAAGAACTAACGCATTTATTTATAACGGAGAAGTATATTTAAATGTAGACAGAGCTACTACAGCTGATTCGCTGCACGAGTTTGCACATTTAATTATGGGTTCTATGAAGAGAACTAACCCAGGTCTTTATTATGGACTAGTTGAACAGGTAGAGTCTCTAGCGAATTATGATGATAAACTGGAAGCATTTAGAATGATAGGAGATACTAGAGCTGTTCCTGACTTGAATGAGGAGATATTTGTTACAGAGTTTGGTAATTACTTCGCTAGAATCGCAGAGCCTTGGTTTGAAGGTAAAGAAGCTTCACTAGAGGAAATGGGGAGAATATTTAAAGAGAAGACTCAAAAGACATTCCAAACTAGTGATGATATTAAGAATGAGAAGTTAGGAAGACTTCTTAATATGTCTATAGATAATATTATGTCTGAATTTGGTAGTGCACTTATTAACAACGATTTAGCAGCAGGTTTTGATATGAACTTAGCTTCTGAATCCCGTACTATAACTAATTTAATTCAGAAATTAATAAAGAGTGGTAACTTAAAGGAGAATTGCTAATGGCTTGTTCATATAGTTTAAATATAAATGGTCAAGTAGTACAATTTGGGGAGGGTAATAACAACTATGCAGACCTATTTGACTTCTTGATAGCACATAAGAATCAGATAGAATATGGTCTTATATCTGATATCGTACTTAGTCAGGACACTAAGCAAGCTGAAATAGTAGCTAAACTAAGAGGTATCAGAAGTGAAGCTAGACTTAGAGAAGACGGAGTAGATTTAACTGGGGGAGATATAAGTTATACTGCTTCTGACGGTAATATGTCCGTTACAGATTTCTTAGAGAAAGGAAGGTCTGGTGACGGTGAAGGCGCATTAATTCAGCCCTTTAATGTTACTAATTGGAGAGGCAGAACTGTTACTGAATTAATGGATAAGGAGAAGATTAGTAGAGAAGAAGCACATGCTAGAGTAGACCAAACGTTAGAGATGTGGGATAGAATAGCTGAAACTGGTATTGATATACATTCTATGATTGGAGACTACTTTGCAGGGCACTATGACTTAGAAGCACTTACTAAGAAATATGGTTTACAATACAGTGAAGCTGTTATTAAATCATTATATGACAACCTAGAAACACTCAAGAGTGAACTGTATAGAGCACATGGTAAAGGTGCTAAAATAATGTCTCAATTTCTGGTTGATGCCAATACAAACGACGGACTTAAACTAGTAGGTTCTATCGACTTAATAGTTGTAGATGAAGAAGGACAACCTCATTTGTATTTATTTAAAAGTTCTACTAAAATTTCTAACGACTGGGATGCAGCTAAAGCATCTAAATATGACTATCAATTAGGATTTTACAGGCAGATGTTAGCTTCTAAGGGAATCCCGGTAAGAAATATGGAACTTAATATAATTCCAATGAAAATAGAAGGCCTAGATGAGGGTCCTTTAACAGATGTTCAGTTTGAGGCAGTACAAGACAGGAAGAAAGACACATCTTCAGCTGTTAATAGGCTAGCTTGGGGAGTAGGAGAATATTATTCAAATATTAGTAACATAATACCTGTAAGGATTACTGATGAGACTGTAGGACATCCTATTAAGGACGGAGTGCTTAACACTTTATCAAAGTTTATTCCCAATCCTAAATTACAGAGTAGAATGGATAGAATAGACGTAGATTCGTTTATTCAAACTCAAGTACATGATTCACCACATCCTTCAGAAGGAAGGTGGTACTTTAGTGATTATTACAATCATAGTAAACCTATCTATATTAAAGATACAGCTGATAAAGCTGTTAATGAGGAACTTAGACAAAAGGTTGAAGAATACTTAAAGAAGAGGGATAGAATCTTTGCAGAGAAGAGACAGGCATTTATATATGATTTGGACAAGGCTTTAAAGGGTTATAAACCTCTAGACCAAATAGTACCACCATCAGGGTTTAAGACTACAGCTTTTGTAGTAAGCACATTTCAAAAGTATGTAAACGACCCCGGTTGGGAAGTGGTTGATATGGAGAATCTTAAACAGCTGGGAATTATAGCTATTCATAATGTTATTACTAAGCAAGTGGACTTTGTGGCACTTAGTAAGCATGATTTAAATACTATTATACCACTGTCTTTAGGAACTACTATGTTGGGAGATTATGAGAAGGATGCATATGCCATGAATAATCCATGGTTATTAAGAGCTACTAGTGGTAACATAGAGTTGATGAAGATTATGGCAGCTATTAATGAGATGCCAGAAGTCTTCGGAGATGTATTTAGGATTGGAACATTTAAGGTCTTAAATGCAGATACATCTACAGCTACTATAGCTAATATGAGAAGCATAAGAGAAACATTCAACTTATTAGCAAAGGAAGCTGGAGTAACTAATAGACTTAATCAAGTTACATTTATGGATGAACTTGAGGTTTTAAAAGGAGAGTTCTTAGCACTTATGAGTAGACCTGATGCTACTCCCAGAACCCAGCAAGAATTAAACACTAAAGTACGTAAGGCATTATTTGACATAAATGTAAACGATAAAGCTGCTACAGCCGACAGGTTAGAAGATATAGCCAAAACGTTGTATACTTCATTCCCAACTATCCTTGAGAAAGCATCAGTGGAAGATATAATGAAAGAGAACTCTAATACTGGTATAGAAAGATTCTATAAAGCAGTTCTAGGAGCGATGCTTTATTATAGAGATATTCCATTTACACAGCCGGAGAAGATGGGAAGATATACTCGTAAAGGAGCTCCATTATCAGGAGGTATGGATACTAACCCTGAACTAATTCCAGAGAATAATATTAGACAGGCTGTTAAATTAGTAAGAAAGGCATTTGATGGGGTTACTAGGAAGACTGAAGAGTATTACTATCCATTTTTTAACGACTACGTTAAAGCCTTATGGAAGGATAAGGGATACTCAAACGCCAGAAACTTAGTAATAGGAGACCAGACTAAAATATACGACAATATGTTTAGAAGAAATCCAGACGGGTCTCTAAATGAGCAAATGCTGTTTGCTAATCCTTACGATAATAGTACTCCACTGTCATCTGAAGAAAGAAGATTCTTGAAGAAGATATTATGGGATATCAACAAGTACAGATTTAATCTGGAAGGTAAGTCAGAATCTGACCCAGAAGTGGCGCAACTAAAGAAACAAGACAAATGGTTCTGGGTACCATTGCAGCAGACTAATAATAAGATATTACAAATGGGAATTGCTAAATGGGCTAGCCAAGAAACTAAAGATGTTACTATGAAATTTAAAGACTTCTGGAATAGAGAAGAGAATGATGCATATTCGGAGGAAGAATATACAGCTAAGTCTGACATGATTACTAGATATGAAATGTATAATAGGTTTAACATTTCTGAATCTAGTGAAGACGCCAGACAGGCATTACTAGCACAATACAATTCTGATTTCTGGGAACGTAATTTGGAATCATTAGTAACTAGCTATGTGTTCGCCGCAGAACGTAAAGATGCCTTTGATGATGTGCTCCCGGCAATTAAAGCAATTAAACTATTAGCTCTTAACTATGCTAAAGAAACTGGTGTTGATTTAACAGTGTTTAATGAGACAATGGATAATTACCTTAAAATTGCAGTATTTAACCAGTCCATTATTAGTGAGGAAGGTAAACAGCTATATCAAGCTGTGGGTCCTATTAAGAGATTAGCATCCTTCGGATTGTTGGCATTTAATGTTACTGGTGGAGTCAGAGATGTATTTGACGGAATGTGGAAGAACTCTGCAATGGCTTTCAGTAAGATGTACTACACTGGAGAGAAATTTACTTATAAAGAATTATTACAGGCCGGAGCTATTATCATGAAAGACGGGCCAGACTTTTTATCAAGAGTTACTAAGATAGAGGCTCTTAATGCTAGAATGAGGCTCGCTGATTTTGATATGAACAAGTTGTCACAGAGGTTAGTAAGTAATAAGTCAGGATTATCCAATCTATCTAGATATACTTACTGGTTTACTACTGCACCGGATTACTATAATAGAATGACCATGTTTATAGCTCAAAGTCTACATGATGGGACTTGGGACGCTATAGAAATGACTAAGGATGGATTAAAGTATGATTGGAAGAAAGACAAGCGGTTAGCCGCTTATGCTTCTGGTAATAAGAGTAATCCAGATTATAATAAGCAAAGAGGTCTGTATCTATCTATGATGAAATCTTTTAATGAAACTGAAGGTTTAAATCTAAAAGAAGGTGATGCATTACCATTTGCCTATACACAGGACGAAGTACTTGCTATTAAGACCTTATCAGATTTAGTTTATGGTTATTATGACCATGACGGAAGAATGCAAGCTGAGAAGACCTTTATGGGAGCGTTGCTTGGTCAATTTAAAACATTCTTGTCCGCAACCAGGAATGCTTATTTGCTAGAACCAAAGAACTATGGACTGGCAGGTAGAGTTCAAGCTAAAAATGATAATGGAGACCTTCTATGGTACAAGGATATAGTAGACGACAATGGAGAAACCAAAACCATAGTAACTACAGAGAATACAGGAGTGCCGGTAGAAACTTGGGCTGACAGATACCTAGAGGGAATCTTTTACACCCTTAAAGATGCTTGGAGGGAATTTAAATCCGGAGGTCTAAAAGGAGTTAAAGATAACATATGGAACGAAGATACTGGTGTCAAGAAATCTAATTTAAAGAGATTAGGACATGACTTAATGCTGTGGTTGTTATTAGGAGCTCTAGGTCAGTATCTAATAAGGTTGTGGGCTGAAGCCAGAGAGGAAGATAGAGACCCATTAAATCCTACCATGTCTAGGGCTATGGAAGATACAGTGTTTAGTCTATTCCAGAGAGGATTTACCAATTCATTTGGCGATGTAACTCCTATCAATACTATGTTGAGTTTAGTTAATAATTCGGAACCTGTATCTATTGGATATCTTAGCACGGTGTTCAATAATACCTATGAATTTGCATTTGGAGATAAGACTCTATCTCAATACTTTATGGGAACTACAGGATTCGGTAGAACTTTCAAGGGAGCTACTACTGAACTAAAAAATATAGCTAAATTAGCAGCTGACACAGTTAAAGAAGATACAGAGTAATAATCAAAAAAAAAATGGCCTGTACAGTAGAGCATTACACTCCACCATACAGGCCATTATTGTTTATTGAAGCACCCCTAAGGTCTCCATCATAGTTGCTACTTTGACAATTAACTCACCAAGAGTTCCGTTATTATCAATAACATAATCGTAGTCATTATAATCATCCAAAGCATGTTCTGAAATATGATTATCTAGTAATCCAGTATCTCTGTTTACCTTAATGACAATTCCTTTTCTATCTTTGATAGCCTGGACTTCATTTGGAAACCTAGTATCTGGCATAATCCAACAAGGCTCTACTGTATTCATGTGTGCGAATACAGTATTACCGTATTCATCAGTACCATAAGTAGGATAACTCTTGAATCCTTTATCATAGTCAGACATCATAGATTTAACCCATAGGTTAGGGTCAATAGTTCTTCCCACTTCAGTACCTAGTACTTGTAGGAACTCTCTATGAGTCATAGGTTCTCCTTCACTATTACTAATTGGAATATATGTAAATGATTCTTTGATACTCTCTGTCTCAAAGCTTGACTTATCACAACCCAATATAATGGACGCACACTGTTTCAGCTTCTCTGCCCATGGATGTTTCTCCCATACACTAAGTATAGGAGCAATATCCTCACTTTCACAGACAGCTTCAAAGTGTTTAGCATTCAGAGTTACTTCTCCCCATAGTTTAGAAGATTTAAGCCAACTTATATACCGAATGATATTACAAACTGTATCTTTACCGCTTTGCTTCTTACCAACTATACCTATAATCATTCTTCTAGAAGGGTTATTTCATCGTCGCTATACTCACAATCTCTCACTTCTAAATCTCCTAGGTCTACTGTATCGTAAGCCTTTTCCCAAGCTTCGTCTTCGCTGTCGGCTTCAACTTCTATGTCAAAGCATAGACGACATCTAAGCTGTCTATCGATACTTACATTATACTTCGGCATCAGTAGTAGCTATTACTAACTCACCAGAGTCAATTGCTTTACGAATGTATCTCATTAATGTGATAGGTTTCGGATACTCTGCTAGAAATGTAGTAGTTCCTACATCGTCTCTGTCATTCATGTCTATTGGAAAGACAATAGCTTTATCACCAGCTATTATTTGGTAATAAAGCACACCAGCTATAGCATGTGATATCTTAGCTGGATAAGGTAAGGTTACAATTTCTTTTAGTGTCATATTATATTACACAAGATTTTACTAAATCAGCAATCTGTTTACCGTCTGCGGCAGGGAACATAGCTTTAAGCTCTTTGATAATGATTCCCATCTTACTCTTAGGAATCTTAGGCCCGTCTTCACATCCTTGTAATGCACAGACTTCTACCAGCCCTAAAGCAAGTACTTTATCATCAGGGACCTCGGGCAGAAACTCATTCAAGATAAGAGATTCTGCCATTTCATTATCATATAAATCCTGACGACCTGCCATACGATACTGTTCGGCATTATCAATGCGCTGGTCACGTAACTTCTTAATAATGGCTACTTCAGCAGCATTGTCAAGAGGTTTAGCATTCTTAGCAGTTGCATAGTTGCTAAATTCCGTCTTAATTGCACGGAGAACTGTAGTCCGAACAGCGTCATGGTTCTTCATGGACTCCATAATTAAGGAGTTTAATTTATCATTCCACATATCATTTCTATTTAAAATGTTAATAACTCGGTTAGCATCCTCATTAGTAATACCTACGTTACCATTAGTTCTTACTAAGAACTTGTTCTGGCAAGACAACATTTCTCTATCATCATCCAGAATTGCATAGACGTAAGGTTCGGTTTGAGAATCTAACCACTCTTGGATTTCTTTACCTCTATGGTCTTTAAAGGGAGTGGTACTATAAATTTGGAACTTTAACCCAGCTTTGTCAAATACTGATTGTAAGTTAGAATCTGTTCTCCAAGAAGAACTAACTATTACCTTACAATCTGTTTTACTAACTATATCGTTGATGATATCAACACATTTTGGGTCGAAGTCACCTTGAGGATACACATGGTCCTTATTCCATTCTTCTCTGTACCATGAGACACTATTGAGAACCCCGTCTACGTCTAGAAATAAATATTTGTTAATCCTTTTCATAAAATGTTACTTGTCTGGAGAATCCGTTCTCTAGTATATCCTCGTCTGGTGATACTTCATTCTCAACATCTGCTGAATACTCTTCTATGTACACTTCAGTATCAACATTCTGTATGGTACATCCAGCAACCCAAACACAATCACCCTTATCCATAATAACTTCATAGGGCAGTGCTGACCTGTAATCAGTACGATAAATTTTACCAGTTTGTCCAACTTCTGTATAAGCGGAGTCTAGGACTACTTTGACCTTAGTGTCTTTAGCTAAAGCATATCCCTTTCCTTCTAATACACAGACACTGGTGTCCAATTTATGTAGTTTGTAATTACTTAACTGTATTGCATACAATGAATGCTCTGATAAAGTCATGGAATACACACAAAGTAAATCACCATATTTAAGGTCTTTTGTATCCTCTCCTACATACTTTATACAATCGTCAAGGTATATTCGCGCAATAGGTTCGGGAGTCCAAATTTGAAAGTCTCCAGAAGGGTCCAATAAGTCATTATAAACTGGAATGATGAGAGCGTCTTCTAGCTCATTTCTGTATCTATAATCTGCTCTAATTGCTAACATACTATCCCAACGTACTTCTGACTCTCTTATGCCTGGATTGACTACAGTACCGTAAGCTCCTTCGACTATATGAGTATCTTTTGAAGAAACCATTCTAACTCTTGTTCCCTCAACAATTTTAAACTTTCCCTTTTTCAGATTCATGTTTCATAAATTCATCTGTTAATTCAACTCCTAATTGACATATCTCTTTAAATGACCTCTCATGTAAGAGGTCATTGTTATTGATTAATGCTAATGTAAATTCAAATCTCAATCTTTCATACTTTTCATGTTGCTCATTAGCTTCCTTTTGAGCTTCAGCTGCTTGCTGTGCAGCTTTAATACCCTCCAGGAACTCACCCCAATCTTTACTGTTGTCCATAAAAACTAGGGTTTAGATATTTCATAGTGTGCCTACGTAATATATTCTCTGCTGTACCAGAATCCCATTTAGATTTGCTTCTTATAAAGGCAATATCCTCACTTGAAGCATTGGTCATAGCAGAATCACGGTCTCTATCTGTCTCAAATCCACCTACATAATGTACAATAGGACAATCATCTATGGTATATGGGTCATCATCCTCGCATAAGTCTGCATTGAGCTCATCTACCATGTCAACATGATAAAAACCGTCTTGTCCAGCTACGCCTACTCTAAACCTAGGTTCAGAGAACATATGATAAATGCTCAAAATACATGGAGGACACTCTACATCATCTGTATTCTCCTTAATGTAATTTGCTATGAAATTAGCTGCCATTTCATCACAACCCCTACAATCTCCGACTACAAATTCACAGTCATCGTAATTATTGTTGCATGTATCTATCACATCAACAATTGCTGGAACGTAGAACTTCTCAAATTCTTCAGGAGTTATGTCTCTGTGTCCACTAATGAAGTATGTCATTCAGCAAATAAATCGTCTAAACCTTCTACTTCTTCATAATCTACATAAGTATAAAAGATGCCTTCAATGAGATGTCTATGATTAAACGCCCACTGGTAATTATCAAGGTCAGATATTTTAACCCACATGATAGCCTTTACCTCATTCTCCTCTCCGCCTAGCTGTCCTTTGATAGCATTAGTAGAAATTCCAATATGGCTCTCGTCTACTACAGCCATGAACCTCATAGTAACATTCTGTCTATTGGAATCTTTTGGGTCATCGTTAACACTACACATATAAAGAGCACTAGGTTCAATCTTAACTCCAGTTTCCTCGTAGATTTCCCTAGAGCAGGCTTCTGCTAATGTCTCATCGAAGTCCAAATAGCCACAAGGACAGTTCCAATATCCTTGAAAGTCTGGTGCTCCTTCACCTCTTTGATTAGCAAGAACACACCATTCATTGTTAATCCTACAGAATATAAATCCTGCAACGGCTATACTACGGTGAACCCAAACTGTCTCCCCAGCGTGTTCACCTGTTTCAATTGTAATAGAATAATTCTTCATTAGTAAAATTCTTCAGTTAATCCAGCTTTATACATATAATCTATATTGGTCAATGAATGCTTCTACAGTATCTCTTACAAATGGCTGGATATACACTCCAAGCTTTACTCTATTGCGAATGCAAGTAGAGCATATTGTTATCTGTGGAGCATATACAACATGTACATTCTCCGGAAGGTCTTGTGGAGTCTCCTCTCCACTTACCACCATGAGGAATTTATAGTCACACAATATTACAGACCCTTTATGCCATTCAGGAATATCCTTATAGGTTTCTGGAGTAGTAATGATTACTAATTCATCCTCTGGCATTCTAGACTTTAATTCCTCTAATACAACGTATGTGGGTATACCTCTAGGATACGCAGGACCTGCTAAGTCTTTCTCTACATCACTTACATGCACAAAAGGTAAAGTGTCGAATTGCATACAACTCATAGCATACCTATATGAAAATTTAGAGCTACTCTCCTTCCATAAGTTTTGATATGCAGGAATTACTAATACTCTACCCACCTGGCTAGAGTTAATGGCTCCCATTACCACATTTACATGCCCGATATGGGGAGGGTCAAATGAGCCAAAGAATAATCCTACTCGCATTGCATTGCCTCCTTAACTGCTGCTTTAACTATACTATCAAGTTCATGCTTGCACTTCTTACAGTCTCCTGCGTGTGTAAACCAATAGGCTCTCCAGTAATACTCATGTCCATTAATCAACATCTTCTTAATGTCCCCATTGCGACAGGTTCCGACTGTTTCATAGCTATCTGTTACATTATCACTGGGAGTACAACTAGAAAGGAGCCAAAGCAAGGCCAAGGCTCCATAATACAATTTCATTTTCATCTAAATCCAATTTTAGGTCTATCACTTTCAATTTGTTCACCACCATTGTCTGTGCCTAAGTTATAAACATCACACAATGCCATGTCTTCAGTTACAGGTTCTGTTTTACCAAGTTTGACAGCTAAGGCAGTAGCTTTATCTTTGGTAAGTTTGCCAAATTCATATTTAACTTTCAATCTTCCTTTACGTAATAATGCTTTATCAATACTACTAATATCAGCATTAAAGGTACATATGAACTTAAGGTTTAAAGAGTCTCCGAGTATACCATCTGACAGGTTTAGTAAAGAGGATATTCTGTGATTTCCTTTAGTGTCCCTACTTACTAATAAGTCCTCGCAGTCTTCTACTACAAACACTGAATCTCTCTTATTAGTAAGAAGTTCAATAAATGAAGCATCTCCAATGTATTGAAACGTAGAAGCATCTAAGAACACAAACTTCTTACCTGGATTGTCGGCTATTAACTTTCTAATATAACTAGTCTTACCGCAACCAGGAACTCCGTGTAATATGGCAATTCCACTCTCCTTGGAATTTATCATATCGGTTATTTGTTGATGTGGTAAGTCATCATTATAATTAGATTGTATATCACAATCTTGCTCTTTTACCTTCATGAGTGTAGTTCTGAATCCTTGATTACTGTAGGTTACGTATTCCATAGTAGCTTTAGCCTCTTTATATACCAAGCAATCTACTATTTCTTTTGGAATATCATCAGTATTCAACATTAGAATTTCTAGGTCCTGAAGGTCTATAATATACTCATCAGTGAATAAGAAGTAATCATCTCCCCACCTTATATGAACTGCATCTGGAAACAACTTTAAAAGGTTGTGCTGAGTTGCCCAATAGTCTATAGGTTTGCCCTTGGAAATAGATTCAATCTTTCCTTTAGATTCTGCATCTGACCATTCTCGTCCTTCTGGTAAGTCTACTGCATAATAATCTGACCTAAAAGTAGCCCTATGTGGAGCTCTTCCATGTATCTTCATAAATACAGCGGCTAATGCAGAACCTAACCCATAAGTTGGGGCTATGACTACATCATAACACTCTTTAATAGCTGTGTGAACTCTTCTTTCTAAATCATTCATATAATTCCCTAGATATATAAATTGGAGCTTTCTTACGTTTAAATTCGGAAGCTAAATGTCGGCTCCAAACCTTATTGACTACATCTTCTCCTTAGCTCCTTCCACAGCTAAAGACCCACTGATGAAATCCACCTGTGGGTCTACAATTAATAAAATCTTATCCATACTTTATTTAGAACACGCTGCTATTGCGGCAACTATTAGCAGTATTAGAAGTAACACTAATACAATACCTATAGCGAAGACTACTGGCAGCCATAATGGAGCAAGTACCCACCACCATGACCATGTTGCAACAGCAGTTGTTCCTGTTAATTTAAGAATTACAAATACTATAGCTACAGCCGTTAATAGGCTAGAACCACCAGATGTATAAACTACTTTTTCAGTCGGCATCCTTTTAAACATTCAAATATAGAGGTTTGTAAGAAACTACATAATCTTCATTTACTAACGATACGTTAGAGAACTTCATGCCATTAAATTCCTGTATTCCATGACACCCACTATGAATGTGTCCGCAGAAGCAATATTTAGGTTGTTTACGCATGATTTCATCAGCTAACCATGTATTACCTGCATCTTCTCCTGCCCACGCTCCTTCATGTATCTCACCTAGCCCAAGTAGTCTAGGAGCATCGTGAGATATAAGAATATCACAATCACTAGGCATATGAGCATACTTAGCTTCCAGACGTTCAGGCTCTCTCATGAACGCCCAATTACCAAATTGCTTACAGTAGGGAGTTCCGAAGATTTTAAACTTCTTGAATACTCCTGGCTCGATTTCATGCTCGTATTCCCAAGACTTATTATGTAAATACACCAATTTGCCGTCAGTAGGCTTATGAAACATGTTGTACATATCTGGTTCCAAACCTCCATTTCTTTCAAACCAGAAGTCATGATTACCAGCTATGAATACTACATGTTTACATGGTAACCCATTAGCCCATGGAATAAACGTATTTTGAAGCCATAGCCTAGATTTAGGCATGTTTAGCTGTATATTTAACGGCATGATATCTCCACAGATGAGAAATATATCACATTCTTCAACTGCGGGAAGTACTCCATGTAAATCAGACGTAGCTCCTATTCGCATTTCTCGGCTGTATATTTAATCCGTATTTCAGTCATCTCACCATTAGCAATATCTGGAAGTGATTCAACAAAACCTACACCATAGGTAGCTCTTAAATCGAACTCTCCTATCCAAGTAGAGTCATCTGTCTCTTCATCAGAAGTATTCCATTCATCATCATATTTAACTGGAGCCACCGACCCTTCGTAAAGCCACTTATTGCCGTTGTTGTCTATACAATACCAATAACGCATAGTTACTTAATTCCAAATTCAAACTGAAGATTCATCTCAATCCGTTCACCTTTATTTAACTCAGGGAACTTAACGGTTCCCAGAAGTTTATCGAAGTCAAAATTGAAGTCTTCTTCCGACCAAAACAGACCTTCTTTTCTTGGGTCTACCCACTCACCATCATCGTCCATAATTGGTGGTTCTTCTCCAACAAACAGAAATACTTCCTCGTTAGCAGCTCCTTCTAAGTCTCTACAACACCAAAATCGTTTCATTCTTTATACCAAGTTGTGTTTAACTGTTCATCAATCTCAAATTGTAGTGGGCCTTTATCAAACGTAGTAGCTGGAATAACACAGTCTTTAAATACATCATCTGTGGCAGAAGTCCACTCATAGTCGCTATTCATTCCTTGCCAACCGCTGCCAACTCTCTCCGGCATGTCACCATCAGTTACATGAAGGTCTCCACTTCTATTGGCAACGACCCACCACTTACCTACAGGATTAGTTATTTCCTTTCTCATCTCTAGTAAATTCAGATACGTCTTTTAAATAATCTAACAACTCCTCTTCAGTTTCAGCCAGTTCTAAAATACCAGGCCACCCTAAGACTACACTGGGCACATATACACGATACCAATCCCCGTCTATTCCTATCCAAGTGGTCAGGTCAGATGTGCACATGTAAGGCTCACCTTTAGCGTCCAGCTGTCTTCTTATCCCAGGATTTGGACAAGAAGGCCCCATATCTAATTCTAGAGTATGCCCGTGAACTGTAACTACTTTAGACATATTTCAAATTTTATAGGTTCATCTTCATACGTCATATCTTCCGGAATTGGAAAGCTAAATAGATTTGCAGGATGTAAATCATTAACAGCTCCCATACATTCTAAGCAGTCATACGTAGGGTCCACATTCCAGCTTTCACCGTCAAAGATAGGCGGGTTGTCGTAATACCAACCCTGCCCATCTTTATCTATTGCATAGTAATAAGTCTTAATCATTACTAAGAGTCACAGTTCCCTCAAACTTGTACAATTTGTCGGAATCAGTGTAACTTACTAGGGTTGGAACATCTACAGGCTTTCCTGAATGCTTAAGAAGCCAAATATAACCATTGTGCATTAGGATGCCAATATTTCCAAGCTCGTCTATTACTAGGTCTCCTGCTTTTGGCATTTCGTCATTTCTATTCACTTCAACTTTCATTCCTTCAAGTCTCCCATTACGTTACGGTTAAGCCTGTCATCAATTCTCTCCTTACAAGCGTCAAGGTAAGCTTCAAGTGCAGTAACTTGTTTGGCATTTTGCTCACAAGGAAACTTCTCATTCAGCTTCTTCACTCTATCAAGTAGAATAAGGGCAAGTTGTTCTGATTGCCACCCTGGAGTTACTGTACCGTCTTCGTGCTTGTGAACAAACTGAATTGTGTCAGTAGCATCCACATACTTGGTTTTGCCATTAACAAAGCCAGCACACATTTGGGCACGATAACGATGAGCACCATTGAATCCGTCGTCTGGAATTACTTCAATAGTTTCCTTATTACTAGGATACACTTTTAAGTCCTTAACCGGGACATACTTCTTTCTGCTACTAATAATTTTAGCCATAATGCTTATTCTTTATAAATGTCCAACAATTCACTAAATTCGTTAATAGTCTCACACAAATGCTCTATGCAATTTATGAGAGCTCCTTTCTCCAGTCCCTCTAGCCATTTAAGCCTAGTCTCTGGAGTGCAATCTTCGAGACAAGTAGGAGTAGGCTTCTCCTCTCCTTCTAACTTATCGAAGATAAATATTCCACTAAGATTTCTGCGCTTCATTCACTTGCTTATTAATTATACATTTAACTTGAGCATAAGATACAGGAGTGTAATTATTATTATCAACTCCTACATCATACTGGGTTGGAAGTAAATAAGGCAGTCTAGCTGCATCAGCTCCAGCACTATTTGGGCCTGAATGTACATGTCCAAATAGCTGCCATACGGCATCCTCTGGTTTACGATATATTCCACCATAACACAGAAACGGATAGTGATTTAAGTATATACTACGAGTCTCTATCGAAATCTGCATTTGGGGGACCACTATCTCAAACTTACCCATGTAACCTTGTCTTATGTTCTTCCTATCATGGTTTCCCAGTATGAGGTAAATCTTGCCTTTTAGACGAGACAAAACATTACTCCATACTGCACTACCACCTAGAGCAAAATCTCCCAAATGGAAGACTGTATCATCGTCAGAGACCACATTATTCCAGTTTTCAACTAACATATCATTCATATGATTAACGTCTTTAAATGGACGATTGCATAGATTGATAATGTTAGCATGACCAAAATGTGTATCTGACGTAAAGAATGTGTGCTCCGGGTCAAATTTAAATTTATCTGTCATCTTCCACAACAATGTTTATATTTCTTGCCACTGCCACATGGACAAGGGGCATTACGACCTATTTTAGGATAAGGTCTAACATACGGTTCTCTTCTTAGGAAGTTAGCAAGATGTTTCCTTAGCAATGCTTCTTCCTCTTTCGACAATTCCTTGTCCATGTCTAGTGCGTCTTTAGCATCCTGCATTCTGAATGTGATTAGATACTTTAAGAATAATATAAATCTGATAACTAAGTGCATCTTGTAGTCTAGGAGTTTTGCCTCCTCCTTATGAAGTTCTCGCTTATATCTCCTAGTATCTGTTCGATACTTGTAGATTCCCTTCTGCATCAATATCTATATAGTCATCCAACAGTAATCTATCTCGTAATTCAATTGCAAGTTCTCTTGCCTGCGGATGAGCATCATTTGCACATCTCAATTTCAAGAACTCTATCCATTGTTCAACAGTGCCAGTCATTATTAATTCTGTCTTTAGTGCTAGAGGTAGTACATTTCTAGCCTGTTGAGCAGGCTCGCCCTCTGTCAACAATCCGAAATATGTACTTTCTGCCTCACACATAGCTTGTATCCATGCAGCTTCAGTTCGAGACAATCCTTCAGATATAGTTAAATCATAAGTATGACATAGTTCTATATTATATGAATTACCCTCGAACATATTCTTATACCAGCACGGTATTATACAATTTAATTCCTTACCAAACTTAGCCTTAGAGTAATTGCAATACCTAGTACTTTCTTGAGCAAATGAGAATACTCTATGCCTTACAAATTCCATCTGTTAATACTTAGGCTCTTTATCCTAAGTTTCTCCAAGTTTCCTTGGAGTGTCGGACTATATCACCATCCTTTACAGGATGCCCAGCACTCGTGTCAGTATTATATTCTATGTGTAGTATAGGAGACTCGAACTCCTGTGATAGCTAATCCTCTTCCAACATAGTAGTAGGTCTACCTATTAATGTAGTTCGCATACAACTACCTCTTACCACATATAGTTTCAACTGTTAGTCTCTGAACCTTCCAACTTTGTTAAAGGTTGGCTCGGCTGCTGATTAGCATGATTTAGTATTTTATTACACATTTCAAATAGTTCCTCCGTTGACATATCCCCTTTCATCCAATTAACTCTCTTTGTTACCCATTGAAGATTTCCTCTAATATAACCTTTAGAAGAGTCTATTCTATCTAAAGATAAAGGTAAATCCTTCCTTACATGGTCTAAAGAACCATCTTCAGGAAGAAGATTATCTCCAGTTAAGGCACATTTGAAATCCTGTAATTCAAGTAAGTCATATAGATATTCAGGGGTTACATCTTCTGCAAATTCCTTATTTCTCAGAATTGCATTTCCTCTTAACCTATTTATAAAACTTTCTCTAAAGTTAGATACTATTTTTCCATTGGCGCATCTTCTACAACTTTGATATTTAGTTGAATCCATAATTTGTGATGCAGGCATCCATCTTTCATTCCCACATTGACATCTAACTCTATATCTAAGTTGATTATTTATGTACTCAGGTCCAGATATAACTTCCCATGTGCCAAATCTATATCCTAATGGGATATTTAACCTCCTATTTTTATTAGAGCATTCTTTACACATAGTAGTTCTGCCATTCTTAAGGGATGAGCATTGAACATAATACTCTTTCCCACACTCACATCTAACTTTATAGTAATAACTATTCTTAATTCTTGTCCTAGAATTTTCTATGACTGTTAATTTTCCAAATTTGTCTCCTATATTTACCATATTCATTAAATTTTCATATGCAAATATACAACAAATTTTTCAATTACCCAAATAATAAAATACTAAATTTTAGCTTTCCAGCAATTCACTGGGTTTTCTTAACACATTACTGTATTAAGCCACAAATTCTTTATGGGATACTCCTCTGTCACATATAAACCTTACAGTGACACGTTTAACGTGATATTCTGTAGGTTCACACAAGTATTGCAAGTCCTCAAGCCAACTATTTTGGAGTAACACTCTATAGTTGGTCGTGATACAATAATGCACTCCATCAGGATGTAAGGTCCATTCGGAATACTTGTTGTTGACATACTTATTTGCAACATCAAGCAGCCTTCCAGAGCAATCAATCATGAGATATACAGTACCATGCTCTAGCATAGCAGTATGTCCTCTAGCTATAATGACATTATTAATAAACTTCTTAGCACTGTCTTCTGTTATCTTGTCTTCAGACTTATAACAAGTCCTTGCACACAGTTCCATGTGTTTGAATAAACCTTCAACACTTGGTTCCTGGTTAATAAGTTCTACTTTCGGTTTGATTAGGCGCATTAAGCTTTAATTCTACTTCTTTAGATTTGCAATGAACATAATCTCTTAGTAGATGATAAGTTTTGGTACTTATCTCCATCTTCCAATCGTTAACAAACCTTACAAATTCATCATTGAAGTAAGCAACTGCGTCTAAATTAATTGCAAACCCGTCATCAGCTTCAACGAAATAAGCCATTAATAGAATTTTACTTCTTTAGAACTATATTCATCTTGTTCGGAGACAAAGTCATTATCATTGACTATCTCCTCCTCTTGACAGGCATCTTTCTCTCTATCCCATATACATACCAAATCAAGTGCACTTTCAAGATGTTTTAAACTGTAAGGTGCTCTGTGATTTTGGTCAAAGTTATCATATACTCTCTTAAATACCTTCATTATATCCCATTCCCGATAACGTTCATCATCGGTATTCATGAGCATATTAAAAGTGTATGATGTACCCTGCATATAACCACCCTGGCTTAAGAATACAATGTCTTTATTCTTAGAGGCATTAGGTGGTAAGCAATCAGTGATTACCAGATACAGTTGTTGATTTCTCATCTGAACAACCATTGTATTCTCTAAATCATTCAGAGTCATCGTCCCAGTTCATATAAGGGTTAGACGCGAGGTTATAGTTATAATACTTAGTATCTTCTGTAACCTCTTCTCCTACAAAATCAGGCAGAGGAGGGTTGAGAGTTGCCTGTGATAACTCACACTCGGCAATTACTAATCCTTCATTCTCTCCTAAGAACTCATCAATTTCCCATTTGTTACCCATATGATATACTATGTAGCGTACCTTACGAATAACATTAGGACAGAACTTTAGAAGCTCCTGTGCTTCATACAATGGGATTTCCTGTTGCCATTCAAAACGACTAAGAGTTCCCTTAGCTTTAATAAATAGCCAACCATGACTATCCCTAATAGCTATCCTAGTTTCAGAAATAGGATTGTCTCCAAGGTAACCCTGGACTATCAGTCCTGCTCTCTGAGCCTGTATTTTATAGCTATTGCTCTTCACTAAATACTTTCTTTCAACTTCAATCATATTAATGTACCCAATGGTCTTCAATTGATATATCAGCACCTAAATGTGCACGCACACAAAATGGTTCGCCTCCACTCTCCATACATTTAACCAATATACTGCCTACTTCTTCAGCAATATCATCCGGTGCTTCAACATTGTGTTCATCATGTACAGGAACACAATATTTAACTATAAATAGCAGATTATTCTTCCTTAGCCAATTAAAGAACTTAATTGCAGACAATTTGAAACACAGTGCCCCACCGGCTTGAATAGGGTAATTTATTGACTGCTTCATAGAGTCAGATAACCTTCTTCTCAAATGCTGTGAACTTGTCTTATAATAATTGTCCCCATTACGCCCTAGCATATACTTGGCTTCTGGAGACCCAAGTTCACTGTCGATTTTACACAGGTTGTCCCAGTCGTATATAAATGCCTTATGCTTAGTAATAGGATTAAGAAGGATATATCCCTTATCAAGGACATCTTCTCTCCTAAACTCCTGATATCTCTTTAGTCCAGAGAAACCAGACATATAGTTATTATATACTTCTTGAGCTCTTGCCTTAGTAAGACCGTAATTCTTCATTAAAGTGTTCCAATCTCCACCATAATTAAAACAAAATTCATACCCTTTAGCAGCATCTCTAAGAGGTTTGTATTTAGCTTTAACTTCAGATAGTGGAGTATCATCAGGGATGTCTGTAAATACTATTCTGGCAGTTAGACTGTGTAAGTCACCACTACCATAGATAAGCTCTTCCAACATCGCCTTATCATTAGCAATGGATGCCATTAAGAAAGACTCCTGCCCTTTATAATCACAACTAATCCATTTATACCCAGTATCAGAAACGAAACACGACCTAGTAAATGGGTCATGCGGCAAATTCATTAAAGACGGGTTAGTAGCGGATAACCGCCCAGTATCAGCTCCTAATTGAAAATAGTCTGGATGAATCCTACCACTTACTGGATTAATTTTATCTATGAACTTCTGTCCAAAGGTATCAACTAGAATTTTAGCCTTCTTATATTCTACATAAAGAGGAACTATACTACACTTATGTGCTTGTGGCTTTATCAACTTAATATCAGCAGATTTCTTCTTCTGCTTAGTTTTAGCATCAATGGTAGTACAATTAATACCTAAATGTTCAAATAAAGGCACTACTTGTTGACTACTAGACCAGTTAATGTTACACTTAGCTGAAGCATCAAATCCACTGAACAAATCGCCTTGTAGATTCTTGGTAACATATGGGAAAGGTTTGTCATATTCATAGTGAATTAATCCGGTTTGCGGATTACAAACTCTCCTTATTTGTCCCATATGAGGGCCTACTTTGTCAAATAGTTGATTCTCATGCATAATGTCCACTTCCTCTGTGCAGGCTTTAACATAGCCTTCAGAAGATTTATGTTCATTATAATAATTTTCAACCCATTCGTTAAGCTTAGCTTCTGCTTTATTAACTTCCTCTTTATCTCGAATCATCTTCTGCTTCCATTTTACTGGGTCAAGTTTAGCTCCACAATATTCCATATAGGCAATTACTGGAGTAAACTTCATTTCAAATTCAGCAGCTTTAGTTAACTCCTTCTTCTCTAGTTCTGCATCTTGCTTCTCCTTAATCTTAGTAAGATACATAACATCACCAGCAGCATATTGTACCACTGGTATGGTTAATCCTTGAGTGATAATCTGCCCTCGAACAGTTTTATCAATATCTATACCAAGATAGTTATCAGCTGCTGCTTTTAAAGAAAGACTATGAAACTGGGGAGGATAGCCAAGATAGAGTAACTTCTCGGCAATCATTCCGTCCCATACATTATAAGGAACTATTTTATGGTGATATAGAAACCTTAAATCAAATGCAATATTCCAACCTAAGAAAGTCTTAGTAGGGTCTTCAAGGACACATTTAAGCTTCTCAATTGGAATAGTTACATTGTCAACGACTATTTGGTCTTCCCCTAAACCATACTGAGTACACAGTAATGGTTTTGTATAGGGGTCTAAACCAGCAGTTTCTGAATCATATTCTACCCAACTATGTGGCATAATCATGTCTATAGCATCAGATAGAGATAATTCCTTATAAGCGTCAGTTTCAAATAGTGACCTTTGATTACTGACTAGATATATCATGAAACCTCAATATCAACAGTACTAATATCAACATCTCCTAAGCTACTAAGTGCGGCTTGTATTCTGCTCTTAATAGCTTCTATGGCTTCATCTATATCCAAATGTCCGTAATATTCATACCATGCTAATCCCTTAGCATTTATGTCAACTTTGAAGACTTTCTCTTCCACATTATAAGGAGCAAATGGGTCACGTTCTGCTCCAGCTGGTAAATTACTCATTAATTAATAGCTGTTAGAATTAATAATAAGTAATCTGTCCACAGACCTCGTCACCGAGTCTTAATCAGCTGTATCGAAATACAGCAACGTTGGGTTATCTTTCTGTATATCTATAGAATCCAGATTCCTAATAGCTAGCTGTTGAGCGAACTGATTAGTATCAAACCCTATCGTTATAAGATGATAACCATGTGCAGTTGGAATTACATGTTTAACTTTGATGTCTTGTGCACCTCTACAACTATTAACAATTTCTATGATTGTGTTAAGATAGTTCTCGTCCTTACTATCAACATCCACAACCCATAGTGGCTTGTAGCCTCTAGCTCTAGTATGCCCACAAGATGAATCCCAAATGCGATATCCTTGATAGCAGTTGCCTTCTTGGATTAGTTTGGCATACTCCTGTATAGCAGTACATGCCACTTCTTCAGCATTACGTCTATTCAAGGTAATGTATGCTCTTGCATGATTACTCTGGCACAATTCAGTAATTTTAGCTCTTTTGCGCTCTAGCTGTTCCCTACTGAATATATAATAAGTTTTAACGGTTCTGTATCCGTTATTGCCAGTATCAGTAACACAGCCATCTTTCTTGCGTTGTATAATTTGCAAGAAGTAGAACTCATCTGAATTATTAAATTCCAGAATGTCTAGTATTTGGTCAAAATTATCTATTACCATTCTTCTCGTCTTTAATTTCGTAATACCTGTCTATGGTAATGAAGAACAGAGCTAAACAGAAACATTCTGCCATTAAAACAGGACATGTAAACAGAGCTACAAGCCCAACTATCATTCCTATTAACATCCAAGGTGCTGCCATAGCAAGCAAATTGCGTATAGTAGAATCATCGAAATTACTTCTTAGCCATTTGTTCATATCGCTTATCCCTTTCTTCAATTACTGACAATGGTGATACTCCAGGTTCTAAGGTTTCAATAAGTACAAATCCATTCTCTGGTGTAATCATTGATTCTTTCTCACTTACACTACCCTTATACTTCTCACCATAGTTTCCCTCTACCTCCTTAGTAGCGGGATTGATATCTCCCCAATCTGAATGTCCTCCAATTGGTTCAACATAGTATTTCCTACCAGTCACTAATGATTGATATATAAATCTACCAGTGTCATCAGTGTTCTTTAGAAATCGTTTCTCTAAATCAGTCATTTGGAACTACATCTAAATCTGTCAAATAAAATGCATTGTCGTTTAAATCTCTTTGTACGAAGTATCCGTTAACTTCGACAGTTTCTCCTTTAAGAGTATGTATAGTTACTTCTCTGTCTCGGTCATACTTTTGGAGAATTTCAATCAGTTGTCCTACAAGTATTGCCATTAGAACTTACCCTCATTCGGTTGTAGACAAATCAAGCCTTCATTTCTCCACATCTCCACACACTTACAATTGTCTTCAAGTACGAAAGGTATATAGAACTTGCCTTTGATATTGTCCTCATACAGTTTCTTCTTACATATAGGACCAGCAGTAAAGCTCTTAACAGGACGCATGAGAAGTATGTCAGGATGCAACCAATTGTTCTCTAACCACTGTTCCGTAGCTTTACGAACTTCAGGAGTATCCTCTCTACCAGTTAGAATTATTAACTTAGCAGGATAATTATCACAGAAGTTTCTAATAAGCTCAATGACAGGAGTAATAGGCTCATCAGTAAGCATACCTTCAGCTGCACCTTCTCCATAGAAAGGACGACCACTAGTATTTAAACATACAGTTGCATCCATATCTACTATGATTGCTGCTGGTAGGTTAGTATCTTGAACTAATGACTTAGCTTTGGCTGCCATAATTTCTTCATGGATTATGAAGTCCTTATAACGCCTCCAAGTTTGCCTAATAACCTTCTCACCTATAGGATGTTCTCTTTTAGCATCGCGGCGAATACATTCGTCAACAGGGGTCCAGAAATCCTTGTACTCTATATCAACATGTATTCCCTTGTCCTTCTCTATATTGGCACATAGAGTTCTAATCCATTCATCCTCTTTGGGATTCAGATTCATATTATCAACTACTACATCGTAACCTTTAACCAAAGCAAACGTTATCATGTTAGCTTTAGCTTCAGTAACTAGCTTCTCCCTATTAGGAACCCAGTAATCACCTAGCATGTTACGAATATCATCATTGTTAAATCTTACTCTATGCTCTGGGTCTTCATGACACCATTGTTTAGCGAAGCTAGTTTTGCCACTTCCTTGTATCCCTCTACAAATTATTAGTACTCGCTTGTCCATAAAGATTTTTCAGATTTAGGTTTAGATTTGACAACATCTTTCCAGTCAGCTATCTCATGTACCTTATCATAATCAATGATTTCATACTCTTTGCCTATAATTTCTCCATCTTCCTCATAGTAATCTCTATCTTCTATCTTTGCAATGGCATCGTCTAAATCTTGAGCTTGTATCTTTATATGCTCTTGAAGCGTTACCATTGCTGTTGATGTTACTAAGAACTCAAATGTTTCCATCAATCAATATTACATAGGACATCACTGAATCCACTATAATCTAAATCAGTTAAAACGTCCCGTATAAACGATATATAATCTCTTGTGCTTTGTAAATCTCGTATATATTCTTTGGTGGATATTATCTCCTCTATAGATTCGGGATTACCATAACAGAATTTCTCGTATTCTGTACGTCTAGTTTCTGCTTTAGTAATGTCAGCATCAATGTCTTGAATTACTGATTCAACATCACTAATAGTGAGTTTAGTATACTTCTCCTCATTACCAGCATATGCTATATTGAGATTGTCAGAGAATCTCTGATATACCTCGTTAGACCTGCTGAAAGATTGAAGTAGCAACTTCTCTTCCGGATGTGCCCTAGGCACTAAGTAAAATGATAAATAACTACTCATTTCTCGTTAGTTGGCTTAAGCCATAAATTAGTCCTGCTAAAGATATAATCTCTAAGTCTTGGAAGGTAATCAAGATATGTTAAGGTTCTAATGGTATTGCATCTAAAACACTTAATCAGTTCCTCTCTAATTCTCTCCTCTGACACTACTGGCATTTTAGAATCATAATCATATAACACCATAGCTTGCCAAGTTGTTTGCTCTATTGTGAATCTCTTAGTAACCGCAAACCTAATGGCTCTAAGTATCCTAAGAGGGTCATCATCGAATGTTGTTACAGGGTCGAGGGGAGTTCTTATCAAAGCATTCGTTATATCATGCTTACCATAAAAGTAGTCAATTATTTCTCCAGTATCAGGGTCTTTAGCCATAGCATTAACAGTGAAATCTCTACGTGATAAATCATCATACAAGTTACCTGGTTCTACTATGGGAGTTCTAGTGCCTGGGACATATCCTACTTCCTTTCTAGCCATTACAAAATCTGCTACACCTTGATACTTATATCCTTCTGGGAATTTAGCACGTATAGTGTAGCACTCTGGAGTTACTAAGAAGATTTCAAACTTCTGCCCCTCTAAGTAACTCTTTAATGCTTTGAACATTAGCTGGGCTGGACTGAGCTGAGCTTCACATGGGTGAATTTTTTTATAGACTGCCTCTGTAGGCACAGCTACATAGTCAACATCCTTATTGATAAGACCCAAGAACTCATCTCTAATCTTACCGCCTACTTCATAAAATTTAAAATCACCAATCATACACACAACCAATTACTTGCTTCTCTTTAACGAACTCATATAGTTCATTAATAGCTCCATCCCACGTTAGGTCAGGAAATTGGGCATACTGTGATACATTACCATCTTCATCCTTGAAATCGGCTATGTCTAAGTAGTTCATATACTTGATTGTTGAATACCTATCAAAGTAATCATAGCTATCCATGAAAGTAGGAAGTTCTATCCAAGGAGCTATTGGTAATAAGTCATAGACAGTCAGCAGGTCAAGAGCTACCTCCTTAGAGATAGCTCCTTCATCTGCCTTCTTAAATATTTCTTTAGCGAACTCAGCCTTGAACTGGTTCAATTTCTCCTTCATCGACTCTAGAGTCCGAATTTCTTTGTCTAAGTCTTCCATCATATATTAATATGAGTTTATCAAATTCTTCATCTGTTCCTTCATAAGGAGTAATTTTATAGTTGTAGTAATCTTCCCACTCGATACTATCAACTACCTGTCTTATAGCTTCTTCAGTCATATTATGATATTCATAACCTTCTGTAGTAACTATAAACGAATCTGGAACTATACCAACTGCGATTTCGAAAGCATATGCATCAGCTGCATTGTTCATGTCTTCATCGAACAAGCTCTCTGCGTATGCAGCATATCCACTCCGTGTCTCAAAATCATTAATGCAAGTTATAATATACCTGTTCATTGGTCAGATTCTATATCAACTTCACCTTTATCTAATGCTTTAGATTCTGCAAATAAGAATCTATTACATTTTAACTTATATGCCCCAGACAGACCGTCTTCTATACGAATTACTATACCTTCATGTGGCACATCATTGTGACATTCCGGAGATAGTTCTTCCATGAAGAAATTCTTGTCCTCGGCTAATCTTTGTATGAAATTCTCATTCCAGTGTTCAGATATAGATATATCCGGATATAAATCCTTCGCATATCCATAATACAGTTCTGTTACCGGAGTGAGGCCCTTATCTTTACACCATTGTTGCACTTGTCCAGCACTAAATTCATACACTATTCCGTCAGGATTAGTATAAGTAATACGGTACACTCTGATACCAAAATGCACATTATACTTATATGGAGTAGTTTGAGTAGTAGGGTCGTATATTGGCATATCGTAACCATAATCATAAGCTTTACCTCCCATTGACTGAATTGCTCCTCCAGTAGGAAGCCAGCCTATAATTTCATAATAGAGAGTTAATCCTTTAGTTAAAAATGGCTGTAATACTTTATGAGCTTCTCCCCACACATCACAGCCGTAGTAACCTTCACTAACTTCCTTATTATAATATTGGTTCTTTACTACCTTTCTAGAAGACCACAGATAGTCATACGCAGTGTCAGGCACATAGGTAAGCCAACCAGCCACCTTGTCTTTCCACTTCAATTGCCTTTTGCACAACACATCTGCTGATATTCCAGACGTGCCATGAACTTTACTAGTAATACTAATAATGTCGTTTGGCTTAATTATCCATGGACACTTCTTAATAAGAATAGTATCGTAGTGGAATCTAAACTGATTGTCAACTAACTTGCTCAACCCTTTAGGCTGCTTACCAGTTCTAGTTTTATTACTAGAGCCAGAAGTTCTATTCTTTACTACGTACTTCTTACAAATAAACAGGTTTCCTACCCTATCAAATTCAGTGCCGGCATCTATTCCAGTTATAGATTCGGTATGTCCAAGAGAACTTATCCATTTAGTAATGGACTCTATAGACATAATAAATCCTTCTGAAACATGGCCCTGCAACTTAATAATCTTCACTCTTCCGTTATCTTCGAAATACCCAGGTGCTGCTTCCTTGTCAGCATTCAGCTCGATGTGTCTGAACTGATTATTAGCTGACAAGAAAGAATAGTCAATAGCACATCCAATAGGGAAATACACATACATTCCAGGTTCTGTATCTTTACTAACCGAAATAGTATATCCGTCTATATGAGCACATTTAAGACGCTCGCACTTAGGGTTTGGGTGTGGTGTAAAATCGTGGATTTCCACAATCTTAGCGCAATAGTTAATATTGATTTTAGGTGATTGATTTAATTGCATTCAAAACTAGTCACTAATTGCTTACAGCTAATCTTCAGCTAGACTCCAATCTTGACTTAAAACGGCATCAGGAAACCACTTAGTAACAACGTAGTACTGGTTAGAACCAGCTATGGGAAGACAGATGATATTGCCTTCCTTCATTCTGTAACGTCTCTTACTTGAGCTGATAACTGTCATACCTGCTCTCATCATAGATAGAGCTTCTCCAAAGTCAAATGTCTCGTTCATAATCTTATAAATTAAAATTAAACAATCTTGTAGGATGATTCAACATATTCGTAAAGCTCATCCAATGTGCTTATAATTTCTTTACCCTCTTCGTCATAGGCTTTTATATCTGGGTCTCCGGCTTTCTCGTAAACCCACCACATAATCCAGTCTATGCCTTCGTCAGTATAGTTCTCTTTAAATATAGCCATGGCTATACATTCAGCATTACTGACTATATCACTGTCAGCAATATCAATTCCCATTTCAGACAATTTGAAACATCTGGAGTTGATAGCTTCCAATGAATTTACTACTTCTATAAAGTTCCCTTTTACCATATTACACCTTTTAGTTGTTCTTGAATTTCATTGATAGTCTCACTGTCATAACCTCTAAGAAGGTCTCTATAGAAATCAAATACAGTTTCATATAGCTGACTTTTATCCTCCTCTGATAGAGTATTCCCTACCAGAGAAGTCAATAAGTCTGCCACCTTAGCGCTTATAGATATTGAAGTTTTGTTAATCACAGATATATCAATGCATTAGATAGTATTTTAATTAACTCTGCATCAGAGAAATCATCTACATTTAATAGTGTTTCTCTAATAACAAAGATATCATCATCTGGTTGATAATACTTTCGCATAATATCAATCACATCATCTTCATTCCTAATTAATGTACTTCTTTTATATGCAACGTCTGATTCGTCGCGATATTTAAAGAACTCCATTTTAGGTTCGCCTTGCTGCCTATATACTACAATGTAATTCATACTTATTCATAGTCTCGGATGCACTTAAGTACTGGTTGTAATGGTCTGCCATCGTCAGAGTAGTAGAAATACTTGACAGTAGCCATTTTACCAATAAGTTCATCCATTCTGTCTAGATATTCATACTTAAGTTCTCTAGGTCCCATAGGCTTGGCTTCAAATTCCTTACCAGCCTGAGTCTTACATATGAACACCATATCTTCAGGACGTAATCCGTCACTATAGCCAACAATCTCAAACTCGTCGTCTTGATACATTTTGACTTTAATCATGGCATTAGTACGTCCTCCATAGTTATATGGTTTGTCCGGGTCTCTAATAACTATACCTTCAAACCCTTCGCTGACATATTTATCATGAAGCTTCTGAATGTTAGTCCACCCTACTACTTCCTCTTCTGGAACTATTCTAACCTTCAGGTCATCTTCATTCCAATTAGCATTAGGGTCAAAATCCACAATTCCAAGTATAGGAGCTATTTCGTCAGATATATAATTCCACCTTTCCTGTGCTGTCATATTAGCATCCATGGTATCATAGATGTAATATTCCAATTCATTGCAGCGGGATTCTCCAGATTCTAATCTTGCTGTACCACTTATATACTGCAAGCTTCGACCGTGAATGTAAAGTTCACCATCGAGAACCAAATCTGGCATCTTATTAAATAACTCTATCATCTTGGGATGTGTTCTTAGGTGTACTGTAGAAGCGTCATAATCGCCACCTCCCCGACTAGCAGATACTATCTCTCCGTCCTTTAGATAGAAAGAACATCTAACCATATGTTATTATACAAGCTCTTTATCCTGTACCTCTGCTGATTCACCTTTCTCAACAGTTCGGACTATCTCTTCATTATCTAAGTATTTAAATATATTCTTGCAGAACGCTTGTATCTGCTCTCTATTGGCAGAACTCTTCATCATATTAGCTAAAGTAGATATTATTCGAACATTACCTTTAACATATCCCAATGAGGGATTGATTCTATCTAGTGAAGGGGTGTCTATGTTCCTTCCCCCTTCATTAGTAGTTTCGCCCCAATTTAAAGGAATTTCTAGTATTGGACATGCATCCACATACTCTACATCCTTCCAAGTTATGTTAAAATTAACGTTCTTTACTTTTGCTCTCTTCTCTGCTCTCTTAACCATTAGTTTAAGTTTATCTTCAACAGACATTTTAGACATCTTGTTTTGGTACCAGGATGCCTTACGTTCAATTACTTCTGGGCGCATATTGTACTCAATAGAGTATTCTTTAATTTGCTCTTTATGAGATTCTCTGTATTTAGCACTATGTTCCAATTTCTTTGCACGGAACTCTGGGTCTGCTTTTACCTTCTCATATCTAACTTTGTCGTAAGCCCTTTTGCATTCTTTGCATTGTGTGGCATACCCACTACTATGCCGTTTGTCTTTATTAAACTCACTTAACGGTTTCTCTTTCTTACAAGTCCTACAAATTCTTAGTTCTTCCATAATAAAATTATATTTACGTTTAATATGTAAATATAACTATTATTTCGAAACCATCAAAATAAATATTTAGATAATGTCCGATGTTCGTGGGAGAATTTATTATCCTTAAATGAAGGACTCACTCCTAGTCTCTACGCAATTTATTAATATTACTATTAACTTTAGCACGGGATTCCCATCTCAGAGTTCCCCGTTTAATCGGATTTAACGACGGCATTAGTTATAAAGGTCCACCGTCTATCTTTCTGCTGCCTAGCCAGTACTTGATTTTATCAAATACCTTAGTAGCTACCTCCTCGTACTTCTTGGCTTTCATATGCTTCTTAAATCCATTTGAATCAGTAACACCCTCACCTAGGTGTTCTTCAACAAATGCTGCAACTGCCTTCGCATCCTCTATGTTAACAGAGGATGGAAGTAGTTTATAGCCTTTATCTGTATACTTCTTTAGATGAGAATTGTACTCTAACTTGGCCTGTTCTGCAACAGTCCTTTTGGCTTTGCCTTGGAATATCCATATCTCTGGCTGCACAGTTACTTTGCCACCATACTGATAAGTCTTTCTTCTTATAACAAAGCCATGTTGAGCATCATCCCATTCGCAACTAATCTCGACTACTCTAGTTTTACCCTTGTTGTCTTTAGTTACTAATTTATCCATTTAAGATTTCAAAAGCCCTCATTGCACCTTCGATATAATCTGCGGCAATTGCTTCCACTGCATCGTCATGTTCATCTGCATCACACACGCAAGATTTAGCATACTGTTCAGCGTCTTTCTCAATGGTTTCTACAAATTCCTCGTAATTCATAATTTGTTGTTTTATACGTCAGTGTCTAAATCATCTACAGTTAAAGGCTTATTACACTCTTGAATAAGGTTTCTAGCCAATTCATCCTGTTTAGCTTTCAATTCCTTAATCTTCTCCATAGTCTCACTCATCGCCTTCGCATGATTAGCATAGGCATTATTAAGTGTCTGGATTTCCAATCCTATATCGGATATGGCTTTACTCTTCTCGATTACTTCTACTGTACTTATCATTTCTCACCGGTATGCCCAAATCCACCTTTACGCTCTGTTTCATCTAATCTAGCAACTTCTTCCCATTCAGCCTTAGCAGCCCAGTCAAAGACTAATTGAGCAATACGTTCTCCATCCTCAATCCATACTGCTTCATGACCTTGATTGATAAGAATGATATGTACTTCATCTCTGAAATCTGCATCCACTAATCCAGGTGTATTAAGCACAGTAATTCCCTTCTTGAGAGCCAATCCACTTCTAGGCTGCACTAGACATTTAGGTACTAGCCCATCTTTAGGTTCCGGAAGAGCAATCTTCAATCCGGTTGGAATAAGTGCTCTAGCTCCTGGGTCAAGACGAAGCATTGTAACTTTGTTAATATCAGATTTAAAGAGGATTTCACAGTCACCATAGGCTTTAATAGGATTGTCAACTGTTACTCTACTGAAGTCTGCACGTATATCCATACCTGCCGACATAGGAGTTTCATACTGGGGAAGTTTGTTATCCGATAGATTAATTACTTGAACTTTCATTGAACGTAAATGAATAAATTGAGTTTATAGTTGTGAATCTTTTATTCTCCCAATCAATCTCAATTACATTAGATGTCTTGAACCATCTATCATTCGAATTAAGTTCTAAAGGAGCACCTTCTATAAATGCTTTAGTATATCCAGACTCCTTATGACCTTCTTCAATTCTAACGTTATTGGTTCCCAACACTTTGGTGATAGTCATAAAGCCCTTCTTACCATTGGTAGCAAAGTAGTCTTGCAGCCAAGTATGTACATGATTTGCATTACATTCACCAGCTTCTGTATAGAAAGCTTTGATTAATGTATCGTTATCATCATATACAGCCAAGAAAGGATTCTCTCTAGCACTACAGCTCCCTTTAATCTTGAAAGCCTTCTTACGTTCCTTATAATGATTCACGTCATAAGTTTCAAAATTAAATACGTAACCGTTCATTGTTGATAGTGCGTCCTTAAATGCATCAGGACGTTGGCTATCATAAACATACTTAAATGTTAGCATTCAACAATATAGTATTTAGGAAATAATATTCCATCTAGTTCCAGCTCTACTTCTTGAACAACATCAAATACATCAAATATGTCATTATAGTAAGCTGCTGCCATTTCCTCATCAGTGATTCTAGTAATGGCATTATCTATCGACTGGTCAGCTAATTTGCTAGCTAACATTCTACGATAGTTATCAACGATTCTACATGCCTCATGTTCAGTTAATATGTAGAATATCTTACCATTTATATGATATTCATATATTCCTGGCCATATGCTCTCTTCCTCTGTACAAAGAGTGTATACTTCTGGCATGTCTAGTTTATAAGCTACCATGTATAATCGTTCTGGATGTTCAAATCCTCTACATAGAGCTTCGTTTACAAAATCTGAGTAATTCATAGGTATTAAGTCAATACATAAGCATCTGTTTTAGTTCTTGATAAAGATACATATTGAAGCTGTCGTAGTTCTAATAAGTCTCTATCCAACTTAAGATTACCGGTATCTACAAACACATTATTGTAAGAGCTGCCTTGACTCCTATGTGCTGTTATAGCGTATCCATAATCAAAAGTTTGTGGCTTAATTACCCTATTATCAAATAACAGTGGTACTGGGGTTGCAAAGGACTTAGTCATGTCAAAATACTTACCCCATAAATATCCAGATTTAGTTCTATTACCCCACCTTTTCGCCTGTATAGCATCTAGCCTTATAGACTCAATCTGTTGTGCCAAAGTTTGCAGGTAGTCTGGATTTATGTCTGTTGGGTCTATTATGAATACGTCTAATAGTCGTCTATCAACACTATCATATAATCCCAATTCGAACCCTGGAAGTCTAGTAAAATGAGGTACATTCCTAGTGGTTCTTCTAATGCTTGTAATTATATAGTCTGAAGAGTTAAAGAACATTTCTCCATTATATTCAAAGTTCTCACAGCCAGTTAGAAACTCGAATTTATGATAAGGTTCATTGTCATTGTATAGTATTCTGCGTATACAATCATTGAATCCTTTAACTCGCTTATTAGTATAAGCTATCAGCTTAGTATAATTTACATCATTATGCTTTATTCCATGATTAATCTTATTAGCTGCATCAACCATAAACTGCTTAGTGTCATTATAACAAATGAGAGAACCCTTCTCTCCCATTCGAGTTTCGAATTTAGATATAGGATTCTCTCTTAATGTTAATAATATTGGTGCTAATGCTGTATTCTCGTCTTGCCTAAATATCTTGGTTAGACGGACAACATTTTCATGACTAAACACTTTACTAAGACCTCCGTTCTTAACTGGGGCAATCTGTGCAACATCCCCTATAAATAAGATTTTGCACTGATGTGTTTCACAATAGTCTACAAGTAAATCATAAAGTTCATCACTAACCATAGATGCCTCATCAATGATTATTAGTCCTTTGTTTGGAATGTCTCCCATACCATCGGAATAGAACTTCAAGTCTTTATAGTCTAAATTAAATATATCCAGTTTAGGGGAAAGTGCTAGCAGTTTATGTAATGTAGTAGCTCTATAGCCAGTAGCCATTTCAAGTACTGCTTTGGCTTTATGAGTAGGAGCACACAACTTAAAGAATCCACAACCTCTAGTACTATCTAGATATTGCACAAATTCATTCATAACAGCTGTCTTACCTACTCCTGCATAGCCAGTAAGAACTAATATCCTATCTGGACTATCTAAAAACCTAATCATTCTATCTATAGCATATAGCTGTTCGTCTGACCAAGCTATTGTACTCATAGTTCTCTATTCCAAAATCTAAAGGTAATATCCTTTAATTTAGGACCGTCATCAGTCATTATCGTTTTATATAATCTCTGATTGGTATTTGGATTATCAAGTGGTCCACATTCCTCTATGTAAGGTCCTAACTTGATGTAATCGAAATTGTACAAATCAATTTCATCTGCCAATGTAGCTCTACCACTATACCACCCAATCTTTATATCAAGTGGTACTGTTTGCTGCCATTCCATTTCTGTTTCGGCAGGAATGGTTACTTTGGGAAACCTAATTTCCTTATGAATAGTAAACTTATCAGCCGTTTTAGTGGTAGTTAACGTCCTTACTAATCCAGCATAGTGATTAATGAGCTTAGGGTCGTTATCGCCACCCATAAAGCAAATGGCAGTAATTCCCTTATTCTCATTAATAAGTTTCTCTATTCTAGTAATAGTCAGGACTTCCCCAACGTCTCCTGCCAAGTAAGAGCTATGACAGCCGTTGCAGTGACATGGACAATTGGATATGTTTATGGCTAGTGTAGTCTCATCAGGGATTTCCCTGAAGACTATATCGAAACCTACATATTTAAGCATGAGTATAAAATCTTCTACTAGCTTCCTCTTGCCTTGCTTGGCTAAAGTTACTAATACGTTTCAAATAACCAATAACTCTAGTAGCATAATCAACGTTCTTACTCCCACATTTTGGACATTCCTTGAGATACCTCTTATCAATATGTCCACAATCATTACAAATAGTATTTGGAATATTAAATGTGAAATAATTAGTACCATTGACTGCTGCCACTCTCAACAAGTTACGATACTGTTCCTTACTAAGATGTTCATCGAGATTCATATGCAAAGCTGAACCCGTGTTTCTCTAATGTTTCCATTAGCACTGACTATATCTTAACGGAATAACTTCCGCAATATCCATTTCAAACAGCGTACCAATAGCCGTCTTACTCCTCCGATTCGAGGATAGTCGATACAGGATTATAATTATTGATGTCAACCTCGTTACCATTTAATAACCAGATTCTTTTGATTTTACTATAGATTGGAAGATGCTTATATGAGTTTGCTATCAGACTTCTAAAGCTGTCTTTGGATTTGCTTCTACTACCGTACTTCTCATAAGTTTCTGATAGAGTGTGGTTAACGTAATACTTACGTATCTCTAATACTTCTTCATCAGAATATATAGCATTACCATTCAAACTTCCAGGATTACTCTTTTGAGTACTATGATGCAATTTATTAGATTCTGTGTAGATTTCAGGCATTATAGACTGCCACGTAACACCTTCCCAAATCTTTTGAAATGCCGAGTAGGAAATTCTATCTTCAAACAATTTCCAACATTCCCTACATCTAAGCTCCCCATAAGAATAAATTTCTCTTATCTGAACTACATCTGACACCTTAAGTCTGGTTCTAGGGTTAGCATCTAGCTGATTGGATTCTCCACCTGCTGTAATATTATATCCCTTGTCTGGATTTTGAGAATCATACAGTTGTATATAATATCTCTCTAACCTTCCCAGTTCCTTAAAGTCTTCGGTATTGTCAATTTCTTCTATAGTAAAATTCTCAAGACCGTATTTACGCATAGATTTATACAAATGCCTATTACAAGTCTTGCTATCTTGTTTGTGTTTACACCATCTATTGCATAATGTGGTGGTAGTCAGACCCACATATACTTTACCATTAACAGTGTTAGTAATTTTATAGATTATCATAATTAGTGATTTTCTACAAACTTACTAATTTAAATGGAGATGAGCAACACATACACCATAATTAATTTCCCACGGGATTACCATACATTTAGTTATCACAACTCAAGCTTCAGGCTTCCCCGTTAGCATAGTATTAATACCATACCCGTCTGGTTAGACGTAAAGATATAACAGGCGATTATTCACCATCAAGATACTTGATATAATCTTTGCCATGCAGTTTAAATTTATCAAGTATTGTCAAAGAAGTATCTTCTACAGCATAGAAATAACTATTATAGCAATCTCTAGGAACTACATAACCCGCTTTCCTGTCCCAATTAGCATGTTTAACTCCCAGGTTCTCCGCTGGCACAAACTCACAGTTAAACATCAATTCTTTGGTCTTAGCCTTACGATTCTCATCACTGATAGTCTTAAGAATAGATTGCATAAACTCCCTATAAGTTGGATTATCATTAACTGGGATTCCTAAGAACTCCGCAGCCTCAATAACTCCATTAACACCTATAGTCAAATACTGCTTCTTCATATCAATGAATCCAGCTGTATATACAGTAAGCAACCCGTCTTTTAAATAGTCTTTAAGCAATTCATTATATGCTGTTTGGAACTTATGAACTTTCTTCACATTCTCACGCAAATACTCAATCATATCATATCCATTATTAACTGCATCCTGAACTAACCTATTGATATTTAAGGTCATTACTGACTTACTACCAGTAGCAATACCACCAGCTCCAAGAGAATAACTGAATTGATTATCAGTAACCTCATTACGAAGTCTGCAACAGGAAGATAAGGAATCAGGACTATCGGACATATAAGTAAAGAACGAGTGTCCTTTGCTATACATCTCTGCTGTAAAGTCTGCATACTCTTCATCAACAACATCCTCTCCATCAGTAAGAAGAGCCATGGTTTCGACCATTCTGTTACACCCCGCCCTCGGCAGACGGGTGATTTATTAAGTATTCGTATTTCTTATTCTCACCACTAACTAGTTTACCATAGACTTCTATCTCTCTTAGTAACCTATTCTTAATAGCTTCCTCTTCTGTATCAAACCATTCGATTGTAGATTTACCATCTTTCTTAATGTAGCTTCTCCAGTACTTACCATCCCTTCTGTTAGAATGATAACTAACTCCTACAACTTTACCATAGTGCTTATTTACTACGTTAATTGCTTGCGATACTACTCTAAGATTCTCCATTCTATTATCCAGTCTAATTCCATTAATGTGGTCTACTACAGTCTTAGCATCATAACCCTCTGTTTCAGTCAGAATCTTATGAATTAGACGAGTTTTACCATTAGTCTTAGTTACTGCATAACCCTGACTGTTAATGTAAATTTTAAACTGTTGCAAGAACTCTCGCTTGTCTAAATCGAATGTCACTTCACCAGTGACCTCACCATGTACCCCTCTACATACACAGATGTTATCTCTCCACTCATTAGCGTCCTTTTGAGTGAATTGAGAAATCTCTCCATGTCTGTACATTTGTAAATAGTGCTTTCTACAGTAATACTGTCCATCTCCTTTGAATTTACTTACTCTGCCAGTGCCGTTACCAACACTAGCCCCACATATGCAACAAATTCTTTCATTAGTCTCCATAGTTATAAAGTTGTTAATTGTTTCACTTAATGAGACAAAGGTACAACTTATTCCCGATAGAAACTAATTTAAATGGGCATACTTAATAAACGGGGGAATGCTTCAATTCCCCTCTGTATGTTACCATACAGTTCCGACTATCGCACACCTTAATCCACTATGTTCACACACCATGCATTAAAGTCCTCTGTATTTAGTCTGTCAGGCTGCACACTTGAAGTTGCTTGCCCCCTGTTGTCCTAGTATTACTATGAACGCTAGGAGTTCCAAGTCAATTAACAAAGGTTTTAATTCCCCATCGAAATTCCAAGGGAATGTTAAGATACACTTAGTACGTTCCTCATTAAACCATTTAGCAAATTTCTTCTGCAACCAACTAAGAGATTCCCATTGAGGTTGTGTACCGTCTGGGAAATAGAACTCTCCAAAGATACCTTCAAAGTAGTTCTTATCAAAATAACTGATATTCCAGAATACTGATTGGAAGTTACGAGCAGCTGCTGGCTGATTGATTGAATATACAATCTGCTGGAACTTCTGCTCTAACGTCTTGTCAATATTTCTGTGTTTGTCAACCATTTCCTCTGGACGTTTCCAGTAATCATCACCCCACTCTTTACGAGCAAAGTAATCAAAGTACATTAGAAACTCTCCAGTTGCTACTGCACCTGCAAATTGAGAACTAATCGCAAATACCAGATTAACGAACATGCCACAGAAAGAATCCAGGTTCTTGGGTCTGGCAGACAAACCTCCAATTGGCTGTAACCCCTCCAATAGAAAGGGATACATAGTGATAGCCACGCAGTAGGGCATAATCGATGTTTCATCATGCTTATAAAGTAAATGTTGTTCCAGCATACGGATATATTCCTTAGCTAGCTCCTCTCCATATAACTCTCTGATTTTATCAGTAAGAATTGCACGATTTACCTTAATAACATCACCTTTGAACAATTCTCCATTTAAGGTTACAATGTTCTTCTCGGTAACATTAGCATTAGCATCGTATTTACTACCAGTTGCGGCATTCTTGGCTTTAGCATAGTCTTTAATGAATTGTTTCTTTTCATTTAAAGCCCTGCTCTCTGCCCTTTTACGCCTGTACAAGATGAATGCCTTAGCAACATCATAATAATCACATGCCATAAGAGCTTTCTCTAACTGGTCTTGAAGCTCCTCAACTGAAACTATGTTGTTAATATACAACTCATCTTTAATATCCTGAAGAATATCAGAATCAATTGGCTCGTTAACAGCGTTAAATGCCTTAGTAATTGCAGCATCAATCTTATTAACGTCGAAAGGTTCTACTTTTTTGTCTCTCTTAATTACTAACATTAATTAGAAGTTTAATATGTTTCTTAGTAATAGAGTCTTCTCTGCTCTATTCATCAAATCTTTACCCTTGTCATTACTAATTAGCTGCGTAAATGCATTGTACACAGTAAACATATCCACCTCATTACCCACTCCAATATAATATGAAGAATCTGGGTCCTCAAACATAGAACTATACGCCTTAGTAACAAGGTCTGTTCCTATCTTGACATCTCCATAACCTACATTATAAACCATATGCATAGCATTTCTTTGCCATTTGCCTAAGTTTAAACTTACTAAATCGTCTTCAGCTTTCCATGTAGTATTATGAAGATTCTCCAACATCAGCTTTATATCAGAAGTCTGACTTAATAAATACTCTACAGCTTTATAATTCAAGGCTTCTTCTGGATTAACTGGCTGCATTTGAAGAAATTCTGGGTCAAATACACAGAGATTTGTACATGCTCTGTTAAGTGCCCCTCTATAAATCTTGGCTACTGGCTTACGAACATCTAGTCCGTAGACCATGCCAATAACTTCATCATGATTGTCAAAGCTGCAACTCTCTGGCATTACAGCTTGAATCAATACACGATTATATGTAATATCATCTGCATTAACATCTCCATCGACTGTCCTAGTGACCTGTTTAGGCAATTCTACTTCAACTATAAAGTCTTTAGTAAACTTGGACATTCTTTCAATAAAAGGCTCTACATAGGCAGCAGTTGGTAAATATGCTCTCTTACCTATTCTAGTAGCCTTACCATTCATGAGTTGGTCAATACTTATTTGCATTTAATTACAAGTAATATATAGTCATTGTTTCTAATAACTTGACTGCTTCCGCAAGCTTAGCTATAATTCTAATAGCTGCTCCATTACCTCCTGCCAATATATCAGCAGCAGCTAATTCCTTCATTGTTAACTTTCCATTAGATGCATCATATAACGCCAATGCATTATGTAAGGCATCAGCATTATATATTCTGTCCTTGTTCTTCTTTAAGAGCTCAAGGTACGGGTGTAATATGGAATAGCCTATTGGTTTATAATCTTCTCCATAAAACACTTTCCCATCAAACTTTATTATCCTAACCTTTCTATTGGTAAAGGCACTTGAAAACAAACTAACGGACAAATCCAAGTGGTCAGCTGGTCTGAATTTCTCTAATGGAGTTTTAACTTTACCTTTAAGGTAATATACCTCATCTTCAGACACTACTATAATACCACCATCTTTACAAAGGAACTCTTCCTTAGAGGATGTTTCATCCTTAGAGAATACCTCATCTAGAAGAGAATCAACACGTTGATTTATAGACTTGGCTTCTCCTTTACCAATAATTGGAATCTTTCCGATAGAAGTATCTATAGCTTTAGAGCAATCAATTTCTATGGTTAAACATTTTCTAAATTCCGATTCGGCTGCCTTCTGCTTAAGTCTTGCTTCCTGTAACAGACTGGTCAGTCTGTCTACTTCTAGAGTACATTCCTTATACTTGGAAGCAGAATCTATTACATGTTGGGCAAATTCCGGTGTTAAATCCATAAATTATAGTTTATTGTAACACGATACGACCATCTGTAATGTTCTTTCCATCTACAATACTATAATCACAACATGCAAGTGTATTTCCAAAATTCTTGTGAATCCATTCGGAACTTCCAAATAATGAACCAACTGACTTATAGGTAAATCTTCTACCGTAAGTGGTAGCTGATTGATGTAAATCTCCTTTTACAAAGACTACATTACCAGTGATGCCCTTATTGTCCAAATATTCATTGATGAAATTCTCTGTCTTCACGTCAAGAGTTAATGGTAGATTCTTGAACATGTCTTTATTATCTTTACCATGACACATTACATAGGTAGTTTCATTAAGAGTAAACTCTCCTATGAACTTGTCAAATACTTGACATTTAACATCAAACTGTTCTAATACAGCAGCTAATGCTAAGTTAGCAGCATAACCAAAATCACCATCATGATTGGACTCGCCAACACAATAATAATACATATTGGTATGCTTTACATTCTCTATCAGAGATTTAACAAAGCTAGTCATTAACTTAATATAAGTTTGCAATTGCTCCTTATTGCTCATGTTTTGAGCCAGTTCATGACCACCTCTTGTAGTTTGTCCATCATATCCGTCAAGAGAATCTCCAAGATTACAAATGACTATATTCTCAAACCCACCACCAATGTAATAAGCTTCAGTATATACTCTCTTTATAATCATGTCAAATCTCTTCTTCATTTCTTCTTCGTTATAAGGATTCTGATAAATAGATAGAGGAGACACTGTGGCTCCAGTATGAATATCAGACAACCATATGATTAGGTCTTTGCCGTTAGAAATTGTCGGCATACGTCCCCAGTCATACAGATTATTGAAGTCTAGCCCTTCTATAAGAGCTTTGCCGTCAGCTATTTTAGCTTTCAGTTCGGCATTCTCCATGGCATACTTCTTAAGTAGTCGCTCGTTATTCTTGATGCGTTCTGCTTCTATGCCTCTTAGGAAGTCATTCTCCTTCTCCCTTAGTTGCATATCTTTAAGCTCATCAATAGTATTCTCCTCAATAACATGAGGGGCGAATGGCGCTGCGGCTTTAGTAATGTTGAAGACCTTAAGAATCTTCTTAAACTCCTCTAAAGAATATTCAGGGAAGCTACGACTTACTTCTCTTTGTGTTATGGACGAACCATAATAAGAGTAAAGTCTATGAATCATATTCATTTCATCCCTAGTAAGACTGCCAGTAAATGGTGCTTTGTCTCTTAGCGGGATAGTGAATTGATACTTAACAATCTTACCTTCATCATTTCTGACCAATGTAATCTTGCCCGTACTAGTTTCCTCCTCTTCAGAAGATGTCACTTCTTCCGATTTAGAACGACGTATAATACCTCTCTTGCTAACCTTGTCATACAGACTCATTATCTTGTCGTAGGATTCCTTGTCGATACTGCCATCAGCTATATCTTTGTTTACTACTTGCTTCTTTACCCAGAAGTAATTCTGTGGAAGACCTACTTGTTCTGCATACGCATTTAAACTAATGTTCTGTTTTAAAACTTCTTGTAAATGATTGATTAGCTTGGTAATTGTTGTTTCTCTCATTTCTGAGTTAAAATTAGATAGCCTTTCGGCACTTATATAAAATCTAATCTCTTTTAGTTATGCGCATCTGAATAAAAAGAAAAGGGACTACCTTATTCACATAAGATAATCCCTTTGATATTTAAAGTCAATAGAAGTTAAGTTTATCCTTCGACCCCAAAGCAGATGTATGTACCCATCTTAGCTGATTTTGACGGAGTGTGTTTTACTTCAAAAGCACCGTCTTCGCCTTCAACTACAGCCTTGATGTACTTGCAATAGATATCGCCAGTATAACCTTTCTTAGTGTAAAGTTCCTTAGCGATTTCTTTGGCTTTAGTTTTAGTTTCAAAGTTCAAGAACAATACTTCACCAGTTGCAGGATTGATTCCCTGATAGCCAGTTTTGTATTTACGTTTACCTTTCTCGTTCTTGATGTCACGCATAGTATAAGGACGTTCACGAGTATCAGCAGAACCTGCTTCAAATGTGATAGAACATCCGATGCCAGCAGCAAACTTAGTATGCTTAGCCAGATACTCTGCTTCAAATTCTTTCAAAGCTTTCTCTGAAATAGGTTTACCAGCTGTCTTCCATGCCTGAGTTGCATCACGAATTACTTGGAAAGGTGCTTGTGCGATTGCTTCTTGTTTAGTATAACCTTTTACTTCTACGTTCTTAAAATTTACTTGGTTTGTCATAATTAATTGGAATTTAAACATTAGTTCATTGTCATATCTCTTTGTTATTGTATTACAAAGGTACTGCTTTAATAGTAAACTACCAAACAGTTCTAATGCAAAATAATCTAAATTTAATTCTATTAATCTGACTCTCCTTCGAGAGGAAAGCGTTACAAAGATACTACATTTCTTGTAACTACACAAGTAAATTGCCAACAATTAGTGAGTTAATAAGATTTAACTATTATCGTTTGGCGGAAAGCAAAATTCATTTTTAGTCATTTGCTTCCATGTATCTCGGCTTTCCTCGTAGAACTTGTCCACGATTTCATCAGAGCGTTTCTCTATTAATCCTGCTGCCCATAACAGCTGGTGGAAACGCATATCGGGATGTTTCCTGGCTAATACTTCCAAACTATGAATTATAGCCATGTTATTCAAATATCTGTCATGTACCATAATTAAAATGGCGTTTCTGGCGTAGTAGGTTCCCAAGGAAGCTCTTTATCAAGAATTTCATTAATCTTAGCAACCATATCTTTAGCCGATTTTAAATCAAATGTCAAGAACTCGGTAGTGTTTCTCATAAAATCATCACATATAACTGCGAGGCCTTTAAGAAGACCCTCCGAATTATGACTTTCTTTGCCCTGTCTAATCTTCTGGATTACTTGCCAAGTAGTTGCGTTAGGAGTTTTGTTCCTAGCTTGCTTAGTAAGAAAGCATATTAGTGATATTAAAGCGAACTTAGTTCCTATATCACAGGCCAGACATCCTAAACTGAAGTACTGCTTGTAGTATTCCTTCAAATCATTCATAGTAGGCTCATAGTATTCCATCAGCATCGTATCCATAAAGCTCGTAATATGCTACACGCCTCAACAATGTAGTAAATTCAGTAAAACCCGACAACATATGACCATTATTAACAGGAAACACTCCAGACCTAAAATCCGGAACTGTTGATACCACTAACATATTAGCCTTAAGTGTGGGCTTTGCCTTATATTCATTCTCTATGTACAATTTCAGCATCCACATATACATAGCCATTTGCCTAGCATAGTGATACTTATCAAAGCTCTCATGAAACTTAGTGAGATAATGTCCACTAGTCTTTAAGTCATTGAGAACTAATTCATTCGACTCTGGACTGTATGTAAAATTATCCAACTTAGCTTTTAGTTTGAGAACCTTACTAAGACCATTATGCTCAACAAGCACATCTATTAATAGTACAGACTCATTCTTGGAGATTGGCTTCTCTAATAAATAGTCTGGATTCAATAAGGATTGTATTTGTGGATTACATTCAACTGATACAATACATTCTCGTAGTTTGTCTCTAGATTTAGCATCAAGATAAATTGGAACCTTATCTGCAACATATTTGCTGCCCCACTCATAAGCTGTGCGTTGAGCATAATAGTTCTCGCATTTTATGCGCAGAGCATCCATTTTGTCTTCATCCATTTTACCTTTATAATAGCTAATCTTGTCAGACGCTACTACTATTTCATCCTTAGTAACAACACCATTAGCTATAAATAAAGGATACAGCTCATCAGCCATGAATCCGGCTTTAGCTGTTGGTCTATCTACAGACTCTACAAGAATAAAAGACTCTGGTTGCAGTACTAGTTCATGTACTGCCGAACCAAAGTACAGCGAATCGGAGTATCTTCCATCAGCACCCAGTCCTGCTAAATAAGCTTCTGGGCTACCTCCTTGTTCTGGGTTTATAAGCTTCAATCTAGAATTACTAATGTAATCAGAATAAGCTTCACTGAAATACTCCTCATCACTTATCTCAAGGAACTTGATAGTTTCAATTAGTGGTGTAATTTTAATGTCTTTAAGCATAACTCCTCATGAATTGATAAGCATCTATAATCTCATCTTTACATAAGGAGAACACTTTAAACATAGGAAAGTCAATAGTCCTTTCTGTATGCATTAATAATGCAGGCAGTCCAGAACGTTGACATTTTAGTACGTTGCTTAAAGAATCGTCAATAAAGACATCAACTTTACCTTTAATCATATCAGCCTTATTACCGTGTTGGTAATACATCTGATAGACTGGTCTATCTGGGAATCCATTCAGCCTTAACCATTCCTTAGTCCAAGCTTTATTGTTCACACGTTTAGTGCAATACAATTCTGGGATGAAATCAGGTCTGTTAATCACTTTGAGATTTAACCAAAAGTCTCTGTCCTTACTAAGAATGCGTTGTACATTCCTAGTAATTATACTATCTTCAAGCATACGTGGATTACTAGCTGTATCAAAGTACTCACAGTAAGCACCCCAAAAGTCAGCTAGACAATCGTCAATATCTAAACCTATTCTAAACATTCATTGTTATCTTGTACGACTAGAACTCCTCTATATCGTATATGTCACCAATAATTATCTCTTTGTCTTTAGCCATAGTACCTGCCAACTCATCATAATCACCTGGAGGGTCTATGTCATAATCTGTAATGAATAAGTCAATAAACTTATCCTCAGCTTCTGTAAAGCTTCTAGCTCTTACCTTCTCTAGCCATAAATCACCGTCGTCCAGACTATAACAAGGCAGAATATAAGTGTTCATCAGCAGATATAATAATTGAATGATTCAAGATTTAGTAAGTCGAGATATGAATATATCAAATTTGCCATAGGATATTCTAATCAAGCATTACTAAACAAAGAAAGCCACAGATTACTCCGCAGCCTTCTTAATAAGTTCGTAAAAGAAATCTTTACTCATCATAACGTATTCTCCGTCAGAGCCCATGTTTACTCCCTTGTCAATCTGCTTGTTCCAGATTATTACTAAGGGTCTGTCTTTACGACCACATGTTTTGATAATTTCAGCAATAGACGGTGTGTTCTTAGTACATTTACATTGTACGTAACATGGCAATTTGTCCTCGGTTTCAGCTATGTCAATTTTAGCATCGTCCAGATTCTTGGACTCACTACGAGATGACTTTAGGCCTTTATAACCAAGTCCTATCAATTCCTTAATAATCTTAAGTTCATAATTATTACCTTTACGTTTAGCATATGCACCGTTACGTTTCTTCTTCGGTTTTACTTCTTCAGTGTTCTCCATGCCCTTTCAATTAAATTAAGTGTCTTCTCTCTACCATATTTAGCATGAAAGTCAGATATATCTTTAGCTCCATAAGACCTAGGAATGAAGATGCAGTCTATGTTAAACTTCTTTCTTATCTGGTTCATGTTATGAATGCCAGGTAAGTCGTTATCATAGAATACAACTATCTTCTTAAATCTTTTACTCAACTTCTCGAATTGAGATTCAGTTAAGAATAAATTCTCTGAATTAGGAGCTATTGCAGTAATTCCTAAAGAATATAGACACATAACGTCTTTCATACTCTTAGTAACTACTAACAAATCGCCTTCTGCCGGAAGCTGATGTGCTCCCTGTAACATGATAGACTTCCAGTTAGATAGAAACCGTGTAGTTCCTCTTTCTCTAAATGGAAAGTAGATTCTCCATAACTCAACCCCTTTATCGTTCTTACCACGATAATAGCCAAACATGGGATTCTGTGGACCAGTAGTGGCATAATAACTGCCATTTAAATAGACAGCCTTGCAAGAATAGACTCTGAATCTCTTCAGAATCTCCTTAGTAATGCCATATTGTGCCCACCACTGTAGTTCAGATTCAGTGAACTCTTGTACATCAGCTCTTATAATCGCAGGTCCGTCGTCCTTAAATTCAGATTTACTTGCAATTACAGGCTTATTGTTCTTAGGTAATGTTTTATGAGTTATATAACCAAAGTCATTAGCAATTATTTGCAATGCTTTATAGTAAGTACAACTATACTTATACATAACCACACTAATGAAATTACCATAGAACTGTCCGCTGAAGTCATTGAATATGATGTCTCCAGACGCATTCCTATAAAAGGAACACGTAGGAGAATTATCATTTCTCAACGGAGATTTAAACAACCCTTTCTTAACTGGGATTCCTAGATAATACTCAAGATAAGTTTCCTGAGTCTGCCTTTCAAGTAAATACTTCTTAGTAATTTTAGGTTCATATTCCAATACCATATTATTTCAATGTTTAATGTTTGAACCTCAAATTTACTAATTAATTATTACACTTCAAAGTCAAGGTCTGCGTTATCTGTGGCTGCATCATTAGATGCTGCAAAATCGTCAGAACTTGTACCAGGCATATCAGTAGGGCCGTTACTCTTCTGTTTATTCATCTGACTGATTTCATAGTCAGAGAAGAATACTTTGTCTCCTAACCAGTTGTTAGAGATATATGCATCACCTGCTTTACTGATATTGACGAAATAAGGTAGACAAGGTTCGCCTTTCTTATTAGCAATCAGCTTCAGATTAGTATGCTTATTGACTGCATCCTTAGTGATGTCGGCAAATGTCTTTACCAATTTCTCAAACTCTTCCGGAAGGGCAAAAGTTTTAGTTTTAAATGCTTCATATTTCTTAGGAGCAAGTTGTTCTCCAATATGAGCTAACATAAATTTAAACTTCTCAAAGTTGGACGGACTTTCACGTTCAACTCCATTGTTAGAGCTTACTTGTCTTACATCATCTCCCTCTTTAGGACAGAATACTGTTTCTTCATAAACACCATTCTCATTCTCGAATGAAATTCTCATGGTTTTATACACTGCGTCAGGGTCTTTCTTACCCTTAAACTCATTAAATGTTATTCCCTTGAAAATAACATCGTGGATTTCCCATGGTTTCAGTCTTGGTTTAATAGATGATGTACCGTTCGTGTTTGTTAAGTTGAAATTCATTGACATAGTTTATAAGTATTAAAGTTCAAAAGTTAATGGGTCAATCTCTTTAGCTGACTCATCTCCAATCTCTGTGTCTAACGGCAAATCAATGTTGTCGCTTTCATCTTCTAATACCTCTATGTTATCTACTTCAGGCTCTTCCGGCCTTTCAGCATTACCAACTAATACGAAGAGGTCGTCTTGACCTTTCATCGTAGTTACTGTAAATGTATCGCCATACTGACGTAGCATGTCATTAGCTTTACCTCTACAGCTGACAGACAGACTCTTAGTAAGTTTGTTTCCACCTTTGGTTCCAAAGGCTTCATCAGTTCCTATAACGGGGAAAGTGATTCCGTCAATTTTCTGATATTTAATACTAAGTCTATCTTCCCAAGCAACTCCCATTAATTGGGCAGCTGCTTTATTAAGTATGTACTTGTTAGGGTCTAGGGTAATTTGCGGTTCAGATGTTTCCGGAACCTCTTCCTTGACTGCTCTAGTCTTTACTTCCTCTTTGACAATCTCCTGCTTTAGAGATTTATACTCTCCAGTAGCTGGGTCAAAGTCCAAAGTTAACAGCATTTTAACTATCATTCTCCGTATTCAAATTTATTGATTGTGTCAATCACCATCTTCATATTAGGTTCAACATATAAATCAGGGAAACATCCTGCGGTACTTCTACAAGTATCTGGACCAAGTGACCTTGTTCTGAATTTATAGTCAACCTCTTCATCATTTACAATCTTCTCTGCATACAGCAAATAATTAAACAGTCCATCTATATTAACAGACCTATCCAACATCTTTCCAGTAGTAAATAACTTATATTTAGGGTCATAGTCGTTACCGTCATTTACAATATGAGATATGAACACTACAATTAAATCCTCTCTAAGAGTCATAGCTTTCATTATTAAATCATAATAGTGCTTTGCAAAGTCAATATGCTTGTCATATCCTTTCTCTGCACTTCTAGACATCACCTCTTGTGAAAGAAGATAATTACTATCATCAATTACTAAGACCTTAATCTCCGGCATTTTAACATTAACTACATTCATGATGTTCATCACTTTGGCAAATTCATTACTGAAATACCAATTTCCGACATAGTTCTTGTCTTTGTCCTGAGTTAGCTTCTTGTAATTCTTCCTAAATCCTGGAATTGATAATTGTTTAGGAGTACAGCTAATAATAAATGTCTCCTTTGGGTTTAAATACTGTAGGGAACTAGACTTACCACTTCCCGAAAATCCTCCAAGTCCTATAATTTGGCTCATTAAATCATAATGTTATGGTTACGCGTAAATCATCTTTCTTAGTTCGTTCTATCTCGACTTCCCTGTCTGGGAAATCAATAATAGTCCAATCTGGATTCTTATACTTGTCATAATCATTGATTTCGGATGCAGACGGAAGCTCTTTAAAGATACCGCATCTACCATAAAATCCTACACCAATGGCTACATCAGACGCACCAAATCTATTCTTAAGAACCAATAATGACCTGAAACCATCCTTTAGCTCTTTAATGCAATATCCTCTATATGTAGACAATTTGCTTCTAAATGGATTAAATAATACCAATACTACATTGGCATCCTCACTCGGAGAACCACTCTCTTTTAAATCTGACAAATCAGGTTCTTGCAAGCCTTGTTTTAGTCGTTCTGCATTATTAGCATTTCTATTGAACTGCATAATATTGATTGGAGATATCTTACATTTATTTCTAAATGAGACACCATATGCTGATATGGTATCAATCTCCTCCTTCTTGCTCCGACCTAACTGCGGTCTTACTAGACCTAAGTGGTCAGTAATTACTGCGATAATTTGTTTCGGATTATTAAGTTCATAAGTATCTTCATCAACAAAGGTTCCAAATTTCTTTAAATCCTCTATGATTAAAGACTTATACTTCTCTGAATTGAGAGTGCCGTCATGTATTATTAGTCTGTCCTCTATAGATTCTAGCCATGGAATACATTCCTGTACTAACTCATAATCCTCATCAGAGAGTGTGGAGTCCTTGCCTCTAGACAATAATTCTTTAAAAGATATTTGTTTACCATAAGTCTCATATATATGAAGAGAGAGCAATTTAGCAAGTAACTGCTCGGCACTCATCTCCAAAGAGAATATAATAAACTGAACATCCTTATCAGAATCAGAGTCCAGCAGAGCCTTATATATAAAGGAGTGAAGCACGAAACTAGTTTTACCATTACCAGTTCCTGCGGCAATTAGGTAATAGGTCTCTTGAGTTAATCCGTCAATTATATGCTCCAGCTTAGGCATTCCAAGTGATAATCCTTGATTGTCACCTTCTCTGCCTCTTTTGATAAGTTCGATTAGTCTGCTAGTATATGTCATAGTTCCGTCATAGTATCAAATACTAATTCTTCATATGTTCCATCTTTAAACTTCTCGATGCTTTCCCAAGCCTTAGACATTATAAAGTCAGCAATGTTGACATTTATCAGATTACATTTATTCTGCTTAGCCCAATTGACTAACTCTATCACTCTTTTATGATTCTCAAGTTTCCACCCTATATTCTTGCCATATCTAAAGAACATATCTTCCAAAGTGTTAAACTTCTTAGACCAGTTCTTTAAGCTATACTCTCTGCCATTAATAATGACAATATCTGGGTATGCTTCCCAGAACTCTCCTCCTAGGTCTCCGGAATACTTTCTATAATTCTTAATGAAGTTCTCATTAAAGATTACAGATTCAGGGTCAAACGTCTGACCCTCCGCGGGAATTTTATACTTCTTAGTAATGACTCCCTTCGCCTGTAGACTTAATAGTACATCTCTAAGGCGGGTTTTAGTTATTGGCATTCCCAGATAACGAACAAGAGAATCCTTATGTCCTTCTTCTGGTTGTGCCAAGAATAGCAACTCAATCATTAATAACTCCTCAGCAGTAAGCCTATACTGCTCCATTATTAACAACTGATTCTCTATTGTTAAACTTAATTTCTCCAAGCGTACTGATTAATAAGTAAATAACTTACTAATCTATCAGCTGTGATACTTTGTTATTCTGATTTCTCAGTGTCCTCAATCACATAAGCTTCGCCTGCTACTTCGTAAGGAGCTATAAACTCTTTAAAGAGTTCTGTCTGCCTTGCTACCATAGCTTTGACGTCATAGATTCCACCTTCAAATTCAATTTCACCGTTTTCGTTGACACCACTAGCATGAATGATACTATCAAACGTGTTAGTAAGCATCACAAGTTCAAGCAATCTTTCAGTTGTCATGTAATTTTGACCGTTAAGGATTACAAAGATACGATAATCTTGTTACACTTCAAAACGAATCTACTTAAATTTCAGGCTCGTAATAAGACTCTGCACATCTAGAGGGCTACGCTCTAAATGCACAGACATCATGCAAATACGATGCTCTGAATGCTTCTCTAACAGCTCTAATAGCTTAACAGCATCAACATCAGTAGATACTGTCGAAGTTCTATCAGGCTGCCCTTCAGCACCTATGTTGCAATATAACACTCTAAACATTAGAACCTAAATATCATTTTAGTTTCTTTGTTCTTCTTAGGAGTAAATTCTCGCCCTTCTAGTAGATTTAATAAATCAGAATCGGCTATAGTGATATAATCCTTACTACCAGTACTCTTGCGAAACCATTCTTCTTCAACAGTTCCCTTGATTACTAAAGTAAAGACTTCCGCTACTTTATTCTCTGCCTTTCTAATAACTCTACCTATTCTCTGCGTCTTAGACGTAGGACTGGAATCATATCCAAGAATAACGGCTACTGACAGTCCTGGTATGTCAGCTCCTTCATCTAACATCTTAGAAGTATTAAGTACTCCCACAGATGCTGATTTAAACTCCTCTAAAGTCATCCTTCCCTTCTTCTTAGTTTCTTTACTAGATAGTACCTTACCATACTTGATTTGTTCAGCAATCTTGATTGTCTTACTGAAAGTAATACATTTCTTGTCCTGCCTATGCTCAAGTATCATATTTGTAAGTTCTATCTTTTTAGGATGTTCATAAATGAACTTCTTCCTTGCCTGTAAAGTCCTATTGAAACCCATAGCATGAATTAGAATGGTCTTATTAAGAGCTTTCCATTCATCTGGTTTCTTGTCAAAGTCGGGAAGCATAGTTTTAGCTAGCTCAATTCTCTTCTGCCATTTAGTAGCACAAGCCATAGCAAGTGTAAAGTCATGACCAAAGAATGCGAAATGCTCATAGAATTCTCTGTTTAACTCATAGTATTTGTCTAGATTGTCTACTTCTACCATAACCTTATATTCCCTATAGGGAGATAGCCAGCCTCTAGCAGTAGCTTCACTAACATCTACTCTATCAACTACTGGACAATACTTCTTGATATAGCTATCCTTACCGTCTAGTCGTTCCATAGTTGCAGTTAAGCCTAAAATTATTTTATACTTGACTACTTCAAATACCTTTCCAAATAAATCAGAAGCATACTTATGACATTCGTCAAGTACTAGCAAATCACATGTCCACTCATGTTTCACAACAGAGTTTATTATTAGTACCTCGTACACCATTGGGACTTGCTGCTCTGTTAAATCACTAAGCCATTGTCTCTGTAGTGCATCAGTAGGTACTACTATTATAATTCTTCTACCAGGATTCTTAGCCAAGAATCTTTTCATACACATAATGGCAGTTCTAGTCTTACCGAAACCGGTACAATAGACTAAAGAACCACGCAACTTATTATCTACCCAACGTTGAACACCAATTGCTTGGCGTTCATCTCTGCTTACGTTTCCGAATAAGTCTGCCACTTGTTATAGGCTAAGCCCTTAATTAATAACTCATTTGAATCTATTACCTTGAACCCTGTTATTTAATATTAGTAAATTCTCACAAGTTACGTTAAGTAGCTTATACCTACTACATAGTAATCTGGATTAACTGTGGTCAGCATCCAGAGCACATTATAAAGTATAGCCTTTAGCATCACATACTAATTTAATTTGGTTCTTGCGAGTTTCCCACTGAGATATATGGAACTTCACTTCATCTTCCAAAGAATACAAGATTCTATTTCTAAGAACCTTTAATTGGTCAGTAGTTAGTTCTGTATACTTCTTACTCTTCAAATTAACCATAGAACGAAGCTGTGAATAGCTAAGTCCTTTAGGAGTAACATAAAGAGGCATTGTGGGCTTCAGACCTAGTCTTTCCTTCGCCACTTCAATCTTATCTCTTATCTGACCTGTCTTAGGGTCTTTCTCCACTAAGTCCTTGCTCTCTTGAGCAGTGAACCATAGACCTTGCTTGAGAATAAATGTAAGAGTAATGTGTTGTTTGTTGAACTTTCCCAGTCTGTCCAAACAACCTTCGCGTACTGTCTCTGTTGGAATATCTCCAAACTCTTTAGGACAGCCGCACATAGTTCCTTCGATTGGATACTCTTTCGGGTCTATACCGTCCTTATTAATATCCAAGAAAGAGACTAACGCCTCTAGGAACTTAAACCTTGGCATATGCTGCTCCTGTTCTAACCAGCGCAAGAACAATTCTGCGTTACAACGCTGACGCTGGTCTTTAATAATGTCCAATAGAACATAACGACCAGGATAGTCCTTGTTAGTATTATAGAGCATAGAATCACAATGAGCATAGAAACCACGAAGTTCTTCTTCAGTACAATCAACCAAGCGTTTCTCCTCTTGTACTAGAACTCCATTTACTTCTTGCTTACGACCCTTCCAAATGAAAGAGTTGATGTCATTATTCTTTCTATCGATAGCTGATGCCAATTTCTCTCTGAACATAGATATATCATATTAATTTTAGATAATGGTCTAATCTCGTTAATTTAGATAATCTTTTACAGTATAATCTCACCTTCTGGTGGTTTCTCATAAACAAAGTCTTCGAAATATATATCGGTATATTTATACTTCTCAAAGGAGTCAGTGATGGGATTATACCATGTGTCTTCCCCTGCATATACTTCCTTACATTTCAAATACCCGATGTCACCAACCCTTAGAAATGGACCTTCCCAGTTAGGACATCGGGTACACATTTTATATGTGCCGTTTGACAAATCTTTGAATGCATAGACTATATAACCACCAGCATCTTCCTTACTAGCTAGTAATTCAACGCGTATGGTATATTGAATCATCATTCCGAGCCCACCAGCTCATTTTGTCGTTTATTAACCCCACCGTCTTTATAATGCACACAACCATACTTGGCGAAATCACAAACACTGCGCTCAATACCTCTGAAACAGGGATATCTAGAACAGTCTTTGCAAGTTCTCTCGGGGTATTTGTACTTTACTCCATCTTTGTCCTTATCAAAACTGTCAGATAGTTTGTTCGCCATGTTCCGAATAGTAGTTTGCCAAGAATTTGCTATTTAATCAGTAAGGCTAATAATAAGCCTACACTAATAGCAAATCCTCCTATTGACAATGTAGTTAATCTCTTGTTCTTTTTGTTCATCTTAGCTATCTGCCCCTGTTGCTTACTAATAGCTTCATCATACATCTGCATTTGCAATTCTGCTCGTGCTAGTTGTTGAAGTCTTATACTATCAGTTTTAGCATAGTTAGCAGTTAGTAATTCATAAGATGCAAGCTGTTTATTGAGTTCAAACCTCTCCAGCTTAAGCTTCTTATGCTCCAGAAATATAAGGTTACTAGCCTTTAATTGCTGTGGAGTAATCACAACCAATGAGTCATTTATTAGCTTGGGATACATATTCTGCGAAGAAAGATGCATCAGCGGCAATAGACTGATTAGTAATATCAATAAGCTCCTTTTCATACCAATTATTAATAGTGTCTATCTTACCTTTAGAATTGGTAATGACACTAATTAGACTGTCGTTAGTAATTTCTAACTTCCTTACTTCCTTATTGAGCGAGTCTATAGCTTGCTCATATTTAGTGTTGTCAGGAATAACTACTGTGTTTCTATCCTTGCAAGCCCATGCTATACCAAGGCATATGGCAGCAGCAATCACACCTCCAACGAAAGCATCCTTAAATTTCATTTCTGAGACTGATAGTAGTTATAGATATCATAGATAACATCCACTCTATCATTCTTAGAAGTTAATAAGGTATCCAAGCATGTACGTTCTTCATCAGATAGTGATGCTTCTAGTTCGACCATTTTACGTCCTTCTTCATAGATAGCCTTAGCTGTATCATATCCTTTCAGATACTTGCCAGGACATTGTTTGAAGAATGCTACTTCTTGGTCAAGAAGAGCATTAACTACACCACGGTTAATCAATCCGGGGTCAGTGCTGTATAGAGCATGATTATGCAGTTTACGGGCCTTACCAAGAGCTATTTGAACTCCCATGTTCTCATCAAACTCATCTTCTGGTTGACATACAGACACGCCAATGGACAGACATTTATCACTTAAGAGTGCATCTTCATCCCAGTTCTCTGTATCTGGGTCAATTTCAGCACATACTTCCTGTGACAATGCAACCATTACGAACTTACGTTCCATGCCAGTAAAATCAACAAAACTGTCAACTCTATACTCAACTCTTTCTTTCATAAACTTGTAGATTAAATGTTTCTAAATGTAATCTCTTTAGATAAGTTAATCTGATTTTAGGCAATTACTTGCGACCTAGACCATTATAGAAATCAAGTATTGCATTCTCTTTACGAAGCCAAGTAGCCTGCTCTCTAGCCATATCAAGAATAGTACGGCTAATAGATTCTTCTTCTACTTGCTCTTTAACTAACATACCTTCATCCTCATCCTCTCCATTCAACCATTGGAATGTAGCCCAATCACTTTCTTTCTGAGCCTGGTCTACAATCTTATTAATACCACGAGTAGTCTCAATCTCCCTATCTACTGTAGCAGCAAAGGGCATGACTCTGTCAGTGATTTCAACATTAATGGCTGGAACAGGCGGATATTGGAATAGAGCATCGTTAGTGGTTAGATATTCAAATATCCAAGAATGATGCAAATATTCTTCCCTAGCACGACCTCTCCAGTAAATACCTAGCTTTGGTAACCCTTCTACTTCAAAGTAATTGGCAAAGGTCATATACAGAGCATGGTTGGCAAGTTCGGCTGACATCTGTTTTACCAACATCTCAACCATTACAGTTGATAGTGGACAAACACGTCTAGACTTATCAATCACCTGCTCTGTATACTTCATAGTAGGTTCAGCGCCTACGGTTTGAACTCCTTCGCTTGTCTTCTCCTGTATTGGATTTCCGTCTTTGTCTAGCATTCTCACGTTCTAACACTTTAAAATTGTTGTTCATTAAATAATCTAGGGGAGCTGCTAGCCAAGTAATATACTTAGCACATGTAATCTCATCGTCGACTTTAATAAACTGCGATTCTCTTACCTTAATAGGCTTATCAGTAGTATAGAACTTAGAACCTACACATTCTACCCTATCCTTCCTAATGAGGTATAGTTGTACTTCATATAGAAAGGAAGGATACACTGTTAGTTTAACGTCCCCAGAATGGTAGACAGTCGGGGGCGTAGGTTTTGCCATTCCAAGAATATTTAGTAACCTGGGACTTCTCTGTCTTATATTTACTTAATAAGAAAGGGATGTCAGATTGAATACATTTATGGCTAAATGTGTTCTTTGGTATAGGTTTGTTGGTCTTTGGATTCATTTTACCAGTAGTAAAGTTACCACCCTTTACATACACGACCAGAGTTCCAGGAATAGGAATAGATTTAGCAGGAGCCGGCCATTGATAGCTTGGGGCAGGGAATCGTCTATAGCGTTTCCACAACTTACGTTCTTTAGGAGTTTTACTCCACACACTTGGGTCACGTGGTGTTACAGATGGCTGTCTTAAATGCTCTGCCACCATGAAAGCATCATCGGTCAAATCCTTGATTCTTAGTCTTTTGAATCTCTCCTCTGGAGTCTCTTTGATAGTTTCCTTCTTCATTACTGATAAGTTTAATGAGTTAAATATTAGTTATTTACCACGTTTAGTATAAACTGTCCCACAGACATTACATTTGTAAAGCCTGTTGTCATAATCGAACAGCGTGTGAGTAGTATCCCTACCACACCTTGCACAATTCATTAACTTAACAGATTCATACACCTTCTTCGGCTTATGAGGTGCCGTACCTTTCTTACGTGAAGCCATAGCTTAAATTCCTTTAGTTAACTCTTCTAATCTAGTTACTTCTTGTTTGTAATCTTGAATATATTCTTTCAGAGACATGGCATCTGGGTGCTTACACTCTATTCTATAATCCGCTATTCTTTGAAGACATGCAGATATGGGAAGTCCATAACCAATTACTTTAAACTCCTGACGTTCTCCGTCCTTAGATTTAATAGTTTTTAGTACAGATAGGTCCCAGAAGTGTAAATTGTCACCTATAGATTCCATTCTAAAGTCAGCTTCTTCAATAATCATACTTGATTATCCGTAAAGTTAGTATTAGTTTAATCTGATTGTTCTTCTAGCACCTTACCTATTAACCACAGATACAAAAATGGCGATATGACTGGACATGTCATCCACCAACCTACATCTTCTTCTACAACTTCCCAGAAGTATTCTTCATCTAGGTCATAATATGCAAGCATGTAGTTTAGTACAATGTTTAATAAGTAAGATACACCATATAGTGCAAGTACTATTAATATTACAATCACAATTTCTCTTTCTCTACTCTAAATTGACAACATAGTTTCTGCAACTCGAGTATGACGGGTTCTAAGGTACTAACGCCCTTAACCAACACTGCTCGTTGGTCTACCGTCCTTCTGGCTAAATGGGATTGGACGCTGGAAACAGCATCTTCATATCTCTTCTTAATAAGGTCTCTGTTCTCGAAATACTTGGGAATCTTACCATGTAGATATATTAAAGCATCTAGTGCCTTAATAAGTTCCTTATGACTCATAGAAGTAGATATTCTGTCATAAATAAATACATATCTATCAACCCCGTCTGGAATGATATTTATATATTTATCAGTCTCAGTTCCTTCTCTTCCTACATGGTCTGCTAATCTCACAGTAGCAGAGAATCCATTTAATGTATAGTACTCCGAATCTCCCTTATAATTAGTAGAAGTAAACCCCTTCCTCTTTAGCCACGCTTTTAGTTTGCTCAACCCTCTCATCTTGTTTAATCTTCTTTTCCACCTTTCGAAATATCAAGTCTCCGTCAAGTGGACATCTACACTCCATAGTACAGTCACTGGCTTTAAAGTAACAGCCAAAGCACGCGCAACCACTGTCAACGATTTCCACCGGACTACCGTTTACAGTGATAAGGTCTCCTGCCTGTAAAATGGGTATTAGTTCATTGTCTTCATATTTAAATCTCTGCATATCTAAAGTTAAAAAAGAAGGGCCAAACCCAGACAATCACTAGAGTAGACCTTACCTCATTAGAAGTAAAGAATAATCTAATAACTAATCTGAATTTGACCCTAAACGGCAGTACGAATATCGTTCTGCGCGATTAGCACTACATTAAATATAACGTAGCCTAAAGTCCGTTACCATAAACTGATAACAATAAATAATGCCAATTCCTGGCATTAGGTGTGTTGCTAGGAGCAACGAAGAAGAGCCTACACCCCCCCCCCGCTGACGGTAG